CTAACATGGCAAGACAGTTGGGTATTGATTGGACATTAGAAACAATGGTCAATGAATCATTAATTAGTCGTGCTAGAAATACATTAACTGCTAAATTTTTAGATATGCCAGAAGCCACGCATTTATTCTTTGTAGATGCTGATATTGGGTGGGAGCCATGGCATTTGTTAGTATTATTAAATCGCAATGTTGACGTTATTGGAGGTTTATATCCAATGAAAACAATGCCCATTAAATGGGTAGTAAATGGTTTTGAGGGTGCCGAAGAGGGTCCAGAAGGTTTACAAGAAGTAAGCAAAGCAGGCACAGGCTTTTTATTAATGAAAAAACATGTGTTTCACAAACTAAATAGTCACCCAGCAGTAAAACAATATAAGAATGATATTGGTTTAGATCCAAAATATGATCAACATTTAAAGACATACTTTGATACTGCTGTAAGACAAAATCGCTATTATAGCGAAGATTGGACATTCTGTGAAAACTGGCGTGATTTAGGGGGAAAAGTTTATGTAGACAAACGTGTATTATTACGTCATAGCGGTAGTTATGTTTTTTGTATGGAAAATCAACAACATCTATTAAACACTGTTGGACCATTATATATGTCTGAAAAACGACAACAAGGAATGAAATTAATAGACAAAGACGGTAAAGAAATTACCGAATAAATTAGCCCCGAAAGGGGCTTTTTCTTGTTATAGCCAAATCTGATAAATACTCATTATAACAGGATTTGGCTATGAGAGCAACAGATTTAATGGAAATGGGTACTGTAGCAGGGGCATTTGCTACAGTAGCGAAGCCTATGGGCGAAACACAAAAACGTGGTGTAAAAGTTGCTGGGTTACAACCAGCAGAAAAAGTTATGACTGGGAAGTCAAAGAAAAAAGGCCCATATCAAAATAGTATAAATGAAGGCAAAATGAAAGATTTGTCATTAGACCTACGCAGTGATAAGGATGGTTTATCTGATATGGAATTTAAAAAGAAATATGGTAAAACCAAAGAAGAAATGCGTAAATCTCTTAAAGCGAATAAAGAGAAAAAAGTTAATGAAGCTGAATTAAGTGAAGATGATATTATACTAGTGCCAGGGCAAGGTAGGAAATTTAAGACTGGTTTTGTCCCAAAAGGAGAAAGTAGAGTTGACCACGAAGTAGAAATGGCACGTAGTGATTTATTTCAAACAGCTAAAAATGCCCAACAAGTATATAAGTTAATAAAAAATTTAAGTGAAGATGATGGATTAGAAGGTTGGGTACAAGAGAAAATAATCAAAGCAAACGATTATTTAAATTCAGTACGTGAATATTTAGAACATAAAACTTATATGCAAGAAATGTCAGGTGGTGTTATTGCAGCAGGTGGCGTTGGCGAGTCAAAATGAGTTCTATAATAAAAGGCTTAGTCAACGAGGATGAAGCTGCTGGTATGAGGTGGGAAGAGGAACTTATGGATGCTTGGGCACCCTATGCTGCCAAGCATATGGCTAAAGTCGTAAAGCAAGCTTTCAACAATCTTTATCCAAATGTAAAATTAAAAGTTTGGGCGGAAGCTGAAGGAGTCTCAGCAACCACTGATCCAGCCAGTGTTAATGTCAAAGCCGATGTGTTTGGACAATATGGAAAAAAAGATTGGGAATGTAATTTCTTTTGTGGACCTTTATATAATGTAGAGGATGATCGTAAATATCTTGAACTAATGGTTGAAGATGCCGCTAGCGGAAGTTATCCTGGTGTATGGAGGATAATACTTAGTGAATGGAAAAAATGGGCTAGTAGCCAATTAAAAAAAACTGGTGCTGATGATGTTTGTTTCAGTGTAGATGAAGACATGAGCGGCGGTGCGTGGGGGAAAGTTGCTGGTGCTGTTGGTATTAAATTTATAGCACGTGACCTAGATGAAGGTGTGGCGGAAGGCTCAGGTCCAATAAGTAAAACCAAAGCACTTAACGCACTAAGAAAAGAACTAATGAATTCATATGAGTATATGAAATGTGGGAATTTGGAAGAATTTAAACAAAGATTACAATGGCTCAGTGAAGGAATGTTGAAGAATCACATGACTGGTGGAAAAACAACAGCAATTAACCAGAAAGAAATTGAACTATATAAGGAATATCGTAAAAAACGAGAACAGATTCAACAAGGATTTACATCGCAAGGTGTGGCGGAAGGCTTAACCCCGAGTATTATACACAAATTAGCAGACCGTAAAGGAATCAAATGGGACAACGAGCCAAGTTTTCTTAAACTTACAAAAAGATTAACAGGCAAAGAACACCTAGACGATTTGGATCAAACAGAGTTACAAAAAGTCAAACAACATTTAGAAAAGCAAGATGTGGCGGAAGCGTTAAATTATGATAGAGAACCTTTGTATCATGCTACATTAAAAGCATTTGAGCCTAGTATCATAAAATCAGGACTACTACCAGGCGGTAATTTAAGAATGTTTGACTGGAGTGACAAAAAGTATGTATACCTTAGTAACTATCCTGACATAGCACGAGATTTTGTTGATCCTGGAGTAATAGAACCAAGTCAAGAACACGAAGACCAAATATTTAAATTAATGAAACAGGGCGGTGTTATATTTAAAATAGATCAAAATAAATTAGACAGAAAGTTATTAATGTCTGATCCACATTTTCAAAGTGACGCAGATGATGGTGCAGAAACTTATGTATATAGTGGTATAATTTCACCAAGTGCTATAATAGGAAAAAAGTATTTTAGAATAGATGAATCAGTTGGGGTAGAAATGGTATTGGACAAGGTGAATGGTATGGCTGAAAGTAATAGATTATATAAGTATCATCAAAAATTAAGAAAACAAGCTGGATTACCTGATCCACAAGAATACTTAAGAATGCAGAAACAAAAATTAATTGAACTAATATTACTTAATGATCCTAACCAAGAATTAAACGTATTAGAATTAGCAACAATACCTGAGTTAAAAGAAATATATCAAATGATTAAAAAAGTTGATGAAGATAATACATATCAATTTGCTGCTGAAAAGACTCCAGTAATTAGTCCATACGTAGGCGTTAAAGATAATCAATTTCGTGGTGCGATTGGTGAAGGTATAAGAAGTATGTTTGAAGAACCCAACCATAGTCCAACTGATGCAGGGTACCAAGAAGGTGGTTGGAGAGTAATGTATAAAGATGAGATGAATGAAGATTTACGCAAATGGTTTAAAGAGAAATGGGTAAGATTTGGACCAGATGGTAAGATTCGTGGTGCATGTGCTAGGGGTGATGATAGTGAGGGCAAGCCAAAATGTTTGCCACAAAGTAAAGCACATAGCTTAGGCAAGAAGGGTCGTGCTAGTGCTGCTTCTAGAAAGCGTAGGGAAGATCCTAACCCAGAGCGTAGCGGCAAGGCAATAAATGTTGCTACAAAAAAGAAAAAATCCAATGAGGGAAGTAATATGTATGAAGCAAGTGATATCTCAGGTTTATTGGCAGCTAGTCATTTAAATAAATCATTTATTATAACTGCTATTACAGCAGAAGGACAAAAAAAGAAATTTCGTGTAAAAGCACAGAATGAAAGAGTTGCTAAAGAAAAGTTTCTAAAGCACCATAGTATGGCAAAAATACTTGATATAAAAGAAGAAAATATGCAAGAAATGCAAGGTTCTTCAAACGTTACTGATTTAAATATTAAACAATTAGCTACTATTAGTGATGAAGCATTAGACAAAGCATATGGTTATGGTCGTAGTACTCCAGGAAATTCATTTGGTTGGCAAGCTAATTTAATGTCAGCTGCCTATGCTAAAAAAATGATAGATGCTGGTATAACGGATATTGAAAAAATAGCGGACGCAATTCACAAAGGTTGGAATGTTACCGCACAAAAGTTTGTGCAAAATCCTGATCAGTTTGATGATACAGAAAAGTTACGTCAAGCAGGAAAGCTTGATGCCAAGTTACAACAACGTGCAAAATTAATGAAAATTAATTATTCCCAACTTGACAATGATGAACAAGAAAAAGACCGTGTAGTTGCTAGAGCATTATTAAAAGCTATAAAAGGTCAACAAAATGTGACTGAAGAAAAATGCCCACATTGTAGTGGTCCAATGTTTGAAATGAGTTTAATGAATGAAAAGAAAGATGCATGTTATTACAAAGTTAAAAGTCGCTATAAAGTATGGCCATCAGCATATGCCAGTGGTGCTTTAGTTAAGTGTCGTAAAAAAGGTGCTAAGAATTGGGGCACTAAATCTGAAAGTTCAATTATGAAGGGTTTACAAAGTGAAGGTCAGATTTATAGCACTGGTGGGGGAGCAGGACAAGCGCAACGTTATTATACTCCAAAAGATAATTTAGGTGAAGAACAACTGGATGAATTAAAATGTTGGCCTGGTTACAAGCGTAAAAAAGGAGTTAAAGCAGGAGCCTCGGGTAGTTGTGAGAAGATATAATATGAGAGCAAAAGAGTTTATTACCGAAACAATAGTAAAACCAGTAGATCCTATCACTAAAATTCAGCGTGATAAACCACGTCAACCACCAACACATTTAAGTAAATTAAAAAAGCCAAGTGAACCTGCTGCTAAAATAAGTTTTGCACATGAATTAGAAAAATACAAACGATTACCTGAGGGCAATGATGAAGAATTTCACACAGGTGGTAGTCCAGGAATTCCTTTCCCTACAACATATGAACAAGAATATAAACCATTTACGCAAAAAGGACAAAGAAGAATTACAGCAATGACTAATGAAGAACAAGTTGATGAAAAATGGAGTAATAAGTATAAGCGTAGTATAAATTGTAATAATCCAAAAGGGTTTAGTCAACGTGCTCACTGCCAAGGGAGGAAAAAGAAATGATTGATTATAGTTTTTATTGGAATAGAAAAGGATATCCGAGGTAAATTATGTTAACAGATTCATTAAAAGTTTTATTGGCAACAAGTTATGCTTTTGTAATTAAAGCACAAAATTTTCATTGGAACGTAGAGGGTCCAAATTTTCCTGAGTACCATAAGTTCTTGGGAGATTTATATGAAGAAGTGTACGAAAATAGTATTGACCAAACGGCTGAGTACGTTCGTGTACTTGGAGCTTATACTCCTGGCTCTATTAGTCGTTTCGCTGAATTAAGCCAAATACCAGATCAAACAAAAATTCCACGTGCAGAGTTAATGTTTGTAGAATTACAGCAAGATAATCAAACAATTACTAATATGTGGAAAAAAGCATTTCATCTTGCAGAAGAAGCTGATGAACAAGGTATAGCAGATTTTATAGCAAGTAGAATTGATGCACATGGAAAACATGGTTGGATGTTAAAAAGTATTTTGAAAAGGGAAAGAGCATGAAATATTTTATGGATTATGTTAAGGCTAGTTACGAAGTCATATTAATGGGCGAATGTAGAACTGGAATTAACTTAGACCATGAAATAGAAGCATATGTTGTACATACATATGCACGATATATGGAAAATCCTAATATACCTACTGATTCTATTGCTATACAATTTATGAATTCTTTATCATGTAATAATATTGAAAAAATTAAACGTTTAGAAAAAGTAGCAGAAGAGTCAATGTTAATAGATGCTTTAAAATTAAATAAAAAACGTTGGCCAACCAATACATATTTCTTAGAAATGGCACAACTTGCTTTAGAAACTAGAGCATTTACTACCAAACCATATGAATTATTTTATAATCAAGTTGCAAAACAATTACCAAATATAAGTAAAATATTAGGTAGTGTAAACAATATCTAATGCAACCTATCTATCCAAAAAAAGATAAATATTTAAATGAGAGCAACAGAATTTATTTTTGAAAGAAAAAGATCAAAAAGAAAATCTTTAAGAAAATACTTTTTTCCAGGCTTTTCTTATTATGGTTTTTCAGGGTCAGGAGAAGACAGTGGAGGTGACGGAGGAGGTGAAAGCATTTATGAAACACCTGAATTAGAGTTAGCGAAACGTTTACCTAGTTTATCCAAACATGATTATAATACAATTGATAAATTAATGCGTGAAATTAGTAAAAAACATAGTATTACTGGAAAAGCTTTACATAACTTGTTTGTAAAGAAATATCATAAAACACCAGATGATTGGATAAAAAATAAATTAGATGAAACCAGTACCGATAATACTATCACTGATGATGTACAAAAATTTGGCCAATGGGCTAGTAAAATACTTAAATTACAGAATCCACCTGCAATTAAATTAAGTCAGGACACTGGAGAGGCACAAACTCATCATCATACAGGAAGACATGTGGATGGTGAAGATAGTGTTTGGGTATATGTAAGAAATAGAAATTTAGTTGATATTCTTAGAACAGTATTTCATGAACTTGTACATGTAAGACAAGGTGAATTGGGTAAGATTAAACCTGGTTCTAGTTATCCAGGTAGTCCAATTGAAGCCGAGGCCGATGTTTTAGCAGGGAAGTATATTAAAATATACGGTAAAGAAAACCCACATATTTTCCAATAATTAATTACTTTTTATTTCATCAAATGATTTAATAATTTCTAATTGAGAAGGATCATGTTTTTTATTATATGGAACAGGAAGTGATTGCCATTCTTGCTCACTAATATCACAAGCTATAACCACCTGATACTTATGTCCATCACTTGTATATAGTTCAATAGTATCCAGTCCAATTACTGATTTACTTGTTTTTATTAATGCTTCACCTAAGGCTCTGAGTGCCTGTTTTTCTCCAACAATATATGCTCTACCATTTGGTTCTGCATGATTATGCATATGTAATCTTGATTTAACTTGCATTTAATAAATCTTTCAAACTTAGTCGTTTATGTTTCTTAACTGTAACATATTCTGTGTTGTTTTTGTAGCCTAATTTACCCACACCCCATACTATTGGGTAATCATGTAAACTAACCGCTTTATCTAATATAACATCAATATAACGATTATTACCTGTTCCTAAGGTAACGAATGTAATATATTCTTTTGGTTTACTTTTAAATACACGATAATTGGCTACTAGTCCACAAAACTCTACCTCACCTGGTTTCCTCAACTCAGTACAAAAAGGTAAAAACTTTTTACTATGCCAATGACCCTGTGTCATTAATTCATTGATTTCATTGCCTTCGTACACACTTGTTATTGCCCCTGCCAATTTGGCCTCATGATGGTATACCCAACGGCTATAACTACCTTGGCAATGTTTCAAAACAGCACGCCAAAACTTTTCAGGATTATGTGCTTTTTGATACGCAATTGCCCATATCAAACGTCCTAAATTAATCGCATGTGCCCTACATAATCCAAAATTACTTAATTCTGTTAATGCATAAAAAACTTCTTCTTTGTTTTCATGGTTACCTATCAAATCCATAAACTCAAATATTTTTTCTTCATTACGTTTAGCAAAGGCACGACGCCACATATCTGCTTCATATTGGTTACAATCTAATAGTTTACTAATTAACATGATTGCATCATCTTCAAACACAATAGTATTATCAAATGTGTCTTTGCTCCAATCACGGAAAAAACTGGCTTTGCGACGACCTTGTGTGGCAACTGGTCTAATTAATGCTGTAGCTAATACACAATCTTCACGTTTGGTTGGTTTTATAGCCCTAAATAATCTACGCATTGCAGGACTCTCTGCCTGTGTGACTCCCAAAACGTTACCGCTACGTAATAACTCAGCAGTTTTTTCATCATATTCAGGATAGTCCAACAAGTTTTTTGTAGGGTCTATTTCATAGAGTTGAGATAGTCCTCGATTGGATAATATGTCAATTTTAAAATGTTCTAAATCTTCAATTTCATATTTGTCTAATAGTATTTGGTTTTCTGCATTGATTAAACTTTTCGGGACAGCACGATCAAATATTAATATACCACCACAATGTTTACTGATACAACGTTTTTTACCTAATAATTTATTAACCAAGCGTTTTGCTTCATCAGCAAATTCTGGTACAACTTTGTCTAAATCTATATTTCTAGGTAATCTACCCTTCGCACCATATCGTTTTGCTGCCTCACGTATGGCACTTTTCTCTTTATATGTAACATAATTGCTTACCCGTGCTGATTGACCTTTCCAATGATTAAAGATACGATTCATCACTGTTTCTTGTTGATAATGCGGGAAGTCTAAATCAATGTCTGGTAAATCATCACGTTTTGGGTTCATAAAACGTGCTAATGGTATTTTTTCTTTAATTGGATCAACATCACTAATACCAAGTAACCAACATAATAAACTACTTCCTGCACTACCACGAGTCATATGTGGTATATCTTTAGTTAATTCTAATATTTCTACTACACGTAAGAAGTGTTTTGCGAAACCTAATTTTGCTATGAGTTCTAGTTCTTCTTCTAACCTATTTTCGTATTCTATGTCGTTTGGTAAATTTCTTGTAAATTTCTTTATTAATATTTCTAGTTCTTTATATCTACTTTCCATATTTGTGCCTATTGTATGTGCCATAAGTTTTTTATTTATTTGGTAAAACAACGAACCAAAAGATTTGTAAAAACTACAGAAACAAAGTATAATTACATAATACTATAAGGATATTTTATGTCAAGAACTTTTACTGGTGAAGCAAAAAATAAATTAACCCAACTTATTAATGAAGGTTGTGCAGTGATGCATGAAATTGAAACATTGCAAGGTGGGCTTAGTGATACCATTAAAGCTGTAGCAGAAGAATTAGAAGTAAAACCAAGTGTGCTTAAAAAAGCTATTCGTATCGCTCATAAAGCTAATTTGGGTGCTGCAAATAAAGAACACGAAGAACTCAACGAAATTTTGGAAACGGTTGGAAAAACACTTTAATGAATTTTGAGTTTAAATTATTTCCTAATATTGGTTACATGATAATCAAATTATCAGAACATGAATTACGTCCAATAAAAGAAGAAGTTAAAAAAATTAAAAACAATTTAAATAATTATCCAAAGTATAATAGTTCTTTAGCCGGTAATATAGAGTATGAATACCAATTAAAACAATCGTTTGATTACTCTGAAAACTTATTCTTACCTTATGTGCAAAAATATATTGATTATTATAATATACTATACCACTATCGCCATTATGGATCAGATCAATATATTAGACTTTATGATATTTGGGTAAATTTTCAGAAAAAATATGAATTTAACCCTATGCATGAACATTTTGGTATATTATCGTTTGTTATTTGGATAAACGTGCCATATACTTTGGAAGATGAAATATATAATGGAATTTCAAAAATATCAGCAGCACCTAGTGCAGGATCTTTTGAATTTGTGTATGTTGATACCTTAGGTAGAACACAAACTATTGTATTACCTGTGGGGAAAGACTCAGAAAATACCATGATTTTATTCCCAAGTAACTTTATTCATCAAGTATATCCATTTTATAATTCTAATGGACTTAGAATAAGTGTGTCAGGTAATTTTGTTTTAGCTAAAGATCCATATGAAAAAGTTCGAAAATGAACAACGATATAATTTTAAACATATATTCTTGGGTAAAACAGGATTGGAAATCTAATCCTTTAAGATTTTTTATAGAATTATTGGCTTGGACTATAAGTATTGGTTGTGCCTTGATTATGGCACTAACTGTACCTAACCCTCCTCTTATGATATTATATCCATTGTGGATATTAGGATGTATACTGTATGCTTGGGCATCATACTCAAGAAAATCATTTGGTATGTTGGGAAATTATTTGTTACTTACTTCAGTTGATATTATTGGATTAGCAAGGTTATTAATACAATGAGTTATATAGACGCCATACACGATAGAGATAGTGATAAAATTTATGTAGTAGAACGTACTACAGATGGCAAACGTACCTATAAAGAGTTTCCAGCTAATTATACATTTTACTATAGTGATCCTAAAGGTAAATATCGCAGCATATACGGAGATACTGTAGCCAAATTTAGCACAAGAAAACGTAGTGAGTTTGAAAAAGAACGACGGATTCATGCAAATAAAAAATTATTTGAAAGTGATATTAACGTAGTTTATCGATGCCTTTCGGAAAACTATCTTAAAGTAGAAGCTCCAAAATTACACACTGTGTTTTTTGATATTGAAGTAGACTTTGATCCTGAAAAAGGATTTAGCCCAACAACTGATCCATTTAATCCTGTCACTGCAATTAGTTTGTATTTGGATTGGTTAGATCAGTTAGTTACCCTATGTATTCCACCAAAACATATGAGCCAAGAAACGGCCAATGATTTGACTAAACACATGAACAATACTATGCTATTTGATAATGAAAAAGAAATGTTTGAAACATTCTTTCAACTTATTGAAGATGCAGATGTATTGACAGGTTGGAATAGTGAAGGATACGATATACCATATATGGTTAATCGTGTAACACGTATAATGAGTAAGGATGATACCAGAAAATTCTGTTTACTTGGACAAACTCCTAAAATGCGTACATATGAACGATTTGGAAAAGATGAGCAAACTTATGATTTAGTTGGTCGTATTCATATGGATTATTTGCAGTTATATAAGAAGTATAACTATGAATCACGCCATAGTTATGCACTAGATTTTATTGGCGAAATGGAAGTAGGAGAAAACAAAACAAAATATGAAGGTACATTAGATCAATTGTACAACAAAGATTTTGTCACGTTTTTAGAATATAATCGCCAAGATACAATGTTACTTGTTAAAATTCATAATAAACTTAAATTCTTAGATTTAGCCAATGCACTAGCGCATGAAAATACTGTATTGATTCCCACAGTAATGGGTAGTGTGGCTATGATTGAAATGGCTATTATGAATGAAGCACATGAACGTGGTTTAGTAGTACCTGATAAAAAACGAAAGGAACATAGTGATGAACAACAAGCAGCAGGTGCCTTTGTTGCTACGCCCAAAAGGGGTATACACGAATACGTCGGAGCGGTCGATATCAACAGTCTATACCCGTCAGCAATCCGCGCTCTTAACATGGCGCCAGAAACCATTGTTGGACAAATCAGACAAACTCTTACAGACCAATACATGAAAGAAAAGGGCAATAAACTTGCCCGTGAAAAAAAATATTATAAAGATGGTGATGATGATGTCACTGGAGCGATTCTATGGGAAGGATTATTTGGTAGTTTAGAATATACTGCTATAATGAATCGTGAACGTGGAACTATGCTTACACTAGATTATGAAGATGGACGAAGTGTAGAAATGAGTGCCTGTGAAATATGGAAACTTGTATTTGATAGTCATAAACCATATATTCTCAGCGCAAATGGTACTATCTTTAGACATGACCAAGAAGGTGTGATCCCAGGATTATTAACACGTTGGTACAGTGATCGTAAAGTTATGCAGAAAAAATTAAAAGAAAGCACAACTGATGAAGATAAAGAATACTGGGATAAAAGACAACTTGTTCGTAAGATTTTACTAAACTCAGCATATGGTGCATTGTTAAATGAACATTGTCGTTTTTATGATAAACGTATTGGTCAAAGTGTTACATTAACAGGTCGGCAAATCGTTAAGCATATGATGAGTACCATTAATGAAGTTATTACTGGTGAATACAATCACGAAGGTTCAGCAATTGTATATGGTGATACTGACAGTTGCTATTTCAGTGCATACCCAATTCTAAAATCACAAATAGAAAATACGGAAGTAGACTGGAATAAAGACCTATGTATTCAATTATACGACAATATTGCTGAACAAGCGAATCAATCGTTTCCTAGTTTTATGGAACGTGCATTTCATTGTCCAAGAAAAAATGGAGAAATTATTGTAGCTGGTCGTGAATTGATTGGTGATCGTAGCATTTTTATTACTAAAAAACGTTATGCAATTAATATTTACGATAAAGAAGGTAAGCGTAAAGACGTAAATGGGAAACAAGGTGATATCAAAGCAATGGGGCTTGACTTAAAACGTGCAGATACTCCGAAATTCATACAAGAATTTTTAATGCATATTTTAGAAATGGTACTAGCTGGTAAACAAAAAGAAGATATCATAGAAAAAATTAAAACGTTTAAAAATATATTATCTGAGCGTGATAGTTGGTTGAAGGGTACACCTAAATCAGTAAACAAGCTTACATACTATGGTGAATTAGAAAAAAACAGTAAAACAGGCAAAGTAAACATGCCTGGACATGTTCGTGCTGCACTTAACTACAACTATCTACGTAAGGCTAATAGTGATAACTACAGCATGAAAATCGTAGATGGGATGAAAGTTGTGGTATGCAAATTAAAAAGTAATCCATTAGGGTTTACAAGTATTGCATATCCCACAGATGAGTTACGTTTGCCTAAATGGTTTTGTGAATTACCATTTGATGATATTGAGATGGAACGTGGTTTAGTAGATGAAAAGATTGATAACCTATTAGGTGTGTTAAATTGGGACTTAAGACGTAGTACAGATACTACAACAACATTTGATGAGTTGTTTACATTTGGTTAAATTGATAGTTGACTTGTGTAATAAAATCCATTATTATACACACTATAAATGCCTAAATATAATTTTAAATAAAGGGAAAAAATGAAAGATTATTTGTTAGATTTGATTCAACATACTTATGGGTTGGGTGTGATTGAGTTAGTAAAAATTACAGGAACGAAAAAGTCCACAGAACTAAATGCAATCGCTGAGGATAAATCAGTTATTATTTCTGGTACTTTTAATACTGCTCTACCAGAGTTTGTAGGCGTGTTTGGTATGCCTAACTTAGGTAAACTTAAAACTATTCTTAGTTTTGATGATTATGATGATAAAGCTGTTATTTCTGTAACTACAAAAAATGAAGATGGTGTTGATGTACCTGCGTCTATTCACTTTGAAACAGGAGTAGGCGATTTTGTTAATGATTACAGATTAATGAGTAAAGTGTTAGTTGAAGATAAAGTAAAACACGTAACCTTTAAAGGAACTACATGGGATGTTGAATTCGACCCAACTATCGCAGGTATACAGCGCCTCAAGAAACAAGCGCAGGCGCATAATGAGGAGCCTTATTTCACCACGAAAACAGACAAGGGCGATCTTAAAATTTACTTTGGTGACCATAGTACTCACAATGGCAATTTTGTATTTCATCCTAGTGTAAACGGAACATTGAGTAAAAGTTGGAAGTGGCCTGTTAAAGTGTTTATAGCCATCATGGATTTACCTGGTGATAAAACTGTTAGAATCAGTGATAAAGGTGCCACTGAAGTTACTGTTAATAGTGGAATCGCAAGTTATCGTTATCTTTTCCCTGCACAAACAAAATGATTAAGAATATTATAGGTAGTTCAGGAATCACTGTAGCGGGAGGGAATAGTTCGTATCCACATGTAAATATGAGTAATCCTAGTGCAGGTATGGTTCGGTATAATGGCAATAATCAAACGTTTGAAGTTTATGATGGATCATCTTGGCTTAGCGTAACAGGTAATTATACCCAAATTGAACTAGATAATGATACAAAAACTTTGATTAATTGGGCTAAAGCTAAACGTGCTGAAGAAGAATATTTAAAGAAAGAAGCAGAAAATAATCCAACAATTAAAGACTTAATCAATCAACGCAATGATATTGACAAAAAAATAACAATGGTTAAAACATTAATAAAAAGTGAATGTAATGTTTGTGGGGTATAATAAAGTCTAATGCTTAAACAAGACAATCTTTCAAGTAAACATAATCCTGAATGGGCATTGTTTTTACCTGCTATTAGTAGTTTTTATATTAGTGGATTGGGCAAACAACGTGAGGGTGAACAGTATTTTGACCCAGCACGTATACCAATTGGTTTTAATAATGATGTTGAATGCTTAAATTTTCTTAACAGTAAACAAGGATTGTTTACATACAAATGGGGATTATATAGTGCTGGCCATGCCAATCTTGATACTAGTGTTATTGATAATGCTGAAAGCATTATAAGAAAACGTGAGAAGGGTACTTTCTTGTTAGGTGATAGTGGTGGCTTTCAGATTATGAAAGGCCAATGGCCTGCTGATTGGAAAGATATAAACTGTCCTAAAGCTATGAAACAACGACAAAAGGTGTTAAATTGGATGGACACATACATGGACTATGGAATGTGTTTAGATGTGCCAACACAAACACTACGTAACAAACACTTGTTAGATAAACATGGCATATCTACAATTGAAGAAGCAGTTAGGGCTACACATATCAATAATGAGTATTTTATCCAACATCGTAATGGCGAATGTAAATTTCTCAACGTACTACAAGGATTGAATCATAAACAATCTGATGATTGGTACGATGAAATGAAGAAGTACTGTGACCCAAAAGTTTATCCTAAAAACTATTTTAATGGTTGGGCTTTTGGTGGACAGACGAAAATTGACATACATCTTACATTAAAGCGTATGGTGAATATTATTCACGATGGTCTGCTTGAAGAAGGCAAACACGACCTTATACATTGTTTGGGTACAAGCATTTTAGAATATGCTGTATTGTTTAGTGATATTCAAAGAGCAATACGCAAATATCATAATCCAAAATTACAAATTACTTTTGACTGTGCTAGCCCATTTTTTAGTGCTGCTAAAGGTCTTGCTTATTTCTACACTAATATTCAACATAACAAGAAATGGGCATACAGCATGGAGAAAACTGCTGAAAAGAAAAGCTATGCTAATGATAGTCGCAAGTTTCGGGACGCTGTATTGCAAGATGGTATCCATAAGTTGTTTACAGATAGCCCTGTTACTGATAGAATGATGGTTCGTGATTTGTGTTACAGAGGGCAAGGGTTTATTGGAGCACATGGAAAAGAAACTAAAACCAGTTGGGATACATTGAGTTATACGTTGTTACAGGCACATAATGTTTATCAACATATTGTAGCCGTACAAGAAGGCAATAGACAATATGATTCGGGTATTAAACCAAGTATGGTGTTAAGTCAATTTGATACAAAAGATTTCGGTAGTTTAGTTGATGACATTTTTAGTCTAAAAGATAGAAAGAAAAGTTTAGCATTACTTGATAAGTACGATAGTTTTTGGACACAAATGAAGTCAGGTAGTCAAGGGTTTAGTGGTAAGAAAACAGTAAATGCAAGTACAATGTTTGATGAGTTATTTGAAGTAAGTGATGAACAATATGTTGATGAAGATAGTATTGACAGTGATGAATTAATATCTGAAATGTTAGGAGAATAATCATGCCATATCGTGAACAAATACGTAGATTGACAGAAACCCATCGTGTGTTAGATGACCAAGTAAAACATTTAGAAATGATTGGCGCAGATAAAATGCGTATTAACGAACTCAAAAGGCGAAAACTTATGTTTAAAGACGAACTTTCAAGATTACATAGGTTGCAATGGGAAGAAGATCATGATAGAATCAACCTCGACGATAGATAATTCAAATTTAAAATTTTTTGCTGAAGATACAGAAATGCTACGTATAACAAGAGATGGGTTTTACGTTCGAGGTGTTAAACTTGAGCAAGATGAAAAAGAAGCAGAAAATGTATATGAAGCCTTTCATCAATGGTTAACATGGGCTATACTTACCAGGAATTATTAAAATGGATCAAAGACAAATAATGTTACAAGATAAAATTAATCGTATAAAACAAGAAGCCAAACGTATGATTTGGGTAACTTTTCGTAAAGAAGGTATTCATAAATACCCAGCAGCTAGTGAAGATCCTAAGCTGAAAACAGGAGATGAGTATGACGTTTCGTTTTTGGGTTACCCTCATAGGCATATATTTCATTTTACCGTTGGTATTGAAGTATTTCACAACGATAGAGATATTGAATTTATACAATTCAAACGTTGGCTTGAACGATTGTATTCTGGCAACCAAGGTGTATTGTCGTTAGATTATAAAAGCTGCGAAATGATTAGCGATGACTTATACGTTACAATTGCTAATCGTTATCCAGAACGTGATGTCCATATCACTGTTAGTGAAGATGGCGAGAATGGCGCCACAATTTGTTACAACACAACTAAACCTAGCCTATCAATTAAAATATAAAGGAAAATAATGGCAAAAGTAAACTTTAAAAATAGTTCAACATATAACAAAATCTTTGAAGATTTAGAGAAGTATTTAGAATTTTGTAGAGAGTATGGGTACACATTTAATGAATCAGACCTATATACTAATAGGAGCAATTCATATCGTAATTACCAAAAACATATTACAGGTAAACCAGTAAAAAATATGTGGGAAACAGATGGAAAATAATCAATATACTGTTGTATTAGTTACAGGTGGGTTTGACCCTATCCATAGTGGTCATATCGCTTACTTTAAAGCAGCAAAAGAATTAGGGCATCAATTAGTTGTTGGCCTAAATAGTGATGAATGGTTAGCTAGGAAAAAAGGTAGACCATTTATGCCATTGGCAGAACGTGCTGCTATTATTAGTGAATTACGTGTTGTAGATGGTTATATAACTTTTGATGATAGCGATAATTCTGCTAAAAATGCAATTAAATATTGTCTAGAAAATACATTTAATAATGAGCGTATTATATTCGCTAACGGTGGGGATAGAACACAAGAAAATATTCCTGAAATGGAGATTGTAGATCCCAGACTAGAATTTTGGTTTAATGTTGGTGGCGATAACAAAATGAATTCTAGTAGTTGGATATTACAAGAATGGAAGGCTCCCAAAACAAATAGACAATGGGGTTATTATCGTGTATTACATGAAGATGGTCCTAATGTAAAACTTAAAGAACTAACAGTAGAACCAGGTAAAAGTTTAAGTATGCAGAAGCATAATAAACGTAGTGAGTTTTGGTTCGTTAGTAAAGGTGAGGCTACTGTTAATACATTAAACTCAAAAAGTGATGTAGAACAATTAGGTGTTTATAATAAACATGAACATTTATTTGTACCAAACGAACGTTGGCATCAATTATGTAATAATGGATCAGAACCATTAAAACTTATTGAAATCCAATATGGTGAACAATGTATTGAAGATGATATTGAAAGAAAAACACAAACATGATTGATAAAGTATTTTGGGGTTCTATCATAGTGTTTTTTTGTATTGCTATTGTTTTAGTAATACAAGGTATACACGATCTAGATGAGTATATTAGTAACTGTAAAGGGCTAGTTGTTAAAACTCCAGATGGCTGGGTTTGTTCTAATGCACAAAAGGTTAATTAATGCGTAAACTATATTATATGGGATTGGAGCCTTATAAAGCACGTTATACATTACAATTACAAGAATGGAATCGTAGTGTATTTGAACGCAGGCGTATAAACTATCATATGGTTGAAGGAAAAACCTTAGGCAATGATAAAGCTATAGTAATAGGACAAGTCTTAGATGCACATGGTAGGACATACTTTGGAATGAGCCAACTTATGAACTTAGTTCATTTAATGAAATTAGGACAGGTTACCTCTAATGATGTAATTTATTTTGAGGATATGTTTCAGCCAGGCATAGAAAGTTTACCCTATATTTTAAATCAAATAGAAAAAAGACATAAGCCTAAGATATTTGTACGTTGTTTGGCACAAAGTATTGATCCAGATGACTTTGTACATGTATGGGGCATGAGTAAATGGATGGGTCATTATGAAAAAATGGTAGATAGTTTTGTAGATGGTGTACTAGCAAGTAATGAAGAAATGGTAGCACATATGAAGATTGCTGGTTGGACTAGTCCTATCTATAATATATCTGGATTGGCATTCGGTAAAGTAGAAGTTCAAAATAGAGTAAATAGTATTAAGCCCTTTGATGAAAGGGCGATGCGTGTAGTTTTTTCAGCGAGATGGGATCAGGAAAAACAGCCTGACTTTTACATGGACCTGATTGAAGCTTGGCACAATATTGAAGGACTTCCAAAGGTTGAATTTGCAGTGTGTAGTGGAAGTAAGCTACGGTCAAATAATCAAAGTTATATGGAACGCACATACAAATTAGTTGATGAAGGTAAACTTAAGTTATATGAAGATTTAGAAAAAAACGATTATTATAATATTCTTAATGATAGTCGTTGTGTGTTTAACTGTGCGTTACAAGATTGGGTCAGTAATACAGTAAGTGAGGCTGATGCATTAGGATGTAATGTTTTATACCCTGCATATCGTAGTTTTCCTGAAACCTTCTCCAACGACGCCTCTAGACTATATGTTCCATGGTCTATCAAAGATGCTATACTTAAATTAATTCCATTACTAGAAAATCCACATAAAGATATTGGAAAAATTAGTGATTATACTGATAAAACAATAGATAGAATTTGTGATATACTTGAAGGTAATGGTAAACAATATTTACGTATGGAAGTAGATTATCGCAAACATAATAGGGAATATAAATTTTAAATAAATAATTTTAATGTAAATAATTGTGACTAAAACCTTTAGTCAAGTCTATATATCCGTGTAAGGAAGGATTAAAAAATGAGTTATAATAAAACTAAAACAGACCCTGAATTGGGTAAAAGAGTAAATGAGTACTTAGTAAAAATGGGCGTACAAACTCCCGCAGCGAAATCAAGACACGATAGAAAAACTCAAATTGAATTAATAGAGCAAAATTTTACTGCTATTATGAACATCTTAGGATTGGATCTACATGATGATAGTTTAGCTGAAACTCCAAAACGTGTAGCAAAAATGTATGTAAATGAAATATTTTGGGGTTTAGACTATGAAGCTTTTCCTAAATGTACCACAGTAAATAATAAAATGAAGTATAATGAAATGGTGGTAGAAAGAAATGTATCAGTTCAGAGCAATTGTGAGCATCATTTTGTGGTTATTGACGGTCTTGCTACTGTGGCATATGTACCTAAGGATAGAGTATTGGGTCTTAGCAAAATCAACAGAATTGTGGAGTATTTTAGTAAACGCCCTCAAATTCAAGAACGTTTAACAGAACAAATTTTTCATACATTACAATATATTCTTGATACAGAAGATGTTGCTGTTATGATTGATGCACAACATTACTGTGTAAAAAGCAGAGGTGTTGAGGATACAGGTAGTAGTACTGTAACAAGTCGTTTGGGTGGTGGATTTAAAAATGATGTTGCTGTGCGTAATGAATTTTACAGTATTGCAAGGAGTTCATCTAAATGAGTTGTAATATCTGTAAAAAAGAGTATAGTCCCAATTGTGATTATAATCAGGGTAGATGCCCACATCATAGGCCTTTAATAACAAATCCTTATCCATTATGGTTAATAATTTTATTTGTAGCAGTTGTACTATTTTATAGTACTGGGAATAATTATGGGTTTTAAAAAACCTGAATTGCAAACTGCAACAGACATTATTTTTCAAGCTATATATGAAACTCATAGTAAATACAACGATGGTTTTACCCAGTTTGAAATTAAAAAAGATTTATATAAGCTTAAGTGGATAATGGATGATTATTTTAAAAAAGCAGATAAGTTTCAAGGGGAAGATGAATGGGTTGAAAAGATATTACAACAAAGAGTATGGGAGTTACTTAAAAAATGACAGAGAAAATATTAATAATGGGACTACCAGGTTCGGGTAAAACATATTTTGCAGAACGTTTAAAAAAATATTTAGAGATAAATGGAGAAAAGTCTTTATCCAAAATTGATTCGGATCGCCCTTATCCAATGCTTAATGTAAAAGTAGATTGGTTTAACGCAGATGATATACGTAAAAAATTTAATGATTGGGACTTTAGTAAAGAAGGTAGAATCCGTCAAAGTTTGCGTATGGCAGAATTTGCAATTCGTTGTAATGGGGAATATGTAATTTGTGATTTTGTTGCTCCTTTACCTGAAATGAGAAATAATTTTAAAGCTGATTGGACCATATGGATGGATACAATTGATAAAGGTCGGTATAAAGATACGAACAAAGCATTTGTGCCCCCTGACATTTATGATTTTCGAATTAATGAACAAAATTGTGAACGTTGGGTACCTTATGTTGGTGAAATGATTATTAGGAAAAAGCGTAGACCAATCTTTGATTGGCGTAAAGAAACAGTGCAAATGTTAGGTCGTTGGCAACCATGGCATCTTGGGCATCGTGCTTTGTTTGAACGCTTGCTAAGTAAGACAGGACAAGTTATAATACAAATACGTGATGTACAAGGATGGCAAAATAGTAACCCGTTTAGTGTTGAAGAAGTTAAAAATTATATAAAACGTGATTTAGATCCATTATATCAAGGTCAATATGAGATTATGTTAGTTCCAAATATTGTACACATTGGTTGGGGCCGGGGAGTAGGATATACAAGTGGAGAAGAACTTTTTGATGAAGAAATAACAAAAATAAGTGCAACAGAAATAAGGAAACAACTTGGTTTATAGTATGTGGGAAAATATAAAATTACCATTGGTAATACTTTCTAGTCCAAGATCTGGTTCTACTGTTTTACTAGACACTATTCGTAATTATTTAAATGACAATAATGTAAATTTTACAGACATAGGCAGTGAACCAATTACACATGAAGATCGGTCTTTTGAACGTTATGAAAAATTAAACCACAATTTAACAACAAATAATTTCATTTGTAAACTTCATGTTTTTCAACTTAAAACAATTTATCCAATGTTTTTTTTTGATAATATACTTCAAGGAAAATACTTTTTAATAAGGATTAGGAGAAAAAATATTGCAGAACAATTAGTAAGTCTTTACATAAGTCATGTGTATGGAGAAAAAGAAATTTTCCAAAATTCAAAAGAATCAAATAAAAAATACATTGAAAATAAAAAAATTCCAATTGATAAATTTATTATGGAACAAGTAATAATACGTGGCATGCACCATATACATCTTTTAGAAAATTTTAATTGTAAATTTGATTTAGATTTATGGTACGAGGATATAATATTCAACTCAAAGAAGTATTACAAACCAAAACCTCCTAGTAATTATAAAGAATTAGTTGATAGAGTTAGTAACATTGTACAAGATAAAACTTTTGACTCGTTAATAAAAACTATAAAAGTTCATCCATTGACCCTTAAATCGACATAAAAAATGTTTACCAATTTAAAATTACCTATTGTTATACTTTCTAGTCCAAGATCTGGTTCTAATGTTCTTTATGATACTATTTGTAATTATTTAAGTGATAATAAAATACACTATGTTGGTACAGGAGTTGAACCTTTATTATTTGATAATTATAATGATACAAAAAGTTTAAAAAAGTTTGATGAAATAATAGCAACGAACAATTTTGTAACAAAAATTCATGCTATACATTTAAAAAAGTTATACCCTAATTATTTTGTACAAAATATTTTGCAAAAAAAATATACCATTGTTAGGATAAGACGAAGAAATATAATTGAACAATTAATTAGTCTATACATTTGCACACTTATTGATATTATCAATAAAGGAGATGAACTTATTTGGTCAAACACTAAAAAAAGTAATAGATTGATTGAAGATAAAAAAATTCCCATTTATGAAGATGTTTTAAAAAAGGTTATAAATTATGGAATATTAGCAATAACATACTGTGAAAATTTTAATTACAATTTTGATTTAGACTTATATTATGAAGATTTATCGTTTAATTCAAAAAAACACTTTAAACCAACAAAAAAACCTAGTAACTATGAAGAATTGCACACAATTTTTAGCGATCATTTAGCAAAAATTGATTTTAAACAGAACAACGATATATTAAATACCCTTTTATGATGAATTCAAAAGATAATAGTATTATACTACGAATGTCGGAACTAATGAAACCTATTGATAAACAAATAATGATGACGAATGATGATAAAGAATTACTTATGCTGGCGTGTGCTATGTTACAACGTGTAACAGAAATATTTGATAACACATTAACAGTAACTGGAAGAAAAAAAATGTTTAGCGATTTGATTAAATAGTATTAGTGGTCTAAGGCATTCATCCCACTTTAAATATTCTGCATGTCATCAAACTTACTCAGCTTAAAGGAGGCAAGAGGTGGCAAAATTTATTTCAACAAAAACATATAACCAAATCGGTCCAGTGGCATATCGTCAATGGCGTGCGGATAGTCATTGTAATTTGATACATGGATATGCATTGAGTTTTCATTTTGAATTTGAAAGTGAAACGCTTGATGCTAGAAACTGGGTAGTAGATTTTGGTAGTCTTAAACCTTTAAAAGGATTATTGGAAGAATGGTTCGATCATACGCTACTAGTAGCAGAAGATGATCCTATGAAAAATGAATTATCTAGATTGGGAGAATTGGGACTAGCAAAAATTACAATGGTAGAACGAACAGGGTGTGAAGGTATTGCTGATTGGTTATACGAATACATTAATACTTGTTGGTTAAAAGATTATGGGTATGATGAAAGAGTGTGGTGTTGTAAAGTGGAAGTAAGAGAGACTGATGCTAACATGGCAATGCGTGTTGGAAGTAGGTCAGATAATGAATTCGTTTAAAAAGGAAACAAATGAATAAAGTTTTATCAGACCAAAAGCAGTTTATGACAGCTTGTGGTCAAACAGTAGATACATATAATTTAGAGCAATTCAATTTGTATAAATCATTAATTGGAGAAGAAGTAGGTGAACTCATTCATGCTTGTCAACTAAATGACAGAGTAGAACAATTAGATGCACTTATTGATATTTTAGTTGTTACGGCAGGAGCAATACATAGTTTAGGGGTTGATGGTGAAGCTGCTTGGAACGAAGTTATGCGAACAAATTTTGCAAAAGTTGACCCAGTTACTGGAAAAGTACGCCGTCGTGAAGATGGTAAAATTCTTAAACCTGATGGTTGGACACCACCACAACTACAATCATTTGTAAAAAATATTTAATTATGTCACAGTTAAAAGTAAGCGAACTATTCTATAGTATCCAAGGTGAGGGCCGATATATGGGTGTACCAAGTGTGTTCCTTCGTGTGTTTGGATGTAACTTTACATGTGGTGGATTTGGTATGCCACGAGGACAAACTAGTAATCAACGTAATGAAATTAAGGTAGAATTATTTAAAGATTATAAAGAACTACCATTGGTATCTACTGGGTGTGATAGTTATGCAAGTTGGGATCCTAGGTTTAAACATCTTAGCCCAGTTCTTGATACAAATACAATCGTAACTAGTATACTAGATTTATTACCTACTGGGTATTGGCAAGGAGAACATTTAGTTATTACAGGTGGCGAACCATTGTTAGGTTGGCAACGTAATTATCCTGATTTACTAGGACATGATTTTATGGAACATTTAAGTGATATTACGTTTGAAACTAACGGTACGCAAAAATTAACAAATGTTTTTTATGATTATCTTAAGGATTGGTCAAAAAGTAAAAACGGTGAAGTAACATTTAGTGTAAGTGCAAAGTTACCAAACAGCGGTGAAAAGTGGGATGAAGCAATCAATCCAGATATAGTATGTCAATATCAAGAAGTTGGCTATACATATTTAAAATTTGTAGTAGCAACTGAAGATGATATTGAAGATGCCGAAAAAGCAGACAGCGAATTTAGAAATGCAGGATTTGTTGGGCCCACTTATATTATGCCTGTTGGTGGTGTTGATAGTGTATATAATTTAAACGCAAAGAATGTAGCATTAGCAGCTATGAAACGAGGTTGGCGTTATAGTGATAGACTGCAAGTACTACTATTTAAAAACGAATGGGGAACATAATGAAAACATATATAATTACTAGAAATCAATACGAAAAAATTAAAGAGGTGTTTGAAATGTACGATACAATTGACTATGTAAAAATACATGAAGAAAGTACGTCTGGTATAGGACCAACAACAACATTAGAATTTAATCCAAGCTTTGTTAAAGTTGATATTACTGATGTTGAAAGTTGGTAATGTTAGTAGGAACTGACTATAAATTTTTATTATTTCCCAAACGCTGTAGTTTAACAAACAAGTTATTATGGCTTTGTTATGCATATGAGCATATTCATTTATACACAGGACTTGGGGAACCTTTATTTGAATACAAATATTATGATAAGAAGCATTATTTGGTAAATAAGTTAAAGGGTGTATTGTGAGAACTTACGACAAACGGATTGGTTTCATTGTTAGTAGTCAAACACTAATCCCACATGGTGGTATAGGACAATTTGCAAAAAGTTTTTGTGAGTTAATGAACGAACATAATATTAAAGTTGATATTATTACAGATAAAGAACCCAATGATAAAGACTTTGTAAAATCACTTAATACTAAAGTTATAACGCCGTCAGTGTCATTACCTTATACGAATCATAGTAATATTTTTATGTATGGAGATACATATTGCTATGAGCGTATGGCTAACTTTCGTAATGCTATTATACAGGCATTAGAAAATAATTTATATGACGCATTCATATGCAACACATATGAAAGTGTTCAAGTTGCAAGTACAATTGGTTTAGAGGATGTAATTAAAATTATAGCCTACACTCATTTGGAAAGTCAAATATTTAAGGATACTAAAAATCCCTTTTTAGCATCTACCAATCAAATGATGCGTATGCAACTTAAGTTGAATGGTATATACATAGGAACACAAAGTAAGTTCAATCAGTTAACCATTGGAGATAGTGCTTATCATTTACCTATTCCTATTACAGAAAAGAAATTACTTAATAAGTTTGATAATGCTAGGGAGGGTGTTTTGTTTATTGGACGCTGGGAAGAAGGCAAGAATCCTGAACTGTTTATTGAATTGATAGAGCAAACAAAACTCCCAGCAAAAGTAATGACAAGCCCAAATGGTGTTAAAAAGTTTGAAGATAGGTTAAAAAGGATTAATGCAAAGTATGAAATACGTGCTAGCATTATTGGACAGGAGAAAGTAGATTTTATTACAAGTGCTAGAATAGCTTTTAATCCTAGTATTGTTGAAAGTTATGGTATGGCTTTTTACGAACAAATGATACAAATGCCTACTGTAGTATTAGAAAATCAAAGATGGACAAATAATTTTGATTCAAACTATTTCTATACGTGTAATAAAAAGAACATGGCAGAAATAGTCATGGGGTTATACAAGAATGTGCCAACATCTGATGTTTGGTATAAAAATGGTATTATTGAAAAGTATCGTAGGATAGAAGATCAGGTGTTTCATAAATGGAACAATTGCTTTAGTGATTTTAAATGTAGGGAATCAAACTCAACCACAGCTAAAATATGTAATGAAACTACAGTTAAACTATCAGATTATATTAGTAGCCTAAAAAGGAATTTAATTTGTATAGACGATATCCGTAGCGTATTAACTAATAAACATAAGTTTCGTATAATTTACACAGACAATGATACATATCTAACGAAAGACCCTAGTTTTGAACCAACAGATACAGAGGATTTATTTGAAGGATTATGAAGAAAATACTAATAACAGGAAATAGTGGTTATATTGGATCGCATCTTACCAAGCTACTAAGCAAAGATTATGAAGTACATGGATTAGATAAAAAAGATTTGATTGTACCAGTAAAAGAATTTTACAAATTAGATATTAACCGAAAATTTGTATTGCCTATAGAATTTGATTGTGTAGTGCATTTAGCAGCATTGGTTAATGTGGGCGAAAGTGAAACCAATTCAATAAATTATTACATCACCAATGTAAATGGTACAATGAATGTATTAGCAAACATTAAAACTAAAAACTTTATATTTTCTAGTACAGGAGCAGCGGAATTTTGTAAAAGTGCATATGGTGTAACAAAACGATCAGCAGAATATATTATAAAAGAATATTGCACACTTCATTCACAAACTCCATATACTATTTTTAGATTTTATAATGTCATCGGTAATGATGGAATTAACCCAACAAATCCAGACGGATTATTTTATAATTTAATTAAAGCTAAAGATACAGGTACTTTTACTATATATGGCAAAGATTATGAAACACCTGATGGCACTTGTTTACGTGACTATGTACATGTTAATGAAATTTGTCATGCAATTAAAACCGCAATAGAAAAACCAAGTAATAGTATTGAATGTCTTGGACATGGTGTAGGATACAGCGTTAAAGAAATTGTAAATAAATTTCAAATTGTAAATCAGTGTGATTTTGATATTAAATATGGACTAAGACGATTAGGTGATTTACCTGTCAGCGTATTAGAAGATGTGTCGCCATATATGGAAAATTTATATACTATTGATGAATTACTTAAAGTTACATAACAAATATTTTGCCAACACTGCTTGCTAATACATCATTAAACATCATTTCCATATCATTAGCTAACACATCACTAGCATTTTTCCTATCTGCTTCATCACGGTATTCAGGTTTGATACTCATGTATTTCGTTGGATTACCAAACACTTTACGTCCATATCCTAAATTAGTTGGAAATGGATTTAAAGTAATTTTTCCTGTTCCTAAATATTGAGCAAATAACTCATACATAAATTCGTAGGGGCGTCTGATTTGACCACTACGACTACTACGCTGTGTTCCTATAGCGTTAAACAATGCATTGTATTCTTGTGTTAATGTCCATTTTATTGCTGGCATATTATATGGTTTACCTAATTTACTATAATACTTATCAAGTAAATTATTTACGGTTCCAAAAAAGTGTTTTTCAGCTTCAGCCCACTCACTCCATCCTTGACTTCTACGAACTCCTGCTTGTATAGCATGACCAAAACGATGTGCCATTAACCATGGTGTTAACATTACTTTAGCGTCTCCACGATTGCCGACGTACACAACAGTAATGGCATTTTCATGCCCATCGAGTATTTGATCTGCTTGTTCTTTATTAAAAGTATTTCTTATTTCTCCTGGATGCATTGGGCCATGTTCGCTATATTTACCAAAGCCAGATACATTAGTAAAGAACAACCTAAAATCATATGGAGTTCTTTCAAAAAACTTTTGCGTTTTTAATTCACTTTTAGGGTGGGGTATTAATCTTTTATCTACGCCACGAAATGGTCCAGGTTTTGTAAAGTCACCAAACGTTTGGTACTTAGACAATGCCATTTCATCAACTTCGCTCTCCCTAAGAAACTCAATCGCTCGCATATTAGTGAAACATTAAGAACTGATTTTGTACATCTAATCTTGGCGCACCTAAGTCCCCATGCCCTGCAGGGAATACAACAACATTCCATTTTGGCTTAGGACCTTCAGGAATCTTTACCATTTGATCATATGTAATAATGCTATCTTTATCAATATTATATTTACTTGCTAATTTATTTTTAAATTGATCCCATGCTTCGTTACTAGCAATAATTGTTTTACCATCTTCATCCTTAATATACTTACCTTTTTGATCTGTTTTAAATAAACCCTTAAAGAATTCTTTTGGTAATGTTACAGCATCTTTAACAAACTTGCCTTTATCTCTAGCAAATTGCACTGTTTTTACTTCTTTACTCTTTGCTCCTGGGCTAAACTGCTTAACAACATTTGGTGGGCTGTTTGGATCCGTAACTATTTCGCCCATTTTACTATAGAAATAAAATCTTACATCAGGATTCATTCTAGCAACATCCATCATTAAATCATAATAATCTTTACTAAAGAAATCCCCTGCATCATGTATACGAACTAATAACTTTATACCAGCTTTGTCTACTCTAGCTTTAGCTTGTTTAACTTCACGGTCAAACATTTTCATATAATCTATTGGATGATTTAATAAGAAGTTTAATGCTCTAGCAGCACTCATACTACTGCCTGGGAACATTACATAACCACCTTTTCTAGCATAACAATATAATTGACATTCACCAGCACCTGGGCATGTTTCTACTTCAACGAAAACTGGCTCACCTGCTGAACTTGCTTCTTCATCAACTACAATACCACTTAATGCTGGTAATGTTAAATCATAAGTAATAGCACCCTCTTTTTTACTTTTAGCCATTTTAGCATTTGTGCCTAAAATACTATTTGGAGGTGTTGTTATTTGGTTAGCTAAATCTACTAAATCCCATTCTGTATTCTCATTGTCCTTTGTGATTGCTTTAATATTACTTGCGTGTATAATAGGCTTAAAGCGATCAGATTTAGTTTTTTCACCACTTTTAATGCGTGTCAAGTATGCTTGTAAGTCTTTCTTGTCATATTGTTTTTGAGGAATATCAACTTTGAGTGCTTCATCGACACCCTGTTGTTCAATATTTAATGGTGTGACAGGAAACCCGCCCAATGTACTTACGGACATTTTATCTTCAAATAAAATTTCATTAATTTTCATAGTATGAATCCAAATAATTTGCTAATAAATAATAGTTTTGCTATTATAATTATGTATTTATCAAAATAGGGCATCATGTATACTAATCAAAATATCAAACGTCTTGGTTTCGCTTGTAAATGGGTCGAAGTCAATAAGAAAGGTGAGATTGCAAGTGTAGAAGGGCTTAACACAGGTGGTACCACACATGCTTGGGCAAAACGTCAAATCCGTGAAAAAGCAGAAGAAAAAGTATTGGATGTAGCTAAACGCAATATTGTTAATACCCATAACCTTATTAAAAAGGTTGCTACATTACCCCCTGCTTTACGCATGGTTCGTCTTACAAGCGACATGCTCAGTTTTTATACCATGGATGATTGGAAACCGTTTTGGCAATCACAGACTGTAAGAACATTGTTAGAAAAATGGTTTGCCCCATTAGGTGAAACTGCAAGACAAAATGATGTACGGGTAAGCTTTCATCCCGATCAATTTGTAGTATTGGCAAGTGATCGCCCTGAAGTAGTAAATAAAAGTATAGAGGAGTTTGAATATCATGTGGATATGGCCCGTTGGATGGGGTACACAAAAAAATTTCAGGACATTAAAATCAACATCCACATCTCGGGTAGAGCCGGTGTCGAAGGTTTTAGACAAGCCTACAAGAGACTGTCTGACTCAGCCCGCAGTAGTATTACAATTGAAAACGAAGAAATAAGTTATGGACTCGATGATTGCCTTCAGCTTAGTGATATTGTTCCTATTGTTCTTGATATTCATCACGCTTGGATTAACGAAGGATTATATATCCAGCCAAACGATGATCGTGTCAAAAGGGTTATTGATAGCTGGCGGGGTATTCGCCCTACTTGCCATTTTTCTGTCAGTAGAGAAGATATCTTGGTTAACCACTGCCTTCATACACTTCCCGATTATAAGGTTCTCTTAGAATCAGGACATAATAAACAGAAACTACGGGCACACAGTGATTATTATTGGAATGACGCTGTTAACCGTTGGGCTTTACAGTTTAACGAAAATTTTGATATAATGTGCGAAAGCAAGGCTAAAAATCTTGCTAGTATGAAACTTTACGATACATATATAAATGTTTGATAAACTCAAAAAGTTTTTAGGATTGAACGATGTAGGGTCACGACCTGAGCCTCCGAGCGAGGCTCATCCTAAAAAAACAAGACAACAAAAACAAAAACCTCCTGAAATAAAACTATCTGCAAAAGAACAAGCCACTGCAAATGGCGAACCATATATTGCAATACTTAATGTTGAATTGGATCCAAATAATATAAACAATGGTAGTTTTGAACTTGATTGGAACGATAAATTTATTATCAATCTAACTAAAGCAGGCTACAAAATAAAACAAGAAGATACAGATGCACAGGTTGTAGACCGTTGGTTTCAAACCGTATGTAGAAACATAGCATTAGAAATATATGAACAGCAACAGGCTGACCCAACAAATCGTGATTTAAGAATTGTTCGTAGTAGGGATATTGGCAATGGACGCACAGAGGTGAGTTAATGAGTAGATATGATTATGTGAAATGTAGTATTCCTAATTGCTGTAATAAAGTTGGTTATCATCGTGTAAAAAGTGCTAAACTATTTGATGGGTTTAGCGTTAAATGGAAAACAGTCTGTGAAAAACATAGAAATGGTTTAGGCAAAGCAATTACTGATAATTGGAAATTACAGAATGGATGTAGCAATCGTACAGGAAAATACGGAGGCATTCCATGTAATTGTGTAATTACAGATCCTAGTCAATTAGAAATCAATCATATTGATGGGAATAACTTTAATAGGGATGAAAGCAATATTGAAGTATTATGTAGTAATTGTCATAGATTAGCTACGATGACGCAAAATCATCATTTACCAAATAGTAGTCATAAGGTACGAATAGGAAATAGCGAATTATTTCCTGACTTATAATACCCGAAATACTTTTCAATAATGCATAGTATGTGTATAATATGCGTATATTAACTATTTAAATACTATTCCAATTATGAATTATGCACTTATTGACACTGCAAATACTTTCTTCCGTGCTCGGCATATTGCAAGTCGCAATAGTGACACATGGGAAAAGATTGGAATGGCATTACACTTAACATTGTCCAGTGTTAATATGGCAGTGCGTAGGTTTAATATTGACCATGTTGTATTTTGTTTAGAGGGTCGCAGTTGGCGTAAGGAATTTTACAAGCCATACAAAGCTAATCGTAGTCTTGATGAATCAGTCATGACTGAGGCTGAAGTAGAAGAAAACAAAATGTTTTGGGAAACGTATGAAATGTTTACTAATTTCTTACGTGAAAAAACAAATACCAGTGTATTGCGCCATCCTAACGCTGAAGCAGATGATATTATTGCTAGGTTCATTGCATTACATCCTAACGATAATCACTACATTATTAGCAGTGACAGTGATTATGTTCAATTAATTGCTGAAAATGTAAATCAGTACAATGGTGTAAGTAATCAACTTATTAAATTATCAGGTTATTACGATGAGAAGGATAGACTTATTGTAGACAAAAAAACTAAAGAACCAAAACTATTAGGTGATCCACAGTTTCTATTGTTTGAAAAGTGTATGCGTGGGGATAGCACTGATAATGTTTTCAGTGCGTATCCAGGTGTACGTACAAAAGGCAGTAAGAATAAAGTTGGGTTGATTGAAGCGTATGAGGATCGCAACAAACAAGGCTTTAATTGGAACAATATGATGTTGCAACGTTGGTTAGATCATAATGGCGAAGAACAACGGGTTCGTGAATGTTACGAACGTAATCGCACATTGATTGATTTAACAGCACAACCACAAGATGTTAAGGATGATGTAGACGGTGTTATCAAAAAAGATGTACGTGTAAAGGTCACGCCACAATGTGGTGTTCATCTAATGAAGTTTTGTGGGAAATATGAGTTAAATAAGATAAGTGAACAAGCTGAAACTTATGCAAAATGGTTAAATAATCCATACAAAGGTACAGTAAATGTATAAAACTACACAAACAAGTATAAGGATATTACGACCAAATAACCCTAACTTTAATATTGAAGAAAATTATTTGCTTTATCCTAGAGCAAGTTTTGAAATAAGTAGTAGTTGTCCTGATAATTATAAGAGAGTAATTGAAGAATGTATAGAATGTGGTTGGCTAAAGTCAATAGCACATGTAAGAGATAGTGAATTATTTTGGGAAGAATTTCACAAATGACTACACCAAACATTTCAGTAACTATAATCAATCAGCATCATTTAAAATTATTTAATAGTTTTTTGAGGCTATTTAATAGTACCCAAGAATTAGTTGATTGGTATATTTCATTATCTGATTATGATAGACTTGTAGTCGAATCCATTAAAGAATTACTACTATTAGAACTAGTAGAATTAAAAGATACTGATTTATCTTTTGTACAGAAATATATAAAAACTTTTATGTTATGAGTACAACTTTCTATAAAAAAGTAGGAAAACGTTATATTGCGGTTAGTGAATATAATCCTGAATTACGTGAATCCCTCACAGAAGGAAATCATTTAGTAATTGTAAAACCTGGTAACACTAGTTACCATTTTAATATTGATCCAAATAGTGCACCATTATTGGCAGCATCATTAAATGCAAAAAAAGAAATGATAAATGCTATAGCTAAAGCAGGTGAAGCTAAACCTAAAATTCAACCACTTACTACTGAACAAGTTAACGCTTGGAATAAATTACAAAGTACTTTTAATGATGATTATTTTGGTGTTTACTATAACAGTGCCGATAAAATTGCTGACGCAGGCATTCAAGTATTAACAACTGAAGTAAACAAAATGCTTGAAAATCCAAGTGTGAAAAAAGCTTACGAACAGTTTTTATTAATTTGGAAATTAACAAAAGATGAACAAAAATGAGATAGATAAATTAATTTATGATATGTGTATTACTTACAGACATGATTTTAATTTAAATAAAAACCAAGATGACCCACCATGGGTAGCAGGAATGACTGATATTGAACGTCAAGGTTTGATATTAACTATGAAACAAATATTTGAACATAATTTAAAACCATTGATAAGAGATTACGAAAACAACGGAGATAAGAATGACTTTAGTAGCAAAAACAATAATTAAAGATCAATACTGGGTAGTGACAGATGGATTTAGAAAGGTAGGTAATGTTGTATATGATGGTTCAGGTTTTGATGTAAAATTAGATGGGATCAATAGTCATTATAAAAATTATAATGAAATCACAAAATTTACAAAAATAAGATTTGAACCTACTAAATCAAGTAGCGCAAAGCCGCAAATTTTATACCCTGAATTTCCTGTACCCACAAAAATATATAATTCTATATTTGATATAAAACGTAAGTTACATTTGTTTACAAAAACTAAAAAAAGTAAATGTTATCATGTGGCAGGATTTTTTGTATTAAAACAAAATGGAATTTTTCAAACTGTTTTTTGTCCTAAATTTATCTTTATACAAAGATATGAATATTTAGGACCTTATAAAACTGAAACGGAAGCTTTAGGTATGATAAATAATCGATGATTAATATTAAAAAATTTATTGATAAAGTAGCATATTTAGAATCAAGAAATAACAAAGATGTATTGATACCATTGCAAGATGCACGTGGGCTACGTGATGAAATTAGTAAGTTACTGCTGGATTTAACAAGTTTACAAAATTTACAAAAAAATACTGTAAAGGAAGATGCTACAAAAATAGAAATTAAAGGTGGTACATTTAAATGAGTAAGACACAGCCAAAAATTATATTAGAACATATAGATAAAAAAACATATAAAACTGATCAAATTGTAGAAGCATTTGGTATATGGGCCGTATTTTATGATGGGCAACCTTTTAATTTAAAATCACAAAATTATCTTAATGGACTTATAGCTCCAAAATACAAAAAAACTAGTTTTAGTAATCCAGGTCATGCAAGAAATTTATGCAGAAAATTAAATATACAATTTAAAACAAATAAGTTTACAGTGGTATTCATGAATTCAGGTACAATTGTATATCCAGACGATAGCTCCCAGTGAATAAAAAACAAAAAATTACTGAGATTGTCTTATCAAATTTAAAACACAAAGAGGAATATACCAACCTTAATGTTGATAAAGTATTTTTGCGTTGGTGGATGACAGGTAGAGTAAGTACAGGTATGCGTCTTACAGATGAAGGTAAAACCTGTTTTGAATTGGCTCAAATAGCACACTATGATTATGATTTTAGTTTTGGAAATCGTAGTCCTCAAGATTTAATTTTATCCCTAAATTCAAAAATATTATGTCCTTATTATATTGGTATTATCAGTTTTAAAGACTCGCCTAAAAAACCATTCATTCGTTTATATAATCATAAAATAGCTATGATGTTAAGTTTATACGGTAATATTGTTGAATATATTGATTCTTTGGAGAAAACAAATGACAGAACCAAAAAAAAGTCCGAACCCATTTATTAATATGGCAAATGCTAGCAAAAAGAACAATGCACCTTCGCCAAAAAACAAAGGCCCTAATATTCCAAAATCCAATAAAGGATTTGGAGCACCGTCAGTGGTAAGAAGAAGCGGCAGAGGTGGTTAACTTTTATTTACCCAAATTTAATGTATAGTGTCAACGGAATGTGTATGCTATGCGTTAATATATATAGACATGCAAAAATGTCTAATTCATTTTAACTTAAAAAGGAAATTATAAATGAAAACAGTTGCAACTTTAATCGCATCATTGTTTGCAGTAACAGTCTTTGCTGCTGATGCACCTAAGAAAGACGAAAAGAAAACTGAAGCTAAACCTGCAGCAGCAGCTCCTGCTACTCCAGCTCCAGCTAAACCAGAAGCTAAGAAAGAAGAAAAGAAAGCTGAACCTGCAAAGAAGTAATCAGCCCACGTATTTTTGTAAAGGTATATAAAAACCCTAGCGATTTTGATGATGAAGATTATATTGAAATAGAATTCTTTATAGCGAGAAATCTTAACAGAATTGAGATAGAAAAGCTTGAAGATAAACTATCAGATGATATTTTACTTAGATTAAAATTGTTTAGGTTAATAGCTTTACTTAAATACGATTCATTACATAATAATATAGATTTATTACGTAGTGAATTAGCATAAGTATTACAGTTAGGGGGTCTGTAAAACCCCCAAATACACATACACATATAGGAAAAATTATGATACATACTTTTACAGATATGACCATTGATATGGTCCAAACAACTAAGAAAAACTTAATTAATACAACAGTCAAACATGATGGATTAAAAAAAGTTTTAACCGAGTTTATCGACAAACAAACAGATTACACAAAAAAGTTTATACACAGCCAAGTAGACATAATGTCTGCGGTTTATGCTATTTTTAACAATAAAGAATTTCAACAAGAAACCTTTAAATCATGTTTTATGCCTTTCGGTAAGAAAGGAGTGTAATATGCCTCTATCGCAGTTTATGCTCAATATCCTTGAGCGACTTGCAGAGATGTTTCCTCAGGATTCTTACCAAAATCGTTTAGAGAAATATCTTAAATCAAAAAGCATTACAGATGCTGCCATTTTAGAAAATCACATTAAAGAGTTTGAATATAATTCTCAAAAGGAAAAATACATATGATGACTTACATACTAGCAGTCTTTCGTAAAATTTTTATTGCATTAGAAAAGAGTAGTAAAGCCCGTGCCCGTCGGTACATGATTAACCATAACTATGGAGCATGGAAATGAAAATAGTTAAAATGTTTTATGAAGTATGGTGTACAGGGTTATTGGCAAGTCACCTTACACGCCGCGGTAAATGGCGTTCAGCAATTAAATTAATGGGTAATTAACATGGAACAAAATTTATTAGTACCATTTGGTATACTAACTTTTTTATGCATGATAGTTGCAATTGACGAATTACTTGCTAAAGATAAAGTTTTAGGCGAAGAATGGGATTTTTTGACTCCATATAATCGCCGAAATTATTGATCTAGTTATAAAAAAGATTATAAACACACAGGGAGAAACTATGTTTAATCAACCAGAACTATTCATTGACACTGTTCAAAATGCTAAAAAGCAATGGGTTAAAAAATGTATTCAAAATGAAGATATTAAGAACAACTGTCATATCTATATTGACGCACAATCAAAATTTTTAAAAACAGCATTAACTGTGGTAGGAGGTATTGCTACCGTTGTAGGTCACGAAATGCTGAACACAAAGATTGAAAAAATGTTTAATCCTTTTGGGATAGACTTTTTTAAAGCAGGCTGGGATGCCTGGGCAGATGCTAACAGAGAAGCCTACGCTAAAAAATCAAATTAGACATACACACATAAGGAGATAAAAATGTCAAATAATTACGGCGAGCGTATTTTACCCGATGTAAGACTTCCAGAAGTTAAATTTAACAAAAACGGTTACGAAATTCGCACAGATATATTACATATGGCTAAAGACCTTGTACAAGCTGAATATACAATGAAGTTTCAAGGTTGGGAAATGAGTGCCAAACGTGATGAAAAAACAGGACAGATCGTTAATACAGTAAGTATGCCTGAATTTCCAGGACTAGACAAAGTGTTAGAGACTGCACAAAAAATGTACGATTTCGTAAACCAAGCAAGTTTCAAGAAATAATTTAGCCCCGAAAGGGGCTTTTTAATGACTTGACAATAATTGGGTTCTTTGTTATACTGTGGTTATTGTAAGAATAAGGAACTTTAATGAAGATTAAATTTTACTCAGATCCTGGTCATGGTTGGGGTGCAGTTAAGCGTAAAGTATTGATTGAACTAGGAATTCTTGACAAAATTAGTGGTTTTAGCTACCAAAAAGGTCAGACTGTATATCTTGAAGAAGATTTGGATCTAGCAACACTTACAACTGCCCTTGCTTTAAAGGGAATTGTAGTATCATATACTGAGAAAAATAGTCCCCATAAATATAGCCCAATTCGCAATTATGATCGGTTTGTGGCTTGACAATAAATGGGCTTGGTGCTATAATAGCATTATTGACAGTTAAATAACGGAGCAAAAAAAATGTTACTAGTCTCAAAAGTTTTGTGTACAAATGGTTCTGGTTACTGGTCAGAAATGTCCAAAAATGTTCCTGTAACAGGCCTTGAAATTGGTTGTGTTAATGAGGACGACACTTTTGGTGAACTACGTGTCTATTTTGACACTAATGCTTGGGACGTTGATAATGACGGACTTATATATACCGACAACTTATTCTTGCATGAACTTAAGCACTTTTTGGTTAGTCTTCGCCTAGCAGGTGATGATGTTGGCTACAGTGAGCAAGGGATGCAAGGTTATGACTATGTAAGTTTGGATGTTGGTCGTGATTTTATTAAATCTTTTCAAGCTTTAGCCCTTAAGTAAGGAATAAGTATGACCGTCGTTAAAATTACTACTAGCAAGACTGATTTTGGTGTGAAGGAGCATTGGACTGCTGTAAGTATAAAATTGCTTGAAGAGGAACTTGCGAAAGAGATTTCGGATGGTACTGAACTTGGATACATTTCAAGTATGTATAATGTAAGACAGGATCCTACAGGAATGTTGTATCACGCTGAGGTTCATCGTCAACTTCGTGGTGATTAAGGTTGACAATAAATGGACTTGGGTTTATAATACATAGTATTGAAACTGATCAAACGGAGAAACAAATGGCATACATGAATCAAGCTCGCAAAGCAAAAATCGCTACTGCACTTGCTCCAGTACTTAAAAAATACGGTATCAAGGGTTCGCTAAGTGTCCGTAATCATCTGGCAATTTGCTTGACTCTTAAATCTGGCCCAATTGACTTTATTGCCAACAGCAATCGTGTTTGTGGTAATAGTCATTATCAAGTATCAAATGGTTTTCGACCTAACACTTCAGGTTATTGTGATGTAAACCCTTATTGGTTTCAGGATCATTATGACGGCGATGCTAAGGCTTTCTTGGCTGAAGCTATTGATGCACTTAAGGCAGCTGATTACTACGACCGTAGTGATGCACAAATTGATTATTTTGATACCGCTTACTACTTTGACATTAACATAGGTAAGTGGAACAAACCCTACGTTGTAACTGAGTAATTTTAAGGAGAAGTCAATGTATACATATTGGGCTAATGTAAGAACTGGTGTAGGAAGTTTTATGCGTGTTACTGTCAATGCTAATAATCCATATGAGGCAAATCAAATGTTATTGGCAATGTATGGTGACAACTTATGTGGATATCCTAGCCAAGTCTTTTAAATGGGTAATTTAATGGTTGACAAAATTAACCACTTATATTACAATCTTGCTTGTAGTAAATGATTTTTTTATAAACTTAAATTTTAATGAGGTAATTATGTCTAATAAGACTTTTAAAGTAGTTGGTATCACTGTTCACAATGGCAATGCAAAAGTTCGTTTTACTGATGATTTAGTTCGGAGAGTTAAACAATTCACTAAAGGCGGAGCCACACGCTGTGAGTTTGTTGAACTTGCTACCCCAATGACTAAATTGGAAGCATTAAATCATATGCTAACTTTGAATGAGTTTTCCAATCCCAGTGACAAAGCAACGATTCAAGATGCTATTGAGGATAGATTAAATGCTTCTAGTAGTGAAGTAAAAGTAAAAGTAACAAAGGTCACTCCTTCTGTTGATGCAATAAGGGCTCGAGGTAAATTTGTAAAATCAGTAAACCCTATTAAGGAAGAATAAGTAAATTCCTAATAATAATTATACTTAATTAAGGGCTCTTTGGAGCCCTTTTTTTATGCTAGATTTACCCAAGAACTTCCATTATAGCCTTGAAAATTACCTGTAGTTTCATTAAAAATAAGATAACCTGCTACAGGTGTAATTGCATTTCGCTCAGTTGTAGTCAAAGAAACTAATTGTAATGGACTAGATGTAATAAATACCTTTTCTACTGCTGTTAGTTCTAATACTGTGCCGCTAGAAATAGTAGGCGTTGTATTTGCACTGGAAGTCGAAATAGTAGGTACATTTAGAGTCCCAGTTATATTTAAAGAACCATCAAGATTAGCTGTAGTATTAGTAATTACAAGTACATTTCCTACAGCATTGGAACTAAATGTAATAGGTCCATTATTTAGAATATTAATATTGCTTGTACCATTGGCTATAGGTAACGTTACACTACCTATTGGGCCCTGTGTGCCTTGTGTGCCAGTTCCTACTGTACCTTGTGATCCTGTCGACCCCTGAATTCCTACTCCTGTCAGTCCTTGAATTCCTATTAAACCTTGTACTCCTTGTGTGCCTTGTAGTCCTTGTAGTCCTTGTAGTCCTTGTAGTCCTTGTAGTCCTTGTAGTCCTTGTGTACCCTGAACACCTTGTCTTCCTTGTGTGCCTTGTACACCTTGTAAACCTTGTAGTCCTTGTGTACCTTGTGTACCTTGTACTCCTTGTCTGCCTTGTGTGCCTTGGACACTTTGCGGACCTTGCACACCTTGTGACCCTTGTACCCCTTGTACGCCCTGAATTCCTTGCGCCGCAAAACTACCAGGTATTCCTTGTATTCCTTGTATTCCTAAATCACCCTGTAATCCTTGTACCCCTTGTGCCGCAAAAAAACCTGATATGCCCTGTGAACCTTGAATTCCTTGCAAACTCTGTATGCCCTGTATGCCCTGTATGCCCTGTATGCCCTGTGTTCCTTGTACGCCTTGTATACCTTGAATGCCTTGTGAGCCTATACCTTGTGTACCTTGTGTACCTTGTGTACCTTGTGAGGCGATAAGTCCTTGTAGTCCTTGTAATCCTTGTAGTCCTTGTCTACCTTGTACACCTTGTACTCCTTGTGACCCAACGGTACCTTGGGCACCGTTAGTTCCATGCACACCTTGAACTCCTTGTACTCCCTGTGTTCCCTGAACTCCTTGTAATCCTTGTGTGCCTAAACCTGTTGTTCCTTGTAACCCTTGTGTACCTGAACCTGTTGTTCCTTGTAATCCTTGTGTACCTGAACCTGTTGTTCCTTGTAATCCTTGTGTACCTGAACCTGTTGTTCCTTGTAATCCTTGTGTACCTGAACCTGTTGTTCCTTGTAATCCTTGTGTGCCTAAACCTGTTGTTCCTTGTAATCCTTGTGTGCCTAAACCTGTTGTTCCTTGTAATCCTTGTGTGCCTAAACCTGTTGTTCCTTGTAATCCTTGTATACTTGAACCTGTTGTTCCTTGTGTACCTTGATTTCCTTGGATACCCTGTCCAGCAAATGATCCTGGAATTCCTTGTAGTCCTTGTTGTCCTTGTAGTCCTTGTGGTCCTAAAGGACCTTGGATACCCTGTCCAGCAAATGATCCTGGAATTCCTTGCATTCCTTGTATACCCTGTATGCTTTGTGTACCCTGAACCCCTTGTATACCCTGCCCGCTAAATGAACCTGCAAGTCCCTGTACTCCTTGAGTGCCTTGTATTAAATCAACATTTATTGTAACAGTGCCTGTACCATTTCCTGAAGTTGAATCAACAATAACATTATTACCTGCTAATATTTGCGAAACACCTGAATCAACACTTGTAAAGTTATTAATGGTTTGGTCAACACTACTTACAACTATATTACCCTGCGTAGAATATACAGTTACAACATCTCCAGAATTATTATTTACAGAAGTAGTTACTACAACTGTATTTGAACTGTTATTGGTTTTTACGGTAGCAGTGGATGCAGGATAAGAAATAGAATTATCCAAACTATTCTGATAGGTTATTACTTTTCTAGCAGATGGATCTGAAGAATTAACTAATTTATTAGTCATTATGCAGGTGTAATTGCACTACCGCCATCCGAAGGATACCAATTATCTAAAGCTCCTGAACCCGCTGCAACGACAATAAGATTAGTGGAAGTATTATAAACCATTTTCCCTAATGCTTTTCCAGTCGTATTTACTGTTGCCAAAGAATTTCCTAAATCAGTAGTGGTTGTTGTAGGTAAAACACTAGACACAGGGCCTGTAGTACCCTGCAAACCCTGTAGTCCTTGCACACTTTGTATGCCTTGTACTCCTTGTACTCCTTGTACTCCTTGTAAACCTTGTGATCCTAGTACGCCCTGTACGCCTTGTACGCCTTGATTACCAGTAAGTCCTTGTGATCCTGTTACGCCTTGTACGCCTTGTACGCCTTGTGTGCCTTGATTACCAGTAAGTCCTTGTGATCCTGTTACGCCTTGTGTGCCTTGTGTGCCTTGTGTGCCTTGTGTGCCTTGATTACCAGTAAGTCCTTGTGATCCTGTTACGCCCTGTACGCCTTGTGAACCCTGTAATCCCTGTAATCCTTGAGTACCTAAAGTACCCTGTAGTCCTTGAGTACCTAAAGTACCTTGTAATCCTTGAGTACCTAAAGTACCCTGTATTCCTTGAGTACCTTGAGTACCTAAAGTACCCTGTAGTCCTTGAGTACCTAAAGTACCTTGTAATCCTTGAGTACCTAAAGTACCCTGTATTCCTTGAGTACCTTGAGTACCTAATATACCCTGTAATCCTTGAGGTCCTTGTAGCCCTTGACCTACAGCACTTCCTGACATACCTTGTGCACCTGCTATTCCTTGTATTCCAACAGCCGAAATTGTAACAGTCCCGGTTCCACCTGATCCTGAAGAAATTAAACTTACGTTATTCCCTGCTATAATACTTGCCACTCCTGAACTAACGGTGTTATACTGATTTATTGTTTGATCTACCGAAGATAAGGCAATGCTTCCTGGTGTAGAATAAACTGTTACAATATCTCCTGTATCATTATTGACAGAGGTAGTTACTGTTACATTATTACTTGTAGATGAAGTTGTCGGAATCGCTGTAGTTTGTGGCAAAATAACAGCATTTGCGGTTAACTTGTTAGTTATTTTTGCAGCAGGATCCTGTGATCCAATGGTAGGATTAGCCATTTTTATTTTTCCTTTTAAGCTATTATGTATTTATTACTTTTACAAATTTTTTTGGACAAATACTACCAACTTGTAGTACCTGTGAATTTTGCCCAATTATTTGTAGATACACATACAAACAAATTGCCCCCTGCATCATAAGAAGCTTCTCCTGTAGTACCAGGACTAGTATTTGATATGGGAGAAGTGACCCACAGAACTGTGTTTCCTGTAACTCCAGAAACTCCTTGTACTCCTTGTAGACCTTGTATACCTGTAGGACCCACATTAGTAATATTAATATTTCCACCCATAGATGGATGAAATTGACATGTATAATAAAGAACGTTCGGCGCATTAAATGGCACAGAAAATGTAATTACACCATTATCTGCACCATTGTTTGTAACACCATTATTATATATATTAAAAACATTATAACCGCCAGGTACTGACATAAACCAAAAGGGATGTCCAGTAGCATTTATATCAAATATATATGTGAATCCTCTTAACAAATTGAGTGTTGGGTTATTGTCTCCATCTATTACATAAGAGCTTGATCCACTATTAGTTACATTATATTCTCTGGCTCCTGATATTCCTTGCAGACCTTGGAAACCCTGTAAGCCCTGTAAGCCTTGGAAACCTTGTGTGCCTTGTAGTCCTTGTAGTCCTTGTGTACCTTGTGTACCTTGAACACCTTGTCTTCCTTGTGTGCCTTGTACACCTTGTAAACCTTGTAGGCCTTGTAGGCCTTGTGTACCTTGAATTCCTTGAATGCCTTGTGTACCTTGTGTGCCTTGTACACCTTGTAAACCTTGTAGTCCTTGTAGTCCTTGTAGTCCTTGTGTACCCTGAACACCTTGTCTTCCTTGTGTGCCTTGTATACCTTGTAAACTTAATAAACCTGTTAGTTGTGAACCATCACCTATAAAATATGTTGCATTTACATTACCTGATGTTGTCAAATTTCCTGAAATATTTGTACCTGTTGCAGTCACAGTTAATACATTAGCATTCCCTGCTACACTAATGTTAACATTTCCATTTGCACTAGGAATCAAAATATTACTGTTTCCGTTGCTAAAATTAATATTTGTCAGTAAGTTTCCATTACCTTGAAAAAAGTTTGCAACAACCAAATTGCCTAAATTGGCGTTACCAGCAATTATATTTCCTGATACTGCCAAAGAAGTTAATGTTCCTACACTTGTTATATTAGGTTGGCTTGCGTTAGCTACAGTTAAAGCAATTATGGATTGAGATGCTGGTGGAAAAAAACTTCCTCCTGCGCCGCTTAAGATTAAGTTTCCTACTATTTGTAAATTAGCTTTTTGAGTTTCTGGACTTCCTGTCATATTAACTACAGGAACTAATGTGGTATATGCTATATTACCACCAATGTTTGTTAAAGAAGTTATTTTGATACTAGTTGTCATTTATTTTTTCCTATATTTTAAGCAAAAGCAACGTTATTATTGCCTACACAAAACCATTTACCTGAAACATATTGAAGTAAACAACTATCACCCAGTGAACTAAATGTAATTGTACCTGCTCCACTTGTTTTCCAACCTGCATTCGCAACAGTTATAACCATGTCGCCGCCGTCCTCTACCATCATAAAACTCTTAAATTGTCCAATTGTTCCATCTGCTAAAGTAGCCGTTTCTGCTGCAACCGTAGTAAAATAACTTGCAAAAACACTTAAATTTGCTGCACTTCCGTTTGCTAAATCTTCGCTACTATTAAGCTGTAATGACCCTGATATATTAGCATTACTTGTTAAACTTAAATTGTTTCCTACTATTGAGGAAACTCCTAAATTTCCTAGATTTGCATTTCCTGTTGTATTTAATGTTCCTGTGACATTTACTCCTGTACCTGTCACTGTAACTATATTTGCATTACCTACTGAACTTATGTTAATATTACCGTTTGAAATTATAGTTATATTACTATTACCATTAGCTATATTACCAATTAAGTTACCTACTGTAGCATTACCTGTAACTGCCAACGAAATTAGTGTACCAACGCTTGTAATATTTTGCTGTGCAGCAGTTGTCAATGTTCCAGGAATAAACGATGGTAATTCAATATTAATCACTCCATTAGTAGCTACAGGACTATTTGTTATTGCTAAAGTATTACTTGAAATTCCTATACTAGTTACAGTGCCTCCTGTAGTAGGTGCACTAATTGTAACATTACCATTGCTACTATTTAATGTTATACCTACACCTGCATTTAAACGTGTCACCCCTGTATTAGTAACTGTTATTATACCATTAGAAGTAATTGGTCCGCCTGTTATTCCTATTCCTGATCCAGGAGATAATCCGATACTTGTTACTGTTCCTTGTAAATTTCCATTAGCAATATTTGTAACTCTACCATAGCTATCTATTGTAATGGTAGGATTATTATATGTACCTTGATTGGCACCAGAAACTGCTAAATCAACAATCATATTACCGTTACTTGTAATCGGTGATCCTGTAACTGTAAGTCTATTTGCACTTCCTGCAATTAATCCAACACTAGTAACAGTCCCTCCACCTCCGTTCCCACTCGTAGTTGATATAGTAACAACACCATTTGATTGATTTAAAATAATGTTTGTACCAGCTACCAATGAGGTAATACCTGTATTTGTTATTGTAATATTGCCTGCGTTTGCATTTGAAGAAATACTTATACCATTACCGGCAATAAAGTTATTGTATGGACTTGCACATGAAAATAAAATACTAAAATTTGTATTGATTTTTGTGAATGCCGTAAAAAGACTATCACTACCTAATGATTCATTAGGTAATCCTATAAGTATTGTTTGTTGATCTTCAATAGCCATTTTTAATCTCTAGTTTATTTATCTTTAATAAGGGCTAAATGAACTACCACATCCACATGTCGTTTGTGCATTTGGATTTTTAATTTTAAATTGACTCCCATTAAGATCCTCAATATAATCAATTTCTGAACCTTGTAAGTATTGTGCCGACATACTATCTACTAATATGCTTGTATCTCCTGTTTTAATCAAAAAATCATCATCATTTTGATCTTCGTCAAATGTAAATCCATATTCCATTCCACTGCAACCTCCACCTTGAACAAACACTCTTACTTTTAATTTGTTGTCAGTAGATTCCTCTTGTAAAACTTCAGCTATTTTTTTACTTGCTGATTCTGTAATTGTTAACATATCATACATTGTAATAAGCTATCTCCCCTGTAGTTGGATTATAATATAACGCTTTAAAACCTGTAGTATCAGTAATTGCACGTATTGGTTTTACTGTAAATGTATTTGCATTTGTTTGATTCAAATTGGCTCCTGAAGCATTTAATATAATTATTTATAAACTTTTTCCCCAACGGGTATTTATAACGTTCCAATTAATTATCTTCCATTGCTCACGTAAATATTTTTTCTTATCACTACCATAATCTATTAAAAAAGCATGTTCCCACCAATCTATTAACAACAATATATCATCTCTTACTTCATGATTTTTTATTGTTTTTATAGTACCATTATACGCCAAATAAATCCAATTGCTGCCTTGCAATTTCATAGCTTCTATCTCAAATTGATTACGCATATTATCATAATTTTTAAAATATTTGTCTATAAACCCTTTCATTGGACCGTTAGGTATATTATTATTTCTTACTTCTCTATACTGAGTGAATAATATATTGTGTAAAAATACCCCTGCATAATTGAAATCCATATCCCCTTCTTTTTTATTATATCGCTCTGCATAGCCGTGGGCTAGCTTTCCATAGTGTAAATCAAGGGTTTCTTTGGATAGAACAGGATTAACTTCACGATATGTGAAGTTAAGTGGAATAATTTCTATGTCTTGGGGTTTAGATTTTTGTTCTAATAACTGGATGTAGTTCCTCATCCAGTATTTATCGTTTTAAAACATTTACTTACGCTTTACAACTCGACCTTTGGTCAAATCATATGGGCTAAATTCTATCTCTACATTATCTCCTAACAAAATTTTTATATCATTTTGTCTCATTCTACCTGAGATATAACCCATAACTTGATTACCTGTTGACAATTTTATTCTAAACATTGCGTTTGGTAATACATCAACTACTTCACCATCCATTTTTATTACATCTTCTTTTGCCATTTATTTTTTAAGTGTCTCCCAAATTTTCTCTTTTTCTATAATGTCTTTTTCACACGCTATATATTGTCTACGCAATTCACGTAACTTTTCCCATTTTTCTTCCAATTCAGTGTTAGGATGTAATATGGCTAACTTTTCTTCTATTTTTTCTAAACTTTTTTTAATACTTTTACCACCTAATTTTAAATCACCCCCTACTTCTGCATCCCCTTGTACTTTAAGACTTGGATGCTGAGTAGTCCATATACCTGTATTATCATATATACTTGTTCCAGGTGTAACTAAGGGTTGAATAGTATATGGACCACTATTAATTCCTGTAGTGGTTGATTGAATAGTAATATTATTAAGTGAAGATATCTGTCCTGTAGTTAACGGAGCAATATTACTACAATCAAAAGTGATACTTGAGTTCATATCGTAAGGGTTAAGTAAATCTTGTGCTAGTATTCCACTAATTGTATCTTGATTTTCCATAATTAGGCTTTTTTAATATATAATTTTCCATTAGCATTTATTCCAACATCCACATTCATGCCTTCTTTCCATCCTAGCCTATCTAAAAGTGGTTGTGGAATAGGAATGTATAGATCTCCAGTGTCAGGATCTTCTTGCGTAATAACTTCATATCTTACGTTTTCTTGACTTGGACCTATATTAGACATAGTTTTATTATATATTATATTTTAGATTATGCAAGAAAAAAGGTTACCAAGCTCTACAGGACCAATATCTTGCCTTCCAACGTGGACCTGGATTTTCACAACGATGGCGTGCTCTAAATGATTTCCTACGCTTTGGATTTGATTTCTTTATTTTCATCTTTTTGTCGCCGAAATTTACTTTGACAACATTTCCCTTAGGCCCACGTACATATACTTTTGATTTCTTTACATCACCTGCCATTGGTTTACCAAGTTGTACTTCACGACCTTGGTACTTAGCTTCATCCATGTCATCTTCTTTAGCAACTTGTTTTGTACTATTTGGTTTATAAAGGTCTTTTGCAATCTTTTCTGTATCATGTGCTGCACGAACAAAGCCTTTTTGGCGTAATTGGTTCGCTTGCATTGTGAAAGCTTGTTTTCTTTCTTTATCATTTACGCCTTTAAATTCTGTAATTTCTTCACTCTCGCCTTGAACTTTACTTCCTGCGCTAGATGCATCACTACTTACACCCATTACCATACGCTCGTCTAACTCTACTGCTTCTAGGATAATATCATTTACCTCTAATAATTCTAATATTTTGTCATCGCCTTCTAATATAATACCATCTTCGGTAAATCCAATCACACCTGTCTCAATCACAAAACTTTCATTTAGTTCAATGTCAAAACTATCATGTAACTCAACAAGACCTTCATCATCTTGTTGGCTCATATCATCTACTAAATTTAACAGGCTACGCATATCCATTTGTTTTCTCCTTGCTGTATTTAGCTTTTTTCTAACAAATGTTTCTGTTCCTGACTAATTTTAATAGTATAATCTACATGCATGATTGGAGAAAAATCTCTAATGATAGAACTTATTGGTTTAATATTGTCTCCATATTTTAAAACAATATAACTTTTAACTTTATCACTTATATCACTTTCTAGTTCTAAGTAAATATAATCACCAAACACTAACTTAGTCAAAATATGTTTTGTAACATGCTTATCTTTTAATATTGCAAGATGAGATTTGTCTGTGCTATGTAATAGGTAAATTACTTCTGCCATACTATAAATGTCATGTAGTCTATTTCGTTGTCAAAGTGAAAATTATAAGATCCAGGCTCATTTCCTGCTTCTTCTAATATGTTAACAGACCATTTTCCCTTACAATAATGTTGACACCATTGTAAATAATGGTTTAAATCCCCATATTTTATTGATACTTGTGTAGAATAATCTAGGACTTGCAATTGATGTAGTTGTTTAAAATATACTGCTTTTGTTCATCATATGATTTATTTATAGGGTATAATAAATGATAATCAAAAATTTTAAATTTCTTAGCAAAATACGCACTAAAAGATGTTGAATCTATTAGGTTGTTAAAAACATACTCTTTTTCTGCTAATCTTAAATCTTTTTCAGTTACTTCTAACTTTTTTAAATTGATTTTATAATGTTCACTAAAACTATCCACAATTTGTGTCCAATTATTCATACTAGTCCCATAGAGACCTGTAATACTTACCAAATAATTCTAAGCCTTCTTGTATTCTTTTATTATGTTCTTCTAATCCCTCATAATCTAACCAATGACTATTTGGGTTTCTATCAACCATTGCAAACGTTTTTTCTACTTTACCAGTCACTGGGTTTAATATAGTTTTCCCTGTATCAGTAAAATCATACACACCATGTTTTCCATAATGATATTTCTTGTCGTAGTCAATTATTAATTGATAAAAAGACCAAATCATTTTATCTAATACTTCATCCCATTTCTTAGAAGCCTCATCCCATGCTTCTTTATGTGTCTCACTGTAAAAGTCAAAACACCCTTGCTCGTTGTAATCTTCTCCACCTACATCATTTACAAAATCTCCAGGAACGCCGTGTTTTGTTTCTTTTAATTGAACTAATGCAGGAAAAATAATATATGCTAAAGTACTATCTAAATTCCAAGTATCGTACCCGTTTATTTCTACGTTTACTTTACGTCCTTTGCTTTTACGATAATTACCTATATTTACTTTCATGATTTTAATTCTGTATAACTATCATTTTGAATAGCATAAACCATTTTTTTAGCGCCAATATGATGTATTAAAAAAGCCTTTGTAATCTTACATGTTGACAAGTTTTTAACAAGTTCATCTAAATTTTTACCTTGACATACAAAATTGTTAGTATTATTATTATAAACAAGTATAACATCATTATGTAATTCTGTAAATAATATTGGACGATCTAACTTTTTTAAATCTTCGGTCAACTGATTTTTTACCAAACTATCAACTTTGTTTTGTATTCTTAAAGAAATAAAAAAAATCCCTAATACAAAACCTATAATGATTCCTGCGTAAAAATCGTTTTCCATATTGTTATTTATTAACTTTTATGTTAGACCATTTCTTTAACTTAGCAAACTTCTCAAGTTTGTACTCGTTAATTTCATCCATAGTAAATAATTTTTGGTCAATTAACAAATCTACCATTGCGTAAAAATCTCCAATCTCTTTTGCTAAACGTTTGACATTTGATTCTTTAGTATTTGGAATTAAATCATGTAAACCAAATCGTTTGCACTTACTTACTGCAACCACTACCTCTCCGCATTCTTCTTGCAATATAGTCAGAATTTCATCTGTTTGATGGTTCATTCTATTTTGTCCTTTTCTATTTTTGGTACTACAACTCTATTATGATAGTTTTTCCAATCAGTTAAATAAAAATCGTGTCTTATCCAACGATGCTTACCAGTTTTACTTTCTACTAAGAATCCCCAGTCTTTTTTTTGCTTTCCCATTATAAACAAAGTAGTAACTGGTCCTACTTTAGGATCTAATTCTAACCAATGATATTCAGATGCTTTGCGTGTAATTATACTACCTGAACCACGCCAAACTACCTGATCCTTAACATATCTACCCTCACTATTAAAAATAGGAGTATGTTCCCAATATCCACCTTTTAAAATTATTGTGCAATAATTCCAAGGATGATCATGCATAATTGGATCATCACTACGTATAATTTTATGTAAAGTAACATTAAATGGAAAATTTTTTCTGTCTTTAAAAACTAAGTAATACCTATACATATAGTCTTTACCAGTTCTACGATCTGGAATAACTCTGTATCTTCCCAACTTATCCATTAATTTATGAAATAGTTCCATAAGTTTTTTGTATGAAAAAAGACGGGCTTGCAGCGCCCGTCTTAAACTATTATCTCTCCCGAGATTATACAGCCATGCCCATTGCAAGGGCACGATAACCTGCAGCAACAACTTTACGACTAGGAGTACCTAAACGATATTTAGTTGTGGTGCGACCATTACTACCCTTACGCTGGTTAGCGTAAACTGCAAAACCAGAAAAACGCAAATCACTAACTGTCGCAGTAGGATTCTTAATACCAAAGCGTTCGCTGATTTGAGCAGCAGTGAGTTCTTCACCGCTACGTAGTGCCTCTAAAAGACGACTCTGTTTTGTTTCTCTCATATTTTCCTCTTAAAAAAATCGTTGTCTAGCAACGTGTTATATAGTAACAAATTTTTGACTAATTAACAAGATTTTTGGGCAATTAAACGTCAAAATATACCAAATTACCTTTTTCATCATCGACTTCCAATCCTACGTATCCACGTGGATTACACAAAATTCGTGTGGTTCCTATCATGTAATCAAACGGATCATGTGTATGCCCGTGTGTCCAAACTTTTATTTGTGGATTGTCTAAAATAAAGTTTGACAAATCACTGCTATATGCTCCGTTCATGTGAAAATCTTTTTCATATTTAGGTTTAGTACTTTTTTTACTAGGAGCATGATGACCAATTACTACATATGATTTATTTGGTTCGTTTTGAATAACCTGTTTAATATAATTCACACTACTTCTGTGCGTAATTACTGTGTCCATTGGTTTAAATTTACGATATTCTTGTTCATTATGTCTTACTACCAAAAAATCATTCATATTTTTTTGGACAAAATTAATTGTAATTGGATCATTATTATTCATATCAGTCCATAAAGTACAACCTATAAAACATGTTTCATTAATATTTACTAAGCTATTTTCTAAAAAGTTTATGTTTTTATAATTTGCACATTCTTCTCTAAGGTAATCTAAGCCTATAGGAAATTTTCCATGATAAAATTCATGATTTCCTGCAATATAAATAACATTGTTAAATTGTTCACTACACCGTTGTAAAAATTCCCTGTATCTAACTGCAGCCTCATATCTTTTGCTTAACACTTTTTGATAAAGCGATAGTTCACCCATATTTTTAAAATCATGTAAATCCTGAGCAATTAAAATATCTCCACCTAAAATTAATACTTCAGCATTCTCGGTATTTTCAAAAAAACAATCACCAAACTCTAGGTGTACATCACTAATAAGCGCAACTTTCATAATAATCCTTACTCAAACTTTGATCTAATTAAATCTCCGATAGTCCCATTACCTGTCATATTGATATGATCAACTGTGCCTGCACAAATTTCAATAATTTCTTTTGCAAACTCCTCATAACCTTCTGCTTCCCAAAAAGTCTCACCTTTAACGGTATAAAGGTGCTTTTTAGCCAATTGTTTTATATTTGTTTTCATTTTAACTCCAAGTTCTATGTTTTTCTGCGACATGCTCAACACCGTCATATTCTACAATTATCCATTCTACATCTTCAGGTATCTCAACAATTTTTAAACTGGCATACATACCATTTGCTTTATTACCTAATTGCTCAACTACTCGTACTAAAACGGGGTCATCACGTTTTAAATCCATATAATCATTACCATGGTCATCAGTAATTGGTTTTAATCCAGACAATTTATCATACAGTTGCATGGCTTCAAAGCTTAGACCAAATCCGCCCCAATCATCATTTATAATAATCTTACGCATGTTTCACCCGTGTTTAAGTAAATATATAGTATACAATTTTTCGTCAATAATGTCAAATCCATCGGTAATATTACCATCTGTAGTCAATAACTTTAATCCATATGTTTTTGCGATGTATTCATTAAAACTTTCAATATCAAATGCCACACGATCACCCATAAATTCTTTTCTAATCTCTTTTAATGACTGCCAAAATTTCCAACGATTTATTCGCCTTGCAAGTTCAGGGTCATCATCATCATAATCTTGAAATGGTTTTATTACGGCCACTATCCCCACCTCAATGAAAACATAGTAGCATCACTACCTTCTTTAAAATAGAATACTACTTGGTCATAATAATAAATCACATTCCAACGGTCTCGGTGAGGTCCTAATTTTTTAATTAACCATGCTTCAATTTCTTCTATATCAGCACTGCTACTTTGTAGGTTTACTTGATAAGGCCAAATTTTTTTATTTAACACCCTCACGACCATCTTTATTTTATGTTTAAACTAATTATTGTTTTGGTTTTATCCGAAGTATTTGGTGGTGAGTAATGCCAAATAAATCCTGGAAATGTAATAATATCACCCTCATTTACTTCAGGAACAAATACTTCTTCATCAAATAAATTTATAAAATGTGTTATTGGGGTATGTTTTGGAATATCCAAATAATAAATACATACCCAACTAATTCCATGGTGTTGATGTTTTCCATGAGTAGCATTAAATTTATACTGATTAAACCAAAAGTTCTGTACTTTATAATTATAATATTTTATTTTATAGAAAACTTCATGTAAATGATTGTCGAGTGGGACAGACAATATTTCCATATATGGTCTTATGGTTTCTTTTGGTAAATACCAATCACTTTTTGTAATAATTTCTTCACCATTATTCACACTTTCTATTCGCATATTATGAATAGATTTAAGAACTGATTTTTTAAGTTCTTTATGTTCCTTAAAGTGGGAAATGATGTAAGGAAAGTCAGGCATTCATTATCTTGATTCAAATGAATACAAGCGTCCTTTGTAACTTACAGTAACAACCTCTCCAATTTGTCGTTGAACTGGTACATTAGTACATTGTGTAGCAACATTTTGATTTACTTGATCTTGTCCAATTCGATTACCAACCATACCACCAATGACTGCTCCTGCTACTGTAGCGGCTGTATTGCCATCACCTCGTCCAACTTGGTTACCAATTATACCACCTGCAATACCACCTAATACCGTACCCACGCCGCTATTATCACTTGGCGTAAGCATTGTTTGAGTACAATGTTTCTGATAAGTAGTCATGTATTTGGGTTGGACACTTACGACCTGTACAGACTGGTCCATGTAACCTTGAGCATTTGACACACTAGCAATAGTAGCAAATAATAGTGCAATTAGTTTTTTCATAATAATATTCCTTTCTTGTATTTACTATCCTCTACGCATTTTACTGATATCCTCAGCCTCTTGACTGCTGAAAATGGGCACAGCGTTAGACTTGTGCATAGTGCCAATGCCAATAATTTTATCCCCAGTGTAAGTAGGAATAGCACGGATGTTAACAGCACCCTTTACACCTGTGTCTAAACTGGGAAAGTGTTTAGTCTCACGCCCAGGTGGAGGTCCAAGTTTGGGGAACGGACGGGTAAGCGGCCGTGATTGAAGGACAGGCTTACTCATGTTAGCCCACTCTGCTTGCTTACGTTCCCATTCTAACTTGAGTTCCTCTGCTTTACGTTTAGCATCACTTGAAGCAAACTTGACCTTACCTTTGCGTTTGCCTGTCGTTGAAAGTGCGGGATGAGCAAGATGCATAGTCATAGAAACCTCACAAGTAAAATGCTATTATAGCAAACTAAGGATTTATTGTCAACCTTTGGCCAATTCTAGAAATATAACTGCACCATTTGCGGCACTAAAACATAATGCAATAAATGCACCTAACTTATTCCCATTTTTTGTTTCTGCGGTGGATATATTCCACATAATTATTGTTGCAATACCATGTAATAATATATTCATTTGTTATATTCCTGACTATGTTTGCACGTACGGCGAAATTGATACCCAGGACAACTACATACATACCGACCAGCTATTTTTTCTAATGTATATTTTTGTCCCTTGCTACCTTCCACAGTAATGGTTTCTTTACTTACAAGAGGTTTAACTTCAGTCTTTGGAAAGTAAATAATGTCGGCTTCTGTCTTACGTTTTACTTCTACAAATTTACGACCACGTACATCAAATTGAATAGGCTTTTTAAACTTAACAAGATTTTTAGTACCCTCTTTAATATAGCCTACCAAAAAGGATTTGTCATCTTTCAGGTAGTAGATATGATTAGGAACGTCCCATTCGGTTACTTCCTGAAAGTATTTCATTATACAGTTTCCTTTGCTAATGCTTCAGTTAAAGCCAAGAACTTTTCTTCAGTCTCGTGGAATTGGACGAACCAGATATCCAACCCATTGACTTTCCTGAGGATGTAATTATACTCTTGGCTTTCTGCCCCGTTGAGATAATCGTCGAAGGATTCGTATATTCTACATTCGGTGTCGAACTCTTGACCGTCACGACCGTAGAAAACACAGTCATCTTTTGTCCTGTACGTACCATCTGAATTTCCTATATTTTTACCTAATGAACTAAGATCACCAAATTGCATAAGACAAGATACCTTAGACCTATCGGTGTAGTGTTCCTGTAGGATACGACCGTTGTTACTTAAGTATCCGTCAAAATGACAATAAACTACACTTACAGAACCATCTAAATTTTCTACTGCAATCGTACTGCGAGTTGCCATTTATCACTCCATCACTTAACTGTCAATAAAGCTATTGTACACCCAAGCCCATTTATTGTCAAGCCTGCTTATCTGTTAAATCTGTTAGAGGTTAACCTGAATAGATTTCGGGTAGCAGGTCCTACATAAATTCTAGGTTGAATGTAGTACCTATTGCTCCTAGCACTATAGCCGTTGTAAGTAATCAATTCAGCATCGAATCCAGCATCTTTCAATGCTAAAACTGCATTCTCATAATCACTATCCTTCCAACCCCAAACCTTGTAACTGCGAGTACTATCTACCAATCTATCATTAAAAATGACCAAATCAGGACCTGCTAATTTGCGGATAATTTTTGTTGATTCAAGAATCATACCATACTCCCATAACGTTTAACCAAATCACACTCTTGTTTGTCTATTTCTGATAAAGCATCCTTTAGTGTACGACCTGTCGTTCCTACATATTGCACACCATCTTTATAATGTGCATAAAGTGTAATACCCTCACGCATTCCTTTGTAATAGGCACATGTTTGTGCCAATTGCAAATATTGATCCTGTTCAGGAGAAAAAATTAGTGACATACATTACCCGCCGTAGGTAACTTCTGTAGCAGGGTAAAGAATACGACCCTCATATTTTAATTGGAGTCGCTCGTCCTGAGTCAGGTAGTCATCAGCAACTACTTCCCAATCAATAATATGTTCACGAAGGTAATCGTCATCACACTCAATTTTATCCCTGATAACCATAATGTAAGAAGGAACAGAATTGAATGCCGTAAAGTTTTTTACTACATAGGAGTTACCACCTTTTGCTTTCCAATGTGGACGTTGAGAGTCGCCGTAGTTTTCGTGAACTTGAGTCTGAATAAGCAACTTAGCCATTACAATTCCTTATTTACAGTGTACCGTTAGTATAGCAAATTAACCATTTATTGTCAACCTAGCAAAATTCTTACATTTCTTCATCAGTGACTTCCATATATTTCACACCTGTATTAAAGTGACGTTGGAGCATATATGCAAGATCGCTTGGCATAAGACGATGGCCCTCGAATAAAACTTCTTCACCCTTTTTTATTACAATGTAATCCCCAGATCCCAAACTATTAGTTACTATGGTAATCACACACTTTCCTTTTGAAACAACAAAAATAGATGTTTTTTACTTCTAGGAGACCAAGCTTTAGCTTGTGGACCACAAGCTTTTTCAATTCTCATAGTACTGCAAAAACTCAAATAACCAGGAGTAATTTTACCTGTTACAGGATCATAGGTTTCAGATTTTACTGCTTCAGGAATAGTACAACGAAATCCTGCACTAAAATTAAAAACCCTACTTATAAAGTCTGCCTTACTATGAATGCAATCTTTACATTTAAGGCTACGATTGTATTCGCCTATCATTCAACATCCTTGTTTTTATGTTTAGGTTTACGTTTGTAGGTGTCTTTACGTTTTACTGATTTTGGCTTAAACGGGCTATCCTCAGCAAAAAGCATGAAGTGTGCCCTTACATTAGGGCGCTTGTCTTTGTGTGTAAGATTGATTTTCATAATACCCATAGTATAGCAGGACAGGTATTTATTGTCAACCTATTTAAGTTGTATACCTGCTGCAACAATTCTAGCAAAAACATCATGTCCGAACTCCCAACCTTCAGGCATCGAGGTTTGAAGGTCTAACTCATTGTCTATTTTGTCTGCCTCTTGATTAGTAATAAGGACTATGGCTAAATTACTTTTTATCATCTGAGCGATTTCGGTGATAGATTTATTCTCTAATGTCATAGCAATAGCCTGATTATAAATTAAAATACAAGGTACTACATGTTCCCTATAGGTATTATCCTTTGTGCGATTTACGGATTCCCCTATTGTAATTAAGTGGTCAATACTATCACCTTCTAACAAAGCCCTAGTATTTTCTAAACCAAACCCATCTTCATTATTGATGAAGTATCTAAATCTTTTTGCTATTTTTTCAAAAATATTTCTTTCACTAATTTCACGGGCTATAGGTTTAATCGCTATCCCACGAATTTTTTTAACAATAGATTCTATTGATTCAATGATATTAACTATAACCCAAAAGTTATCTAATAAATCACTAGTTTCTTCAAAAAATATATTGATAAAATCAATATCATCTTTGCGCTGGTTAGTTCTCTTACCTAATTTTTCTGTAAATCCTGCCTCAATTATACGTTTACGAATTTCGGCTACATGTTCTGGTTTAGCACGCCATGCCACTGTATAATGATTAGTTTTTAGCTCACACTTGATTCCATTATTAGTTATTAGAAACCAATGATTTTCATGTTTACGTGGTTCGTATCCACGTTGAGAACATGAATCACTAAATTCTTGATAGGATATTTTAACGGGCATTTTAACGATTTTCTATAACTTTATCTGCTAGTCCATAATTAACAGATTGTGTGGCACTCATAAAATTATCACGTTCCATATCTGTCAATAACTCATCATACGATTTTCCTATTGTATTATGTTTTTCATAAATTCTAGTTAAATTTTTTTTCATTTCTAATATTTCTTGTACTTGAATCATCATATCTGTAGCCTGACCTCTGGCACCTCCACTTGGTTGGTGAATCATATGTCTAGCATTGGGTAAAATATATCTTTTACCTTGGGCTCCTGCCTGTGCTAATAAACTTCCCATGCTACAGGCTTGTCCCATTACGATAGTACTAACATCAGGCTTAATAAATTGCATTGTATCATATATAGCTAATCCTGCTGTAACACTACCACCTGGACTATTTACATATAATTGAATATCCTTGCTACTGTCTTCGCTCTCTAGGAACAGGAGTTGGGCAACAATAAGATTTGCCATTTGATCGTGAACTTCACCTTCTAACAAAATTACACGATCACGTAATAATCTACTGTATATATCATAACTACGCTCACCGCGACTGGTTTGCTCTAAGACAATTGGAATTAAGCTCATATATTTCCTTGTAAAATAGAACTATTATACAGGAAATTTTTAATATGTCAACGCTTTTTGCGCCCTACATTTCCAACTTCTTGTTTAGATTTTGGTTTTGGGGAATTTAGTGACCTAGTTCCTGCTAATTGTGCTGCTTTTGCCATAAAATCCGTTTCTGTATCAACACCATCCACAGGATCCTCACCTGGTTCTGCGCTGACAGAATCATCAACTCTACCTAGTTTAAAACTAAACCCTCCAGTTGTTGGTTCCTTAGCACTAGATTTATTTTCTAAACTTACATTACCGTCAAGTTTAGCAGGCCATTGTGTATCAAAAGTAAATTCATTTTTATGTTTTTTGCCAAAATCAGTATATTGTTGTATGAAATTCATTTCTAAAATTTCTAATACCATCGATCTAAATTCAGGTAAGGCATCTTTTTTATTAATGGCATCAGCAACTTCTCTTTTTATGGCATATACAATTTTTCCTCCGTCGGTTGCTTCTTTACTAGCTACACTATTAAGAATTGGTCTTAATTCTTCTCCAAATTGTACATCCTTGCCTTTTATGCTTGATAAAATTTCTTGTTTAAGGGTTAAGTTTTTACTAAATGGTAAGAATTGATGCCATACTTCACTAATAGATTTTGAATTCGCTTTGTACAATAAATCAATACCATCAAATGCTTGTTCTAGCGTACCTTTAGTTTTACAAAGATTTACAAAATCTACGCCTGTTTTAAGTTTAGGATTACTAGCAATGTGTGGTGGAATTTTAAGTCCTGATATAGCTGGAGCAGCACCTCCATCTTTTCCTTTGCTTGAAATGTTTACGCTATGATTTGTTTTTGGATTTTTAATTGTAGCAAAACTATCAGCCAATGCAAAATTACTAGCAGAAGGAAATCTTAAGGTTAGATCATCTGTACTACCACCCAGCCATTCTTCAAAACTTGCTCTAGCAGGAAATCTTGATCTATAATAAATCAATGCTAGCACACCTAAATATTCACCTGCATTATCTTGTATTGCGGCTAACAATTGTTTATTTTTAGTAACTTCAGGAGGCACTGTTACTGATTCTCCTGATACAATATAGTTAGCAAGTTGAATAACGATTTGTCCATGTTCCGTACTATTAAGAACAGGATTGTTTATTATAATATCGTATAAATCAGTGGTAGGAATATCTCTGTCTACAATTCCAATAGCTTTGGGTGTGAGACCATAGCTTGCTTTTCCTCCAGCTGTAGGACCAACTCCAGCTCCTACACTTGCACCACCAAACTCAGTGGTTTTAAGTAAATTACTTATTGGTATAATATTTTTACCTTTATAATTTTCCCCAGGAGCTAATTTTGCAAATTGTGCAATTTTACTATCAGTAAATTCTTGTGTTTTTGGATCCCATAGTTGTGAATATTTTTCTGCTTCATTTGGATCTAAGATGACTTCTTGGTTATCTACTGTGGTGAATTTACCACCGCTGGCTATTTTTTTAATAAAAGTATCATAACGATTAGGTCTTTTCTTAAATTCACTAGCAGCTAGAGTTACTCCCTCTGATAAAGTAGTAATAATATCAATTAAATCACGCATAATTTATATTTAGCAATTATTATATAAATATTTATTTAGGAGATTGACATGGAGTTATTATTTGCTATTGGTATCATTGCTGCTATTGCAGCAGCATATTTTATTTGGAAAAATAAAACATTCGATGCTAATAAAGATGGAAAAATAGACAAAGAAGATATAAAACCTATCGTTGAAAAAGTTGAAGAAGTTGTTAAAGAAGCAGCAGACGTAAACAATGACGGTAAGGTTAATGTAGAAGATGTTAAAACAGTTGCGAAAAAAGCAAAAGAAACTGTGAAAAAAGCAAAAGAAACTGTGAAAAAAGCAGCAACTAAAAAACCTGCAACTAAAGCTCCTTCTACACCTAGAAAACCAAAAATGACTGTAATAAAGTAATGGAAATAGGGTTTGATTTAATAAGTGACTTTAACTTTGACACTGTTGAAAATTTTAACTGGCAAGGTAAAGCAACTAGTTTGTATTGTTTAATAGCAGGCAATGTAAGTAAAAATAGTAAAACTACCTTACATGTTTTAAATGAGTTTTCGACTAATTATCATGGTGTTTTTTATGTACCTGGACCGTTAGAATTTATTAATAAAACAAGTATAAGTGATTACAATGAATTATTAAATGCTAGTTTACAAAAATTAAACAATGTTGTATTATTACATCATAATGTAATTGTTATAGATAAAATTGCTATAGTTGGTGTAACAGGATGGGCAGGCAATGTTCCTTTGGAGTTGAATGACAAAGAGGTTTTAGAAGCAGGATACAATGATTTATTGTACCTACATTCTACTATACAAAAACTTCAAAAACATATTGATGTAAAAACCATAATAATTGTAACAAATAGCGTACCAAATAGAGAATTATATTATAAAGAAGAACCAGATATAGTTTACCATCAATTACCTTTAGTGTCAGCTTTAAGCGGTGACACTGAAGGAAAGGTTAAATACTGGGTATTTGGAAATCATGATAAACTAATAGATACTAAAATAGAAACTATAAGTTATTATAATAATCCCTATTTAAATAGGGATCCTTATTATCCTAAAAGAATATCAATAACTGACTAACTTTCTGCTTCAACTTTAATTTGTAATGGATATCCTCTGGCCCTAGCTTCAAGTGTTATTTCAATACCTTTTTGTTCGGCAATTTCATATGGCAATACAGCCACAACAGCACTACCTTTATCATGTATGTCCAAAGTTATTGTTTTAGCAGTGTCATTATTATAATTAAAATATTGAACTAATGAATCTATCACGAATTCCATACTAGTGTGATCATCATTTACGTAAATAATTTTATAAAGAGGAGGTTCTTTTAATTTGAGATTTGGTTTAATTTTTGTTTTAGTATCAGCATTGGACATGTTGTTTTACCTTAAGTGAAAGTGAGCAGCGAACTGCTCACTAATTTTACTATTTATTATAAGAAATAGCAATTTTCTTGGGTCTGCTTTCTTCAGGGACAACACGTTCTAAATTAATTATTAAAATACCATCTTCAATATTGGCATTTTTTACTATTACATGTTCACCCAATATCCAACTGCGTGTAAAAGACCTAGCACTTATACCACGATGTAAAAACTCTTTTTTTACATCCAGATTAATTGTTTTTTCGCCTTTTACAAATAATTGATTTTTTTCTACTTCAACCTCTATTTCTCCTTCTTTAAAGCCAGCTACAGCCAATTCAATACTAAAACTATCTTCGTCATGTTTAACAATATTATATGGAGGATAATTTGTTTGTGATTGATTGGTGGTGTTTGTCATTAGTTCATCAAAAATTCTATCGAAACCGATACCAAATTTGTGAATTGAAGGAATGTCGAGGGAACGTAAAGTTAGATTTGTCATATTTTTCTCCTTTTTAAGCAAGATGACATTTGAATGTAAACCCGACCTCGGCGTTTACATTTGTATTTATTATAGTAAAATTGTGCAAAAAAATCTACTATTTAGGTAATATTATAAATTAATATAAATGAAAAAATTAATAGAAATAGTTGTCCAACAGATTTAAAATTGGCATATTGGTCTTGTAATGTTTCAATATCCTTTGGTGACCAACTAGTTTTTACATCTTTAGAAATAGTTTGGTTACCAAAAATATAAAAACTTAAACCAAAAATAAATATGATTATGCTAATAAAATAAAACATTAATATAATTTTTTAAACAGCTTTTGTGAATTTAAATATTTTTTCCAACGTTTAATTGCATATGCCTTTGACAATTTTTTACGAATACTCGGCTTAACAAAATGTTGCTTATTTTGTAGTTCTAACAATAACCCATCTTCCATTATTTTCTTTTTAAATTTTCGTAATGCTTTATCAAGATTATTCTCTTGTACTACAACTTTCTTACCTTTTAAAATCATGTTACTAATTTTGGTTCAAGTACCTGCTCCTGATTAATATTTATGTTTTTTACATTTTTTTTAACATATACAAAAATATTATACATATGTGGCATCAAAATTCTTTCTATCTCGCTTTGTAAGCCTCTGGCTCCTGTTTTCAATTTTAAACAATTTTCGGCAATCAACGTAATTGCATCATCGGTAAAATGTAAATTTATACCATCAATCTTAAACAAATATTTATATTGGTCTATATAATTATTTTTAACTTTAGTCAAAATTTTAATTAAATCATCCTTTGTAAGTTCGTTTAAATTAATTGTAGTAGTAAACCGTCCTATAAATTCTGGTATCATTCCATACCTAGTTAAATCATCTGGTGTAATTTTATTTAATATTTTACTATCATTTTTTGTTTTTACTTCTGCACCAAACCCTATTGCTGACCCTGTTAACCTATTACTAACAATGTCTTTAAGTCCAACAAAAGCACCGCCTGCAATAAATAAAATATTGGTTGTATTAATTTCTAGTATTTCGGTATTAGGATGCTTTCTGTTACCTGAAGGATTGACTCTACACTTAGTTCCTTCAACAATTTTTAATAATGCTTGCTGTACTCCTTCACCTGAAACATCTCTTGTTATGCTAACATTCTCACTTTTTCTTGCAATTTTATCAATTTCATCAATAAAAATAATACCCTTTTCAGCCAAAGCTTTATCTCCATTTGCTGCATTTAGCAACATGGATATCATTGATTCTACATCATCGCCAACATAACCAGCCTCTGTTAAACTAGTCGCATCAGCTACTACAAAAGGAACATTTAAATATTTGGCAATTGTCTTTGCTAATAAAGTTTTACCATTGCCAGTTGGACCAATAAGTAAAACATTACTTTTTTGAATTTCTAACTCCTTTGCTGTTGAATTTATTCTTTTGTAATGATTACAAATAGCAACGGATAAAACTTTTTTTGCTTCATCTTGCCCTACAACATAACTGTCTAAATACTCTTTTATTTCAATAGGATTAAAGGATTTGTTCTCAACTACAGATAAATCGTCCTTTAAGTCTTCATTCATTAATTCATTACAAAGGACAATACAATCACTGCAAATTGCCACGTCATCCCCTACAATTAATTTTTTAACAATATCTTTATGGTTACCGCAAAATGAACAATGTTGTAATTTAATTTCTGACATAGTAATATTTAGTTTTTACAATCTTTATCATTAACAATTTTCAACTGTAACTCATTGATAGTTGTCGAAATTTTTTCTGCATAGGCTGTATTTAAAGGTAAAGCAACATGATTATTCTCAATCGTATTTTGCCAAATCGTAATTGCGTTAGGTTGCCCTAAACTATACATTGGTTTGTGTTTGCCTATAACAAAATCAGGGACATAACATTTTTTAGCAATAACTTGCTTATTAAAATTGGTTATTGTTAACATAAGTCTTACTTCATTTTGATTTATGAAATGGTTTCTTATCCCCTGAATTCTAACCAAATCACTAAATTTATAATGTTTTTTAGTTTCATTAAAATTAGTTTCATTTACAAAATAAATATTGGCAGGAAATTTGTCAACTATATTATATTTGCCCTCATCAAAAATTTCAAATAATTCTTCTAAGGCTTTTAAAAAATTTTTATTCCATTCTAACGAATATTGTACAACCAAATATAAATTTCGATTGTTGTCAAATTTTAAAAAATAAGGTAATTGTTTTATGTTATAAGCTAATTTAGGATAATCTGATAATACCTGTGTAATTAATTGGTCTCCTGCCTTTTTTTCCTGTAATAATGAATTTATCTGTGTTGAATGCTTTTGTCCTTCAAATTGTTGCGTAGATTCTTTATTAGAAAATAATCTATGACTTATTTTACTTTCATTTACATAAACATCTATTACAAGTTCATATAAATTATTTTTAAAAACTTGAGAAACTATATTAAAGTTGTCTACGTACCCTGAACTATAAGTCGAAATTTCATTCTTAGTAAGTTCTATATTTTTACTTTCTCTATCACTTAACAAAACAACTCCCGAAACATGCTGCACAGCTACTTTAAATGCATTTGTTTTTGCCTCTTCAAAAGTCCTGCCTATTCCATATACTCTTAATGGATTACTTGCATATGCTAAGTCAAATAAAAATAAATATACAACTACTAAAAGTAGTTTAAGTTTCATTGACTAAAATATTTTTTTTGCATGTTAATTACAGCATCCGCGCTATATCTGTCCCAGCGAATTGTTACGTTTACAGTTTGCCGATCAACGATTCGTTGACTGATTGGACGAGCACCCCGAATAATACCTTGTGCATTATTTTTTATTGTTGATACTACATTGCGAACAGCATCATTTGTATTTTCACGCACTGCTACATTGCTTTGTTTATCGGCATCTATATCATTCATTGATACTTCGCCCTCAATACGTTGTTTAATACGATCTTTAGCAACTTCCCAGTTTTTAGCCATTGTATTAACTGTGCGCTGGCTTGACACATCTTGCTTTACAAAACGTAACAATCTGTCTAATGCTCGCATTTCAGCAACTTCAAACGCATTATCACGCATGGCTTCGCTATTACCAAATGATGGAGCATATCCTGTTGCTTCAATAGATTTGATCTCGCCTTTAATACAAGTGGCTTCGGTGATTCCTGAAAAATATTTACAGTCCCATTCAATCTTAATGCCCTGACCAACAAAATTAGTATTTAGGGCTTGAGTAACTAATGGATCAACTTTTGGTGCTTCTATGGTAGCATTTGGTCTTGCGGTACCACAACCATAAATACTTGCTAATAATGCAACAACTACAGCCATTTTAAATTTCATGGATATCTCCAATTAAGTTTACAATGTTCTTATATTACACTAGGCTGCAATTATTTTCAAGTTTTTTGGTTACGTAAATATTCTTCGATTGCTGATTTTTCGTTTTCGGATAACAAGTCTACATCATATTCACCCGAATCAATCTTTTTGACCAGATATTCTAAATACTCTTTATCGTATAGATATGAATTGGTATTACTTTTAACAAGCTCAATCCATTTTACACCATCAAATTTAAATACACGATTTGGTAATACATCTACTCTAACATAAACATCACCCTTATTAGCAAATTTTGGAAACTCTGACCCAAATTTTGTTGATATAGGATGTAATGAATCCGCTGTTAATTTAAAAAATTCTGGATGTAGGTCTTTAAATGCATCTTTTTGCATTGCCTTATTGTCATATACTACATATCCACCATCAACTTCTTTAAAAGGTTTTTCTTTTGTAACATTCGTTGTAACAATTTCCTTTTTAATAATTTTAGACTCTGTTGGTATATCTACATTTTCCTCTATTTCAGGTTCTTTATATTCTTGTAGTCTACCTAGACTACAATTTTTATTTGTACAAAATAGTCCTATATTATAAACCTTTTCTAAAACTTTCCCGCAACTTGTGCAACTGATTTCCTCAATAACCTTTGGTTCAGGTGTATATATAACAGGCTTCATTTTTTCAATACCTGGAACTTTATCTATCCATTTCTTTTTTAGATAAACTTGTTCAACTGTTTCTTCTGGTATGTCAGGTTCATCTATCAAAGGTTCTTCTGGTTCAAGTTCTTCTTTAGTTGGTTTTTCACCTACATCCGCTATCCATGGGTCAGGAGCCTGGTTTTCTTCTCTTGCATTTTCCCATTTTCTACTTTCATTTGCAGCCAATACTAATGTTAACGCTAATGGATCGAAAACAAATACAATTAAAATAATCACCCAACGTACTGCACGTTCAAGTAAATTTGCATCAGGATCATCGCCATATATAAGTGCTGCTATATATTTTATAGGACCAACTTCTGCTTCGACCTTGCGAACTTCCGCAGCGATCGGAGCTCGTTCTTCATTAAGTTGTGCAATCTTTTTCTGTTCGACTTCGATTTCCCGTAAAAGTCTCTGACGTTCTGGACCTTGCTGTCGCCTAATTTGTACCGATCTTTCGGCACCCTGTTCTGACGTTGAACGTGCCAAAGTTTGGTCCACGCCCGCATCCAATTGTCTAAGTGCTGCCCTATTAGCATCTATATTATCCTTCGCTATTTTTATTTTTTCGTCGTATATTGATATTTTAGCAAGTATATCCCCACTTACTAAATTTTGATCGGTATGAGCTTTGGATAAAAAACCAAATATACCCATACTAGTTAATAACGCAAGTGAAATTACAGATAGCACTAAATAAAGGCGCATAGTAAATTTTACGTTTTGCCAATATTTATGTAACCAAACAGTGGTTACTACCTTAGCAATTTCAAGCGCACTGCCCATTATTATAATTGGTATTACAGCAGCCGCAAAGATTGCAATAAGTCCTAGAATACTATACCAAGCGGCTATAACACTTAAGGATAATGCGACAAACAGTGTGATATTAGAAACGTTAAATATTTTTAAGAGCATCTAAATATTTAGCTGATTTCAAGGTTCAATATCTTCTACTAAACCAAATAGATGTCCATAATGTTCAATAAATTCAGGCAAACTAAACACAAGTTTTCTAGGAATACCTGGACCTTGTGTAATATGTACTGTTATTAAATACTCTTCTTGGTTTCTTGATTTAATCTGTATTACTTGAATTTTATCTCCATCTTCAAATCTATAAATTTTACCTACTAAATCATGCAAGTTCATTTTTTATCAACTTTAAGCACACCATAGTCTGCATATTTTCCTGACCAACTGCCACCCCAATTTTCTAATTCTTCATCTTTATAAGTAACTTTAGTAATAAGTTCCTGACCTTCTACCTCATCATAATAAAAATATAAATGTCTGGGATCAAAAAATTCGCCTTCAGGAACAACTACTTCTCCTTCAAAATAAACTCCTTTACCACCTTGAACCCACCATAAATAATAACCCGATTTAACATCATTTTCTAAATAAAATTCGTTTTGAATAGCAAAATGCTCATAATAATCATCCTCACTATGAATTTTATCAAGATAGTTTCCTAACTGTTCCATTAAAATAATTGAATTGTTATTATCTTTTATTTCTATCCAACAATCGGTGTCAGGACCTGAATAAAATCCTATATCAGTTAATTCATAGTAGTCATGACCAAATCTAGCTTTCTTAGGAATATCCTCATCAATTTCATCTATGTCTCCCGTTAAGGCCTGATGTAAGTTTTCTGTTTTATCCTTCCAATAGTCATATTGAGTTTTGGTAATTTTACTAAAACCTCTATCACTTCCTCTACCTGCTAATTCTATTTTGTAAGTGCCTGCAGGATATATGATTGGTATGATAATTTTTTCTACATTTTCTTCTGTTGTTTCTGCTAAGTTATTGTTTTCATTACTTGACATAAATTTTCCTTTTTATCTATTAAATCTCGTCTAGTTCTTTTTCAACTTGTTTTTGTTCTTCTTCATGTTCTTTACCAACTTCCGTAAGTTCTAAGTCACTATCACACATAGGACAAACATCCTTTGTTAAATTAAATTCTAAATCATCTTCTTCATGTATAGAACCATCTATATTTAAATGAAGTGTAAGAGTTTCCCATCTAGTACCTGTCCAACGACACTTTGTGCATTTATGTGTTTTAGGAAATTGAAATTCTTCACGGTATTGCCAATCTTGAACTTTATAGGTTACTTCGTAACCACCTTTACGATCGGTCCACCAATCGTCTTGATTAAGATATTGCCAATCTAATTCAACATCATTTTCCCATGCATCATTTATAACTTCATCAATATCAGTGTCACCAGAAACCAAACCATCTAACATAGATTGTAATTCATCTTCATCACTATGAGGATAAATTTCTTCAAGAATTTCCAGCGTAATATCAATACCATCTCTCTTTTCGACTTGATGCCACTCACTTTTTACAACCATAACCATAACTTATCTCCTATAGCCACAAATGGCAACTGTATTTGTTTAAATATTTCATATTAGCTTTATCTGAGCCAAAGTGTATTTTGTAAAAACGATTATATGCTCTTTTATACCTGACTTGAACCTTTTCGGGCGAATGCATAGCAAGATAATGCAATACTATAAATGCTTTTATTATTGCACTGTTTGGATTTATTTGCTTATCTAAAACGTATTGTTGATATGGTTTCCAGTTATAACTCTTTGGTAAGAATCCATATCGCACATAATGCTTTAATCTAAAAACTTTTTGAACATCCATTGGTCTATACTTACTTATCATCACGGAACCTCACAAATCTAGGGAAACGCAAACTGTAACTACCATCTTGGTTTTGTGTAATTACATCACATAAGATTTCAACAGTACGACCAATGACCAAATTGCGATTAGCGTATAGCTCATCTCTATCAACGTCACTAAAACCACTACCCACATTGACTGAAATTTCTTTTCCGTCGTCAATTCCAAAGCAAACCAATGCTCCCAGGCGTCCAATATTTCTTCCCGTACCTTCTTCAACACCGACCACCTCCAAATCTACTGTAATGGTAGGTTTCCATTTCATCCAAAATGTATTACGCTTACATTCGTATGGTGCATTAACATCCTTAATCATAATGCCCTCAAAGCCTGCATTGACCTGATCTTTAGCATAACGTTCAAGTTGATCACGCCCAGCGGCCGTGTCTAAGTCTACCATAATATGCGGTAGTAATTCAACATTAGGCATAGTCTCTACAACACTTCGGATGCTTTCAAGGATTTTAATACGTTTGCTCAATTGTGTATTCCAATGCCCACGACGAAAATCCTCAATAGGAATAATATCAAAAATATGAAATACACTGTCATCGTTATCAACATTTTCCTTACGGCGTGCTTGACGCATCAACTCCTGAAAACTATTACCAATAACTTCACCATCTAACATAAAACCCATGCTTAGGTTACTAGTACCAGCTTGTCTTATAATTTTGTTAAAATTGTCCTTAATTTGTTTTTCAATGTGCTTAAAGTTATCAAACACCTTACCATTACGGCTATAGCAATCAGTTACAATAGTATCACCCATATTTACAACTTTAAGCAATACTCGCACTCCATCTAGTTTTGGCTCTAGTCGCTTAGTGCCCTTCATTTCAGGACGACCCTCACTATTGGTTGCTAGTTGACAACCAAACACAGGGATTTCGTACTCAGTATCCTTAAAGATTTTATTGATTGTTTTATCACTAATACCTGCTCTCATATCACGGCGAATGACTGGAGCACAAAAGTTATTCCATTCAACACTATCAAACCGTTCACTCATATCCTGAATTGCATCACGGGCTGTATTACCAGTTAACTCTCTCACTGCAAGGTAACCTAGTAATTCAAGAAAATCACTCCAAGGATTTTCTGCATCTACAATTCCAACTGTATCAGGTACTTGTTTTACACCGAAGGTAACGTAGGGGTTATAGCAAATCTTTAGCAATTGTAAAAAGTTGATAGCATTGACACTACCTAATGTCATAGCTTCCTTGGCTTGTTTAAGTACATCTTCCTTGTGTAAACGACTATCACTTTCGTTAAGTTTAGCGATCCAACTAGCAGACATAGTTAATTCCTTAGCGTAAAACTAGATTATAGCTTAATTAGGATTTACTGTCAACCTTTTCACCCTTAAGGATATTGACCAATTGTTTATTTTTAAAGTCTTGTTCCTTACGTGCCCGTTTGTCGTCCTGTGACCTACCAAATACCATTGTATCGTATTTTCTAGCCCATTCAATGCCTTGAATAAACCTTTCTAAGTCACCTATTGTCCCTACGAATAACTCAGCATCACGGCTATAGACTGGTAAACACTCGTCTTTTGGTTTGATAGCTAAAGTATCGCCAAACTCATTATGAAAGTCTCGTGATTGGCACATACGAAATCCAAGCTCATCACATTTTTCCTCTAAAATTCTTATCCTACGAATCAATGCATAACCGCTCATTCTTTTCCCCAACTTATATATGGTCTCATATTTCCTGTTTGATTCCAAACTATTTTACATCCTGATTTTTCAATCAATGGTAGTACTTCAATAAGGTTTTTTACACCTTCATCATCTCCTGCAAAACAAAACAATGATCCATTTGTTTCATGTGGGCGATAATGTGGGAAGGTACTATAGTCATCCTTTGTGTAGCCGTCAGGTAAAATATACTCCTCTTTGATTTCATCAAAGTATACATCCAATTGGCAATCCTGTTCATGACTAAACAATACTTTATGTATTTCAATTTCCTTACCTTCAAACGGTCCATCTTCATGAAAAAGAGGTAGTTCTTCCCAAGCACATGTTTGACAACAAGGTAATGCCCAACCTACATACCAGCCCTCACTTTGTAATATTTCTTTTAATTTGTTAAACATATTCACCAACTTGAATTATAAAATACTTTTCTACCTAAAAACAATTCTGCTTTTGCATTTACACAAAATTGTAGGTCTTGTTCAAGGTAGTAATCGTCACTAGGATTGCCAAAAAAGAAACCTTTAGTATCCATTATAGACAATACACCTGATCTTATGTCCGATTCTAGATTGTCTACATCTTCCCAAGTAAGCTCAAGTTCTACGCCGTTAAATACGTCATAATGTAGACCCTTTTGTTCTGCAAGTTTCTCCATCCAACCTTGTAGATTAGGATGCTTGCGCCAGTATGCCACATCCTGACGGCAATCGTCATTCCATTCAGTGTTGGCTTTGTTTGCGATATAAGCGTATTGATCAAGACCCATATCTAACTCCTTAGACTTTCGTTTACTATAAAAACCTGTCACTTATTTGCTTGTTCTTGTACAGTACTTTTAACTACATCTACGCTATTGTCAAGCAATTTGGCAACACCACTAAAACCAATCGTTGCTATAACAATACCAAAAAATGTACCAGCAATGAAATTATACATATATTCCTCTCATGACCATTTTATTCTAAAAAAAGTTGCAAGCTTTGGATCAGAAAAATAAAATTCAACTGATCCTATTCCATGTATACTAGGTGCTCTCCAATACCAAGAAAAATCTTTATTCAATTCATATCCGTTTGAGGTAAGTTCATATTTGTAGTCCAATGCATCTGTCGGTTTTACATCCTTTATTATTACTGTATTGCTTAAATTGGACACTTGCCTATACATACCTTTGTTTGATTTCTTTTTTAACTGCTTCAATAGCCTTATTCCAACCCTCATCATCACCAACCCATTTGGGTTTGCTTAACTCGTTATCCAAATCTTTTATTATGTGTTTGGCAATACTACGACATACTGCCATGTCTTTATAAGCACTATCTATACCTTTGATTGAATCACTGAGAATTTTATCCAAGTTACTCATTAACTGTATAATCCTTTAGAAATGCTGTAACATTTTTATAGTCTTGTTGAGTAAATTGAAAAGCAGGAGCGTTCATTGTGGTAGATATTTCTACATACTTAACGCAAAGATTATCACATAAGTTGCGTATGTGTTTCCTACTCCAAGCATCAATGGGGAATACAGCATATTCATTTGGTATCAGTGTATATTTAGGTTGAATTTTCATTTAATACTATTTAATAGTGATTCTGCTAAATCAGTATCATCGATTTGGTCAAAATATGCCGCCATCATCATGTTGTAAACCACTTGTGCGTCATGTCCAAACAATCGTAAGATCACCTTGACCTCTTTTTGATCTTTAGCATTCCACAATAGGTCTGCGATTCTATGCTGGTCAGCGTTTTGAAGTTGAAGTTCCATTAGATTACCTTTACACGATTAAGTTGGGTTGTAGTACCATCACGGTGTGCTTTTACTGTACCTTGTACATTGATAGTGTCACCTACCTTAACACCCTCACGATTGTACGCAAAAAATACTGCTTGGTTCTTATCCGTAAGACCTGAAATAAAGTAGCAATTGTATTGTTGACTAAATGTGACTTTGACAATTTCAAGCGTAGCTTTTACTTTGTCTCCAACTTTACCAATCAACCCACCATTAGCACTTGACATTTTACGATCAAGGTTATCACGTTCCACATTGCGTAGGTAACAACTTGGAAGTGAGGCAATTACAGCAATATCATAATCGCTAGTGATTTCATCACGGTTTGCAATGCTCATAGCAGTACTGTCAAACTCCGACAATTTTTTACCTTGTAGAATTTTGAAAGTAAAAGCTTTGTAATATTGGCGAACAGCCAAACCTTGTTCACGGTCTTGTTCGGTGATTTGTGAGGTGTCATCGAGCAAACCATACATCAATTGACGGTTGGTTTTTTTGTCTGCCTGTTGTAGTGAATTAGGAAGGATTTCCTCGTTGGTAGCCCAGGATGTTACCAACTTGACATAGCTACCGTTGATGCGTTGGGCGGCACAAGCACTTGCCCAAACATCGTCAGCGACATGGCTGATTACTGGACGTTGATTACGCACGATTTTGCCTTTACTGAGATTATTGTAGCTTTTACGAAAGTACATTTTTTGCTCCGTTATCTAACTGTCAATAATGCTATTATACTACCAAGTCCATTTATTGTCAACCTCAAGGGTTATTCAACTCCGAAATGTTTTACTATTTTATCTCGGCACCGTTTAAAAAATCGTTGTTCAAACTCATAGTCAATTTCTTTACTGTATAGATTAGGCTCCAATGACAAAAGACATTCCTGAACAATCAACAGGGCAAATTCATCAGCCACCGTCTGCCAGTTCATAGGATCCTTGGTATGTTTTAGCACACAAGCCCGCCAAAGTTCTTGAACTCGTTCGTTCAATCTTAAACCCCGAAATGTTCTTTAATACGGTTTTTAACATGAATGTATTCTGAATAGCCCATATTTTCAGTTGCCAATTTTAATGTTTCTGCTACTAACAATTCAGCAAATCTAAGTGTTACGCGGTCGCTATAACTTTTTTTACTAGTTTCTACATCTCTTTCTAAATCAGAGGCTTGTTCATATAGGTCAATTATTCGTTCGTTCATTCTAGGAATCCTAGACAAATTTAGCGAAAATGTTCTCGCGGCGCATTTTTTGGTTGATACGCATGATTTTATTTACAGTCTTATGTAAATCTTTAAGTACCTCAGGACATTCAGCAACCATAGTATTAAGGCGGCTAGCCTCAGCAACCAATTTTTGCTTTGTAAGGAAGGTCTTAACATGTTCTTTTGCAACCAAAGCTTTACGACCTTGTATGATGATTTCTGTATCTCTAACCATTGTCAACTCCTTGTTATTCACTATACCCATAGTATACTACCAAACCCATTTATTGTCAACCTGTAGGGTTACTTAAATCGTAGTAAATCTGCTATAAATCCATCATAAAGGTATTCCAACGCACGCCAAACACTGTCCTCTACGGAATTAGTTTCCCGCAATACAGTATAGGCTTCACGGAAATAATTATCATCCCCGCGGGCTTCTGCGTATTGTTGGGCTCGTTTTAGATATTCCATCTCTAACTCCTTGTTATTCACTATACCCATAGTATACTACCAAACTTATTTATTGTCAACCAGTGAATATTACCACTTACCGCCGGTTCCATTGATATCTAAAAAGATATCTCGTTTGGGTTGAGTTTCATCACAAACGAAGTCAAACATAAAACCATAGGAACCATCTTTGCTAATTTGAACCTTGTAATCTTTACTAAGGATTCGAAGAATTTTTTTGGCTTCTGCCCTTGTACAAATCACACTAAGTGATCCAAAACAAAAACTTGCCATGTCGGCATCAATAATCTTAGCAACTTTAGTTAATACTTCTTTTTCGCAGACCATATGTAGCTCCTTGTTATTCACTATACCCATAGTATACTACCAAGCCCATTTATTGTCAAGCCCGTTTTTCCATTACATAGTTAAACAGAATCCATTTAGCACGATTAAGGGCTTGACGTACATCCTCGGCAATCATCAAATCAAACTGCCCACCGTTGTCACTAGACAACATTTCCTGACAATCACTCATCAAACTAGCAGCCATCATAGCAGGTCCTGAGAAACGAAACGTCAGGCTTTGCTCCACAGACTCACGCATTTGGTCTTCAGTGCATCCATACATACGGACTTCACGCTTTTGCTTTTCAGACATTTGTGCATAAGTTACCATTTGCTACTCCGTTGTTTAACTGTCAATAATGCTATTGTACACCCATGACCATTTATTGTCAAATTTAGGATACCTTTTTAGCGGCTTGGCTAATCTCTACACGTACCGCAGGTTCTACTTTCCGTCGACGGATTTCCCATTCTTTTTCAGCAGGACTACCCTCACGCACCAATTTTGTTAATCTGGCACTTGCACTCATCTTTTCACGCCACAGTTCGTAAAACAAAGCACGGGCAGGACTAGATTCGATACCACCAACACGTTCAACTCGCATAAGAATTCCTTTAATTGATTAAGCTGTACAATTTAAGCTACTATGGAATTATTGTCAAATATAAGGATTCTCTGTCCAATATGATTCCAAAAGTTTTGCCGCTTCAGATTGGTTGTTTTCTTTTAGGTGTCTAACGGATTCTTGTATAAGATATAAAGCAAAATTATCGTAATCAAATTTGGTTACAATATGTGTTTCATCTTCATTGGGTCTTACTTCATAGGTTGTTGTTACTGACTTATAAAAAATAGCACGAATTAATGGATTCACAATCCAAACTTTTGTTTAATCAAATCACTAGATTGATAAGGTTCTGCATTTTCTGCAATCTTGGCACATTCTAAGACAATAAGTTCAGCAAACCTATTTAAAAAGTTAGTTTTTGTTTCCCAACTGGTATCTGCCTGTTGATAACTTGATGAAGCTTTGTTCAAAATTGCTTTAATATTATCATTCATGAGGTAACTCCTTCCTTCAACACTGACCAACCTGTAAAATCTTTAAATTGCTTTTCGAGATTAATGATTTGTTTGCGAATATCTTTTTGTTTCCAATCACGCCACTCCATGGCCATTTTGACTGTCTTTTCACTATTAATTACATCAGCAACAAAACCTTCACCGCTATCATACTTAACAGCCTTAAATATCCAGTTACGGTCAACAACCATCGATTTGGACAAGTCCCAAGTCCAGTGATCTTTGTCAAGTTCAATTCTAGCATATAATTCATGCTTGCGATTAAAACTGTTAGGTCCACCTAGACAACTTAATACAGTTACATCTTTATCTTTAACATCAACTACAAGGAAGTAAGGACAAAACCTCTCTTGCCAATAATCACCGATTCTTGGATTATGTAGACTTTCTTCGTTAATAAGCTTTTGTTTTTCATAGTCATAAGACATTTTATTTTTCCTGAGACAAGGTAAATTGCACTCTTTTCACAGATTTTGTAACGAAACTTCTCCAACCACTGGCTTCTAAATCATAGACAGGAATACTTGTAGTTGATTGTTTCTTGGTCTTTGTTTCGGTAAGCTTAGTAATCTCAGGAAGTAAACTTGGATCAAGTGTACATTTCATAATCCGTTCTGTACCGTCTTTCTTTATAAAAGTAATATCAACAATGTTACTATGCAAAACACCTCTTAACCATGATTCAAATAATTCCCAATCATTGTCTTTCCAATCTTGTGTAGGTTGATATTTGTTATTTAGTTGCTCAGTAGATTCCATTTTTATCTTACATAGTAAAAATTAATATTTTGTGGATATGGAGTAGGGTGTGGTATGATAGGGGGTGTAATTCTATAATGTCCAGTTGGATAACAATTTTGAATGTAACCCTGCCTATAATATCTTACTTCACATTGATTCATCGCAGGTTGTGCATAGTATGCAGGTGATTGCATGTTATACATTGGCATGGTGTTAATTTGTGGCATTGAATTTGGTTGCATAGAGTTGCCAATTAAAGCACCAACTACCAATCCACCTATTGCAATATTTCTTTCACGTACCGACAAATCAGCCTGTGCAATAAGTGGGGTAGCTATTAACGCCAAACCTAAAATTGCTTTATGTATTGTTTTCACGATTATGTTCCTTTATAACATTTAGTAAAATTTCTTCAACTAAACTATTTATGGTAATATCACGATAATGTGCACGTTTAGCTAAATCATAAAACAAATCTTCCTCAATAGGAATTTGAATACGCTTATCAAAAGGCAAATTATTCCATATTGCCAAACCTTTTTCTAAAAAATCTTCATACACTTCCAAATCAATAAATTTAGTATTGTCAAATGCAATACTATTATCTATTTTTTTTTCTTCTGCCTCATTTTTTAAACTATCAGAATAATCAGGATTTACATACCGATAAGGGCGTTCACCTTCGTTTTTAGGCCACACTTCACATTGATAAACAACCTGTGTTTCACTATCAAAAATGACACTAGCGGTTGCATGATCATTTTCAAAATCTAAGAACCTAGCATTTGAGCCATAACAATGCCATTGATATTCACTACCATCAGTAATTTTATAATTAAAAACTTCAAAAAGGTCTTTTAGGTTCATAACATCCTCACATAATATTTAAAAGTCTATCATAGCAAAAAGCCAATTTATTTAAAAGTATTTAGGGCAGGCTTTAACTCTGCAATTAAAATAGTCTCACGTTGGTGTGCTTCTTTTTTACCACGTACTACCTCCAACTTACTAAACACAAACGATTCTGGTCCTTGTGTTCTAAGTGCAACACACAAACCCCAACTTTTATTCTCAGTTAAAGCCCTTTGCAAATGCTTTTGCATACGCCTACGTAACGTTTTATATACGTTGCCATTGTAAATAAGGGCTGTCAACCCAATGTACTTTTCACCTGTGAACTTGTTTTCAATCAGGTAAATTACATGGTTCCTGTCACTGCGTTTTTTACGATTCTTTAGCATAAAAGACATTATACACCCATACACATTTATTGTCAAATACTAATCTGCTTATTTTTTAAGCAACTTTTCCAAGAAAAACTGTTGTTTTTTAACAACATCTGCTTCCCATGGAAGTTGCAAGTATTCTGCATAAGACAAGTTGTATACTTTATGTTTTGGGATCTCGTATCCGAAATCCCATACATATGATCCATTTCTGCCCATAGCAAGTTGCCCTGTGGTAATTTGACTTAGATGAATTATTTCGTGGGTCAATACATATACTGTTTCATTTATTCCCAAATCTATATTTAATTTAATTCTATTTTTGTACCTAGGATCTACAATTGTTTCTCCATAAGTTGAAAATCCTAGTTTACGCATTTCAAATATAATTTTATCAGGTAATTTAAAATGTTGTTTAGCGACATTTACAACCTTATTTAAAACAATTTCTTTATTAGAATCAAAACGTCCATCAATATACAAAAATTTGTTTTCACTTGTCATAAGGTTATTTAGCCACAAAAAAAGGGCCATATGGCCCTAATTAATAAAACTGCCCATATATACTTAACCCCTCATTACGCATACGTTTAATTGTAGGGCATAAACTACTACATACACCATGACAACGTAAATTTACTGTACTAAACAATCCGCTATCATATGATTCAGGTATAGCCATAATACTTAAATTACTAATAGGCTTGTCTTGAAAAGTCCATAAGTAATTACTACTTGTGGTATAATAATTTTGCAATGGTAACTGCACTGTAAAATAGTTAGGATAATTTGTTAATTGCTGAGATTGTAACCAAGTATACATATCATTATTTCTAGCATTAATCCAAAACCTATTACCTTTGAGAAAAGTTGGACTAACTTCAGTAAGCGGTAAATTACTGCCTAAATATATGATGTTATCAACACGCCAAGCATCTACCATGCAATTAAACCCATAACCAAATGCTTTCGCAATTTGGCTAGGGGTATTTTCAACACTTGGATCTTCTCCGTTAATTAAGCCTCTGTAAGAAATGTATAGCATGAACTATTTATTACATTACTTCAATAGGCCCATTACCGTTTTTGAAACCAACATGTCCACCTTCTTCCACAATACGTTTTTGAGCGTCCTCAAAAAGAATTGGGGCAAAGTCTATGCATTCTACACTAACATTAAAGTAACGTTTATCAATTTTGTTATCTTTCATTACTCTGTTAGCGTGAAGATGTCCATGTATGTTGCATCCAAATCTTGCAAGACTTTCTTCATGTATAGGTACGTGACTAAGAATAAGTCCATTCATAACATGATATCCTCGAATGTCCCTAAAGTGTTCGGTGTAATCACTAAGTTTAAAAATATCATGATTACCACGAATAAGAACCTTATCTCCGTTAAGTCTACTTAATATTTGCAGTGACTTACGTGAAATAACAACGTCTCCAAGATGATATACTTTATCCTTAGGACGTACACGGTCGTTCCATCGTTTAACCATTTCTTCATCCATTTCCTCAGCACTCCTAAATGGACGAAGTGGACTTCCATCCATACGTTTAAAAACAGTACAGGTTTTTTCGTGACCAAAATGTGTGTCACTTATAAGCCATACAGCAGGCATATTAATCTCCTTTATTAATTTGGAGCGGGTAGAGGGAATCGAACCCTCAACTCAACCTTGGCAAGGTCGTGTGTTAACCGTTAGCACCATACCCGCAAGTTTTGTATCTATTGGTTGATTATTTAGGTTTATAATGTATTAAATGCCAAAGCTCGGAATACATTTTTATTTTATTAACAACAACAAGTTTTGCTAACTTTGCCCAATCTTCTACATATCTATGGTCATTTTCTACAATAAATAAATCTGCATCATCTGTTATATAATCACGTATATGGGTAAAAAATTTATTATGTGTTTCCATGTTATAATCAACCAGGCACCTCGTTAAATTCATTTTATCTTTTTCATCAGGTGAATTATCATTTTCAAAAAGTATAGGTTCCCAAACATGTGGAGGATTACCTATAACCAAATCATATTTTTCAGTAGTAGGTATATTAGATATATTTGCGGTAGTGTAAACAGTTACCTTATCAGCAATATTGTTATCTAAAGCAGTTTTTTTACACATAGATGTTGCAAATTCATAATAATCATTAAAAACAATTGTCTCACATAAATCTAATCCATACATGTGAAAACCAAAAGCTCCTAGTCCAGCACACCATTCAAAACACCTATTATATTTATTTTTTGTTTTATATTTACTTACCAAGTTACCAAATTCCTCATAACCTGATGTGCCTCCACAATCTAAATGATTAGTAAAGCTCAATGTGATTCCAGAATTAAGTTTGTAAGTTATAGGGGTAATTTCTTCCAAATCTCTGTTTCCCTTAGTATTAACATCTACTACTGAAACCCCATCATTTTTTATAAAATTATTATGCATAATAAAGTCCTATTATTGGAGCGGGCGAAGGGATTCGAACCCTCTTCATTAGCTTGGAAGGCTAAGTCCTCTCCCAGGAGAACACCCGCACAATATTATTTATTCGCCTATACTTTGTAAGAAAATATCTGTTAACATCATCATAGTGAAATTAAATGATATAATAGTTTTTCTTAATTTCCTAGTTATAATGGGTGCTCTATGTACTACATAACTTGGAAATATTAATATATCTCCTTCAGCAATATCAGGCGTAAATGGTTTACATAAACAAGGTAGAATAAGTTCAGTTTTAGGAGCGTATTTTGGCAATTCTAAATAATATATACCTGTAAAGTTGGATCCATGCGTGTGCCAACCATGTCTACCATTCTTTTTATATTGCTGAAACCACAACTCATCTATACGTATATTTTTATATCCATTATCATTTGCAATTTCTAATAATTTAGAATTTAAATATGGCAAAAATATATCTTTCCATTTTTGATTAGTGTCGCTACTTTGCCAATCTAATTTACTAATAAAATTATTATCATCTACAAGGCTATTGTTTGTGCTAATTTTAGAAATTTCATTTAATAATAATGGCTTTATAGCCGTATGATTTGGTAAAGAATCAATAATATAAAATGTTTCAAATAAAAATTTTTTCATCTATCTAAATTTTCTTTTCCTAATTTATTTTCCATAAGCTTAACAAACTCAATATCATTACTTAATATACGATATTTTCCGTCTTTTCTATATCTAATATGAGGTATTTTGTTTTCATTAAAAACCTTGTACAACCAATCAATAACTTCATTAGATAAAACTGCACCACCATAATTAACATCTAAAAAAGCATAAGTATCTAAATATCTTTCAACAAAGATAACACCAATCGTACTTGGTTTAAAATGATTTGGAACAAGCCGACTAGTTTTCCAAAAACACTTAAACGTAACACATGGATCATGTGGTCTAAACTCATAAATGTTACACCCATTTTTTCCTGACCAATAACACTTTTTTCCAGGATAAAAGTCATGTCCATGTGCGGTACCTGTTAACCAACCATCACAACATTTAGTGCACCCATTACATGAACGCTCTATTTTAATTGGAACGATTGATGCCATATTTTATTACTTGAGTCCGCACTGTAATACTTATTTTAGATTATCAAAAGAGAAATTTAAACCTTGTTTAAATAAATTTTTTGCAATTAATTTGGCAGTATCTTTTAACTGTATAGAAGGCTGATGAACACCATCTCGTGCTTTATGCACTGGCAATAAATTATATGACATTCTGCTTTTAGGATAATTTTCACATCCTAAAATATCTGCTGTGTCTTCATCCCAACTTAAATCATAATAAATACACTTCGATCCGAAAATATTTTTACTAGCTAATCTTGCAAAGTATGCATATGTTTCTGCATTATGTTCAGTACCTAACCAATATTCTGACCAAAAGTTTGCAAATTCACTCGCTGAACTTAGGCTTACAACAACTTCTGGTTTATACATCGTAAATCTTGAAAAATTAGGCCAAATAATTACAACTGCTAAAGGCAATTTGTAAAATTCACTTAATATAATGGAATTATGATGTATAAAATTAATACTCTTACCACCACTACCTAAATTAATAACTGGTATATTAGTGATATCTTGCAAATAAGAACTAATTGTTTCAGAATCATCCACTCCAATACCAAATACGGTAGAACAACCAAATATTACAATTGATTCTTCCCATTTTATTGAAGAAAATTCTGGCGCTCTATAACCTAAACTATTAACTGTATAATTTACTTCGTGAGTTCTGTAATACCAGTCACTAGGAAATTTTTTACAGTGTTCCTTAAATAACTTTTCATGATCTCCGCCGAACCACTTATTTTTTCCAACCTGTGCCCAAGTACCATCATAAATTTCGAATCCTGATGGTAAAAAGGTTTGACTACTTTTTATTTTTTTAAACATGTATCTACTCCAATTCTTTCCATTTGTTTAATGGACAACTAGCGTATTTAATGCTAGTTTTGATTGGCATAAAACATTTACATATCTTACACAAATTTATAAAAAAATGTTCACAGGACTTGCAAATATCAAATCTTGTTTTTGCGTAATCTTCACTAAATTCATTTTTATCCATATTATATCTACAATTTTTGGTAGTAGACTAGGGATTCGAACCCTACCGTTCCAGCCCATCTGACCAGTCTCCAGAGTTTATAAATCTCCGCCGCACACCAGTGCTATCTACCATATTTTGGTGCCCCCTCACGGAGTCGAACCGCGCACCAACGGATTATGAGTCCGCTGCTCTAACCATGCATGAGCTAAGGGGGCAATTTTTTACTACGTTCTGTTAACTTTTTTCTAAAGTCATCTGCATATATTTCTATTAAACAACGATTTTCATATTTTACTCTATCACGCCTGTTTTCGCTTGCAGTACCCCAATACAAATGCTCAGGGTTACTACATTTGCTATTATTACATGCATGACAGACATGTATGATATGTCCTTTAGGTATTGTTGTCTCTAGTAAATGGGCTAGTAGACCTTTACAATAAGTACTTCCTCCACCTCTTTCTATACAGGCTGTGTCTAGGTTTAAGTGTACAGTGCGAACATCTTTAGGAAGTTTAATATACTGATATATATCCTGCATATTGTATTTACAATCTGTGATATAGTAAATAATATTTTGGAGCATCGGATAGGATTTGCACCTACGAATCAACGGTTTTGCAGACCGCGCCATTAGTCTTCTCTGGTACCGATGCATAATTTGGCCCGTCATGAAGGATTCAAACCCCCGACCTCTTGGTCCGTAGCCAAGCGTTCTATTCTGCTGAACTAATGACGGATTAAACTGGGGTGATCTATGAGGATTGAACTCATACTTTTTCGGTCACAACGAAATGTGCAGACCACTACACTAAGATCACCATTGATTGGCGGAAGCGGGCGGAGTTGAACCCCCAAGGCGTTATTAACGCTCAACTGTTTTCAAGACAGGTACCGTCGCCAGTCGGTTTGCGCTTCCAGTTATATTACCTAAAAGTGGCGTCTCAGGAGGGATTCGAACCCCCACGAACAGTTTTGGAGACTGTCATGCTACCATTACACCACTGAGACATTACTGGTAGAGAGTGTGGGATTCGAACCCACGGAACATATTTCTACGTTCGACGGTTTAGCAAACCGCTCCCTTCGGCCTCTCGGGCAACTCTCCAAATGCTACGGGACGCATAGTTGCTGTCGTTTAAGAGCCTAGCGTACTCCGCTGCCCTCCCTATGTTGTCGCCCTATCCTGGCGACTGTGTTTGGCGGTCCCAAGGAGAATTGAACTCCTGCCTGGGCAGTGACAGTGCCCTATACTTACCACTATACTATGGAACCAAATTTGTGCTATGTCCAACCTTGCAAGTAGGACTCTAGTCGCAGTCTGAGAGGCCATCCTGCCACAGCGTAAAGCGAGACTGTGCATCTTGGTTGCGGGTGAGGGAGTCGAACCCCCAACTCCAGCTTATGAGACTGGTTAGATGCCATTTCTACAACCCGCGATTGTTTGGTGGGTGTTGATGGTAACGCTCCACGAACTCAACTTCCCATCTCTTAGAGTAACGGATTTACAGTCCGCCGACGGGGGCAACACCCTTTGTTTGGTACGGGTAGCAGGGATCGAACCTACGACCTAATGGTTAAAAGCCATTTGCTCTTCCTCTGAGCTATACCCGCATTTATAATTATTTTATATGTTTTACTGGCAACTTTACTCATTAAAATAAATAAAAATGGTACACCGTATGGGAGTCGAACCCATCTTTTTACCTTGAAAGGGTAACGACCTAACCGATAGTCGAACGGTGCAAAATGTGTACATCAATTGTTAATGAACATTTAAGTGTTAACTTGCGTACAAGTCATTCAATACAAGCATTATATGTGATGACTGATTAATTGTCAACCTGCTGTACCATCTCTATGAAATCTTGACTTCCTAAATAATTTTGACCATTGTTTACTTTGTATGCAAGATTAGGAATAGTACCCTTTAAATGCTCTACGAAAAGCCAATTTAATACAGTGCTATCTATTTTTTGCCCTGCTTCTATAACTTCAAGATAAGTTATACCTTTTTTTAGACGTTTAGTTATGATAACCTTTGATAAGCTAGGCTTCATCCATTCTGGTATACTATGGTTTACTAACCATTCGCACTTATAAGTTTTACAAGGTTCTTCAGGGCGATTTTTATAAATAGTACAATTGTTTTCGCCTTTATAGTGACACATTTTTCCTGAAAAAAAGTTATACCCGTATGCTTCACCTTCTAACCAACCTTCACAACATGCAGTACAAGTACCACACTGCCTCGCAGGACCTAACATTGTTACAGGAATATTCAATTTTTTCATAATATTTAACTTATACTTTCATCATATTGAAACACACTAAGACTTACAACTGCGCCTAAACGGACGACTTACATCTGCTTAATGTGCTTGAATATAGTGTCGGCTACTTGTTCCCACAAGCCCCAACTTGAGTTGTTACCCTGTCCGTGCCTGTTCGTCTGAAGGCCAATCACATCTCAACATTTACCACACCGGATGAAAGGCCCGAAGGGAGGTCGTTGAGCTAACCTAGACTACTAACGTAAGTCCAACCGCCTACTTACTGACCGGCGTAGGGCCGGGGATACTTCAAAAATGGTGCCCGTAGCCGGACTCGAACCAGCACGCCTGTTAAGCGAGGGATTTTAAGTCCCTTGTGTCTACCGATTTCACCATACGGGCAAAACTTTGTACTTCAACTTTTAAAGATCGTTTACTACAGAATACAAGCATTATATACGAACTACAATTTATTGTCAAATTTTAATTGCTACATTTGGCAAAACTGCTTATCAGTGCAAAACCACATTGCAATAGTTCCCCTGTTACCCTTTTCTATTTTAGTTACTCCATGAGCAGACCTAGAGTCTCCTGTAAACATAACCAATGTTCCTGTCTTTGGAACAGAAAAGTAATCAGTTTCATTTGTAACTTTGATAAAAGTTTTACCCCCAATATAATCATCATTAAGATATAAAATTGCAGAATATTTACGCATATTTAAATCTTCTCTATTATTAGAGTTGGAGCCATCATCTACATGTCTCTCCATGCTTTGCCCTTCACGCCATAGTACTAAATCACAAAAATGTGGATAAACTTGTACCTTGTGGATAGTTGTTAACAACTCTGCTACACTGTAGTTTATTTCAATTACTTTTTTATTAAGAGCTTTGTTATCAATATTATAATAAAAAACATTGTTTCCAATGAACCATGGCATATTGTTATCATTATAATAAGGACAATTTGTCTTACCTAATAAAAAATTGTAGGTTTTTTTACAAAAACTCTTGTCTACAAAATTGTCAACAACTGTTATAAGGTCTGATATTTTCTGCATAAATTTGGTGGACGATGACAGGTTCGAACTGCCGACCTATGCCTTGTAAGGGCACCGCTCTACCAACTGAGCTAAACGTCCAAATATTTGGTCTCGGATGTGGGATTCGAACTCACGACCTCCTGCTCCCAAAGCAGGCATTCTAACCAAACTGAACTAATCCGAGAAATATTAATTACATTAAACTTAAATTTGTAGCAATAGCAACTCTATGTTTGGTATCGTTTTCTTCTTGTGAAACACTATGTAAAAGAAAACTAGGTATAATTATCATATCATCTTCTTCTACAATTATATCATAATGACTACAAACTAAGCTATGAAATGGGTTTTTAATATCGAATTTGCTATCCCTTAATGTATTTAACTCCTTAGGAAGATAATCATATAAAGGTAAAGGATTATGGAGTCTTAATGGCGCACTATTTTTTCCAACACTAATATAGTGTACACAAGCAAAATATATATTTCCATTTAAATGATTATGTTTTTTAAAATCATTGCTCTTATTCTTCATAACTGTAATGTTTTCAATTTCAAATTGATAAGAGATAGGTGCTTTGTTAGGAATGTTTGAAACTAAATTTTTAAAAATCTCATCATAAACATTAACCAAACTACTTAAATCTACCTTATCAAATTTTTCATTATCCCAATCATTATAATAATGGTGTAATTTACTTTGAGTATCATGCTTATTACGAAATGGTTGTTTCCTGTAATTTTTAATTACTGTATTAAGAATAGTCTTTTTATCAAAAGAAGTTGGATTAACTTTAACTTTTATGACTGGGGTATAAAATAAATTGTAAATTGTAAACATATAGTATATAATAATGGCCTGACCGGAGGGATTCGAACCCCCGACCAATGGATTAGAAATCCATTGCTCTATCCTACTGAGCTACGGTCAGAATACGAACCTTGGCTCACCGACCTGGGCTCGAACCAGGGACCGACGGATTAACAGTCCGGCGCTCTACCAACTGAGCTATCGGTGAATAGCTTGGTGCTGCATCCCGGATTCGAACTGGGCACCTACTGCTTACAAGGCAGTTGCTCTACCGAATGAGCTAATGCAGCGTTAATCTATTTACAGATAATACACTAAGACAGGTTTTTTGTCAAGTTTTTTGTCAGAAGTTTGTATATATTTTTAAGACAAAATTAACCTACTATGTTTAGGTATTCCAGCTAATAAATAATTCATTTGGTCTGTTAGGATATTGCGATTTTGCAATATCATGTTTTCAAAATGATTTGGAACATATGGCACATACAATATTTCCATTCTAGCTTCTTTCAAAGTATGATTACCTTTTTCGCTATTACATTTTTTACATGCAGTAACTACATTCATCCATTCGTTTTTGCCACCTTTACTTTTTGGGACAATGTGATCACGGCTTAATTGATTATGATTAGCGAAATGCTTTCCACAATAAGCACAAGTGTTTCGATCTCGTCCAAACAAGGTACGATTGCTTAATGATACTCTACCATGTTTATATGGATCGAATCCATGGCCTTTTATAGCTATAATGCTAGTAGTTTCAATGTAACTAAGTTCACCAGTTTTCTGATGACCACCGCGGTATCTAGCCACAATGTCACCCATTGTCCAAGAAACTGCTTTTTTAGCATGATATGTTATAGCATTATCATAGCTGATCCACTGTCTTGGAATTCCTGTAACGTCAAGGGCTAGTACTGACATTTTAACCTCCTATTGTTTTACCTTACGTAATGTGTCCTTTCTTATAAGGACTTCTCGATTAGTGCCCATTTTAAAAACTCTAATGTAATCTATCCCATCAATGGTTCTTGTCTCAGATTTTGCTGGACATACATACTTTTCACCATTAATAATGTTTTCAAATACTAATTGCTTCATAATATCTCCTTTTTGATTTTCCAGCAATAAAAAAAGGTTAGTAAACTAACCTTTGTATTTAGAATCCTAAATTTTTTCGTCGAACAAAACTTAAATCATAACTGGTAGCACTAATAGGATTGCCTTGTATATTAAATGGGAACTCCCATGGTTGACAATTTCTCCAATTTGGTCCCCATTTTTTAGTCATATACTCTAACTCATTTATATAACGACCATGATCAATTTTGTCTTTTAATGTCATATCTTGGCGCCATGTTTGTGACCCGCTTATCCCATACTCAAAAGTGCCACCATGCTTATATGGTATTCCTACTGATAAATGACGTTTAATAGGCTTTATCAAAAAACGCATTTCATAATCAGTATCTTCTGCATAACCAGGATAAAAGTTCTCATCAAATAAACCAAAATCTCGCACAACCCAATCACGTATTAAAAATAAACTATAGCCACCCATAAAACTTGTAGGCCCACCATGTCCATGCACCATACCATAGATTGGGTCACTCGCTAAACTTACCATTTTATCTAAAAAACCTTCAGTAAATTCAACATCGTGATTTGTTATAATCCAATATGGACTATTCATAAACAACTTAATAATTAAATTCCAAGCTCCAGAACATCCAATATTACGTGGCAAATGTACAGGATGAAAGTTTTGTATATAAGGATGTGGTTTATTACACAATGAATTAATATCATCGGTTAATTGTCCACGCCCATTATTATTAATAATAACAAAATTTTCAGTTGGATAATTTACACTGGCAATAAGTTTTTCTAACCAACTTACAGTATTAACAATAGCTGTACCGATCACAGGTATTTTATTCAAGTTGTCTCCGTGTCATGAATGCATGTAACTTTATTAATACATACACTGCGTAAACTATTACTTATCATGTATTTGCGACAACGTTCCCACATATCACCATCACCAGGCAATGTTTTGCTATCTATGGAACCATTATCAAGCCACAAATCTCTATAACGTAACGGGATCTTTGCAAAATTCATACATACACTAGAATGAACGATTTGGTTATAAATTGGATAAAATTTAACATATTTTTCTAGAGTTTCAAAAATAATAGGCAATGTAAATCCTGTTACATGCTTTGCCCTTGTACAAATAAAATCTGCTCCGGTAATTTCAACACAATTAACGATTTCTTGTAAATGATTGTTCTCCCATAAATCGTCATGATCTAAACGTGCAACATATGAATACCCACAGTCTATAGCATAATCTATAGCTTTATTAACCGTATTAACTCCACCATACTTCCAAAGAGTTTTTTTATCTTTATGAAGCTGACGTTCTCTAGCATAAGGTATATTCTTAAAAATTATTTTATCACTAGGATATTTTTTAATAAGTTCTACCACTTGGTCTTCTTTAGTATAATGATCTCCATACAAAAATACTTTAAAATTTTTATAAGTTTGATTAAAAACACTATCTAACGTTTTTTCTAATAATTTTATTGTTGATCCATCTTCTTTATAATAAGTTGCTATACAGATTGCAATAGGAATATCAAATCCAGGTAATTTATCTTTTTTTCTTATTACAAAACAATTACCGTCTTTAGCTTCATTTGTGTCGCCTTTTGCATTAAATATATTACTAAATGTTCCAATGATTTCAAAATCATCTGTAATTAAGTTACAAATATGATCAACTGCTGATTTTACCATTGGACTATGCATATGATCATTGTAATCATCAAAAACTATATAGCCACCATTATTAACAAGATGCCTGTAATTTAAAAAATCGTTCCAAACACCCATATAACTATGATCACCGTCAATAAACAAAATATCTGCCTTTACATTTTTAACTCTATTTTTTACATCATCAGATTTTGAGTCACCTTTTATATAGCTATAGGAATTTTGATGTTTATTAAATTGCCAAACATTTTTTAATACAATTTCAGGATCTATAGGCCAACCTAAATCTATACTAATAACATCAGTATGTGGTCTATGCATCATTAAACAAGCAGATCCTCCCGCATATGCTCCTATTTCTAAATAAGTAAGTCTATAATCTTTTGGATAAGTATTTGCTATATCCAATAGTAAATGATAATGATGATGAAAAGTTTTTTCTTTCATCGTAATAGCAATATTTTCAACAATATTAAGTGATTCTAAACTAGGAATAATCATATTAAGTACGAGGTTTAGCGGGATTACCTAAAAGTGTACATTCGCTTGAATATGAATGTCTTACCATTGATCCAGCACTAACTTTAATTTTATCTGCTAATTTTACTTTTGGTATGCAATAGGCAGCAGTACCAAAAAAACATTCATTGCCTATTTCACAATTACCCATTGTACCACAATGTGGACTAAAAGTAACGTAATCACCTATTTTATTATCGTGTGCAACGCATGAATATACATTAAATGTTACAAAATCTCCTACTATGGCATCTCCTAATATAGAACTAAAAGGACACATTACGATTCCGTTACCTAATTTCGCATGATTAGAAACATGACATGAACTATGAATAAAATTTCCCCAACGGTTTTCATTTTGTTCTACAAATATTTTTTTAATATTAATATCACCTACAGCCATTATAAATTTTGCATCAGGAAACATACCTTTGTCTAATTTTTCATAAACTTTATATTTGTTATAACTTTCACAATTAAAAGGCTGTGTACTCACAACTGCAACGATTTCATGATTATCACTTTCTATGTAACCTATAACCTCTTTTGCAAATCCACCCGAACCAAAAACAATATACTTCATTTTTTGTAAACCTCAAACTTGCTTAAATCAGGATAAGCATGTTCTATATCTTCATTATGTTTTTTGCTGCCATCACTAGAATTATAAAACTGATTCATCAATAATAACCCACGTGCTGCTAATTCAGGCATCATGTAAAAATTCCAACCTAACATGTCAAAATGATCCTCATGATAACTACACTCACGACGACCACTAAATCTAGCACGTTTAAACCATAACATTGCCTCATAATTATCAGTTAGTATACAACCACCTTTACTTAACTTAAAGTGTTTGTATGGGCCAGTAAAACTTAAACACATATACTGTTTAGGTATATACATGTCACAAGTAAAGCGTAAAGCACTGTCCCAAACTGGTGTAGGTTCTAAACGATATGCACCTTTAATAGTTTTTCCTTCTACAGGACTAAATTTTACTTTAGCCCCTGCATGAATGATTTCGCAAGGAACACTAGGATAAGTTCTGCTTGGAATAGTAATTGTTTGATCTTTTACACCAATGTACATTAATGCCAAAAATAATGCGTTACTTTGATTATCAACTGTAATAGCATAAGGTGCACCAGTATAATCTGAAATAGCTTTCTCAAATTCTTCAGTTATTTTATAAATTCCATTTGCCATTCAAAATCCTGTTATTTGGTGCCCCAGAGGAGAGTCGAACTCCTAAAATCATGATCCTAAGTCATGCACGTATGCCAATTCCGTCACCGGGGCGTAATTCTGTCATGCATCGTTAATCCATTTAAATGGTCTAACTCATGCTGAAAACAACGACTGGCTAGCCCATCTAACCACTCAATAGTTTCAACACCATATGCACTATGATATTTAACTTGTATTCTATCTGGTCTAATAATTTCACAACGTTCATTTGGGAAACTTAAACATCCTTCATTGAATGATACTTTTTCGTTACCATATTCTAATATTTTAGGATTAAAACAATGGTAAGGTTTATCATTTACTAACATAACAAAAACACGCAAATTAACTCCTGCTTGGTTCGCTGCTAATCCTATACCTTGTTCTTTATTCATCAACCTAAACAATTCTTGTACCAATTGTAAATTCTTTTTTGGTTTATCAAAATTAGCGATAACACAAACATTTTTCAGCAATGTTTTGTCAAGTTTCATACTTAAGTACACCTTTTTATTATTAAATACATATACATATTTACAAAGGAGTAATTATGCATAACCCAGATCTACTACGTAGATATTTAAACATAATAAATGAAGCTGTTACACAAATCAATGAGAAATGGGGCAAGCCTACTGTAGTAAGTCCTGAAGAAAAAGGTAAGTACAAGGGTAAATCTAAACAAGAATTACTAAAAAGCTATAACCAACTAAAATCAAGTGGCCCTCATAAAAAAGGTAGTCCTGAATACGGTCGTATGCGTGAACTTGCATTTGCTATACGTGCCAAATCAGGTTGGGGTAAAGTCAAAGATGAAAATTAAATGGGGCCTCCTCCAGGTTACGCTCCTGACTATCTGGTTCTTCAGACCAGCGCTTTCACTAGATTAGCTTAAGAGGCATATTGGTTCCAGATGGTGGGAATGATCCACCGACCCCTGCTTTATCAAAACAGTGCTCTACCACTGAGCTAATCTGGAGTTGTATTTTAATCTGATAGTCTTGTGTAATTTAATACATTACCTTGACCATATTGTGCTTCACCTAACATTTTTGCTTCAAAGTCATTATTTGCATAAACAATCGTTTCGGCAGTTTGAAAATCATTTATTTTTACCCATAATTTATATTTGTACATTTAATTCTCCTTAAATTTTTTTAACATCATTCTTTTTTTATTATGTATCTTTTTTATAATATTATCTACTTCTTGTTCATTTAGATTACGTACACTAAAATCTAACATAATAGGTATCTCTCTTGCATAGATAAAACTATGACTATAAACAATATCGTCTACAGATTTAACAATGTTTGCTTCTTTAAGAACATTTTGTACATATAACTTTTCTTGCTCTAGGTCATTTGTGACAAACTTAAATACTGGATCAATATTATTAATATTTGTCTCAAAGTAATTAAAACCACTAATGTTTGAATGTGTTTGTGTCAATTGGTTCTTATAAGAACCAATAGCTAGTGTTTGTAATTGATTGTTTAAAATTTGCCAATTCGGATCCATATTACCAGTAAAACTATAAAATTCATTGTTTTTAGGTGTCTTATTATTAAATAACCTAAAACATTTTAATTGTTGATTGATAACAAGTAAATCATCTTTTGACAATTTATCAGCCCATTCAGGAGTATAGTGTTTGATGAGTTTATGATTAAAGATAGAATCCAAAACCATTCTTGTCAAATCTTTACGCTGATACAAAGTTTGTACACTAATTTCATCAGGTTTAAGTTGACTGACAATATCTAAATCATTTTGTAGGATTTGTATGTCAGTCGGTTGCTGATTTAAAAAAGCTATTAAGTCTAATCCTATTTTAAATCCACGTTTTCTGCACTCCTTAAACAACTTTTTACATGTATCAATACCTGATACAGTTCTATTTTGACGTTTTAATGTGCCTATATCAAATGTTTGTTGGCAAATGATTACAGTTGTAAAATTGTATTTTTTAAGCACATCTAAAAGTTCAACAGTGTATGCACCAGGGTGTATTTCAAAAACCTTTTCACTAGGATGATTAGCAAAGTTTGGTAAAGAATCAAATAACATATCTGCCATACTAGCTGTCATTAATGACGGTGTACCACCACCAAAAAACCAACTAGTAATTAAATTAGTTTTAGTATCTAAAATGTTACTGTACATATCAACTACCTTAGGTAGGTAATGATCGTAGTATTGTTCAAATAAAGTATTGTTGTACTTCAACCCTTTATAGATACAAAACTTACAAATTGACTGACAAAAGGGGCTGTGTATGTAAACATTAAATGGGTTGGTATTAGCCATCCATTTATCATAAATCACTTGAAAGTCTATAATGTCAAATCTATTATACATGGTTAATTTGTTTGGTGCTGATGGCGAGATTTGAACTCACGACTTCTTTCTTACCAAGAAAGCGATCTACCACTGATCTACATCAGCATTTGGCAGGAGGTATAGGATTCGAACCTATGCATACCGGAATCAAAATCCGGGGCCTTACCACTTGGCGAACCTCCAACTGATTATATTTACTAGATAAACAGGCATTCCAAAATATATCTTGATACATTTTAGAATGCCGTGTTTAAACACGGCATATTGGGGTCATGCCCCAATCAGCAGTCTTACTTTGTGCGTTACCTCCGCAAATTTCATGTATACTGTCCGCCCGTTTGAAACAATTTTATAGTGCTGTTTCTTGGCCCTCGTTACCTTATACACTACTATCATAATATTTTAAATCTATTCTGATCCAATGTATGATAGAATTTCGCTATATTCAACTTTCGTTCAATAAGCATACTGTACTGTTCCTCTGTTAATGGCTCTGTAAAATCAAATTCATCAAAGAAACCGTACTCTACATCAATTTCATAATTACTGTCAACCTTCATATTTCTCCTATTATAAAACAAAAAACCCTGGGTTTTTAAGTTTCCCAGGGTTTAGATTTAACTTTTCTAGTTTTACCTAATCCCCAGGTATCCTCTATTTAACTGTGTGCGCTGGATACTTGATGAGTTTACTGGCGCAAAGGATTCATTGGCATTAAACCAATGACATAAATTTATTTTCAAGTAGGTATTCATCATAGTATTTTATTTATTCCTATTCATAATAATATAGTATTTTTAAATAAAAAACAAGTTTATTTTTTCCCAAAATATGAATATAAATAATAAATGTTTTTAGATCCCAATAATTATCAGACTGTATTTTTAAGTTATGATGAACCTAACTGTGAAAAAAACTTTGAAAATTTATTATTAGTATGTCCAAAGGCCAAAAGAGTACATGGTATAAAAGGCAGTGACGCCGCACATAAAAAAGTTGCTGCCTTATTTCCTAGCGATAGCCACGTCATTATAGTAGATGGAGATAATTTTGTTAGAGATGATTTTTATAAACAAAAATATCTTGTAAACAATTATAATGATAAAGTTGTAAGTTTTACTGCACACAATATCATTAATGGACAACAGTATGGTAACGGTGGTATAAAATGTTGGCCTCTTAAAATTATTAGGACGATGAAAACACATGAAAATAGTAATGATTTAAGTACATTAGTAGATTTTGATTTAAGTAATTATATACAGTTAAACCATATTGCCAGTGATATTATTATTAATTCAAGTCCTTTACAAGCATGGCGTGCAGGTTTTCGTGAGGGAGTCAAGTTGTTGCTTGAGAATGGAAAACTTATTTCAGACCTGAATAGCCTAGACTGGAGAAATTTTGATAGATTATATAACTGGATGCATATTGGAGCGGATGTAGAAAATGGATTATTTGCAATTTATGGAGCTCGATTGGGAGTTTATAAAAGCCTAATAAATTTTGATTTAAAAAATTTACACGATTTTGATTATTTAAATTCATTATTTCACATGAAAAATTATTCTACTAATCTATTAGAATTATGTAATGAATTAGGTAATAAAATAAACATACTATTGGATAAAGATATAGTAGATGATGTTTATTCTGTAAATGAAAGTTTTAATTATAAACACCAAGTAAAACCTATATTACGTTGTCCTGATGACATACCTTACGACATTGTTTTCATAGACTACGATGAAACCTTTGCTGATGAAAATTATAAACATCTTACAAAAAGATTTCCTAGAGCACTGCGTATTCAAAAAGTAAAAGGCATACACAATGCTCATATAAAAGCTGCTATGTTATGTAAAACAGATTATTTTTATGTAGTGGATGGAGATGCAGAAATACTAGATTCATTTAATTTTGATTATAAAGTGCCGTTTTATGACCAACCTAAAATAAGAGTGTGGAGAGCTAAAAATTGCATTAATGATCTAGAATATGGATATGGTGCAGTTAAACTTTTACCTAGGACTATTACAGCAAGGTTAAAAAAAACTGATCCTGACATGTCCACAAGTTTAGGAATAATTTATGAGCGAGTAAATGAATTAAGTAATATAACTAAATTTAATACTAATTCCTTTAATACATGGAGAAGTGCTTTTAGAGAATGTAGTAAATTGGCAAGTGAGCAAATAAATAACCAAAATACCTTAGACACAGCAGAACGTTTACACGTTTGGTGTACAAAAGGACTTGATAAACCATTTGGCAAATATTGTATTGATGGTGCTTTATACGGTAGGTCTTACGGTTTAGCCAATAAAAATAATAAAGAAAAATTGATGTTAATTAATGACTATGATTGGTTAAAAGAACAATATGACAGATTTTACGAAAATCCCATTTAATAAAATTATAAAATTTGGGCAAGAAACTTTACTTGATACAGATTTATTTACAATAAGTTGGATATTAGGACGATTTTGTAATTATAATTGTTCCTACTGTTGGCCATATGCACATGCCGATATTCCCGATTATCAAGAATTAGACTTATACATAAACACTATAGCTAAAATTAAACATTTGGCAAAAGAAAATAAATTTACAAAATTCCATTGGTCATTCAGCGGTGGTGAACCTACAGCCTATAAACATTTGTTTTATTTGTTAAAAGAAATAGATGGAGATAGTATACATATGACAACAAACTTAAGTCCAGGATTACAGTATTGGAACAAATATGTTGAATTAACTAAAAATTCTATTAGACGTAGTTTGACAGCAAGCTTTCATCATGAATTTGCAATTGAGTCAGAATTTATAGAAAAAATATTATGGTTAATGAATAATAATGTATTTGTTACTGTAAATCAGGTAATGGTACCAAAATTGTTTTATGAACTTTATGAAAGATGTTTAAGATTTAGTGAACAAGGAATAAACGTTACTCTTAAGCCACAGAGTGATTTAACAGCTAGTAATGTAATTACAGAGTATACAGAGGATATGATAAATATTATGAAATCAGGCTTACCTCAAAAAATTAATGATAAAGAACTTTTACAAGTAAAATTATATGATGAACAACATAACGTTTATTATATAGATCAGGCTGAACGATTTAATGCATTTAATTTTAATCAATTTAAAGATTGGAATTGTAATAGTGGGTATCAAAGTTTGGTAATAAGATTGAATGAGGTAAGACGTAGTTATAGTTGTAAGGACATCCCAATGGGAACTTTAAAAGATTTTATTTTATTTCAACACCCAACAAAATGCATTACTCAAAGATGCGTTAGTTCAGCGGATAGTAAAATCCCCAAATATAAATAACTTTTATGAAAAATTTATATCTTTTTCAGCCACAACATAATGTAACAATCGACAATGAAGATACTTATTGGTTACCATATAGTTCTGGATGCATATGGTCTTACGCTAATCAGTTTGATGACATTAAAGATAATTTTATCCTAAAAGACTTATTTTATGCAAGAGATAATCCAATAGAAGTTTTAAATAAAGTAGAAAATCCTACACTTTGTGGTTTTAGCACTTATATTTGGAATGAAAGATATAATTTAAAAATGGCAAAAATGATTAAGGAAAAATTTCCTAATTGTAGAATCATTTTTGGTGGACCGCAAGCTAGTGGAAAACTATTAAACTATGAATTTATTGACAGCATAGTAATGGCAGAAGGTGAAGAAAACTTTTTAGAAATATTACGTGATACCATATCAGATAAAAAATTAAAAACATTTTATGACAAGAAAAGATTAGATAATTTAGATATCCCCAGTCCATATACAACAGGGGTGTTTGACAAAATAATAGATGAAAATCCTAAAGCATTATGGAGCTTTACATTTGAGACTAATAGAGGATGTCCTTATGCTTGTACGTTTTGTGATTGGGGAGGCGTAACTTATAGTAAAGTAAAAAAATTTGATATTGAAAAAATTAAAAATGAATTAGAATGGATTGTAAATAAGCCAATTGGATACATAATATGTGCTGATGCAAATTTCGGAATTTTTAAAGAACGTGATAGGCAAATTGCACTAATTTTAAGGGATGTAGCGGATAGAAGCAAAACAGTTGACAGTATAAACTTGCAGTCAGCAAAAAATTCTACTGAATTAAATTTTGAAATAGCAAAAATAATAGGTCCCTATAGTAGGGGACTTACTATTAGTATGCAAAGTATGAATGAATCTACATTAGAAGCAATCAAAAGAACCAACATGGAAATTAATAACATTAAAACTTTAATGAAATTAAGTGAAAAATATGATGTTATAACCTATACTGAATTAATATTGGGTATGCCACTTGAAACACTGGATTCATGGAAACAGGGATATAATGATATATTAGAAATGGGTCAACACCAAAATATTGAACAATGGTTTGGACAATTACTAGAAAATAGTGAGTTAAATTCATTAAATTCAAAACTTAAATATGGAATTAAAAGTGTTACTACAAATTTTAAAAATTATATGCCAATGTATGTAGATAAATGTCCTGAGGATCCTGAGGTAGAAGAAAAAATAAATTTGATAAATCAAACTAGTACAATGACAACAGATGATTTTATTGAAGCATACATGTATGGATGGATGATAATACAATTTCATATTACAGGTTATACACAGGTATTTGCACGTTATATGAGAGAAAAACACAACGTATCGTATAGACAATTTTATGACAAATTATTTACAAAATTAGAAAATAGCTTTATAAAGGACCAATTTAACTTACTCAAAGAAGCAACTGCATTGTATTTGAGTTCAGGCAGTATAATTAAAAAAGATGGAAAACAGATACAAGGTGGAGGACATGCCTTACATACTTCAACATATGAATTTTTATATGATAATAAAGAATTAATATTTGATTTGGCTAAAGATGTTGCTAATGAATTTTTTAAAACCCCTGACCATATATATGAATTGCAAAAATATTACATTTATGATCCTAAACTAGACTTTCCTGTAATTATTAATACAGATTTCACATTGACAGAAGTATATGATAAAAATATTGATATTAAAGTAGCTCCAAGAGAGTTACATAAAACAAAATCATTAACTTGGAATTATTACAGATTTAGAAGACTAGGATTGTTAAAAAACAAAATTACAGTGATTTAATTAATGTTTTCTCTCTAAATCTAATGTAACACAATGAAATCCACCACCCAAAGTTCTTTGATGCCTACCTGGTAACATTACACAATCAATATTGTGCTTATTTAACTCTTTCCGTAAATTTGTTTCATTTTCATGTATGACAACCAAATTGGGATTAATACTTAATAAATTAACATTTATCCATACACTAGCATGACAGTATTGTGGATAATGATATTCAAACTGTGGGGTAGGACACCAAATTACATCCCATGATTGTAACGGTTTAGGTAATTGTTCTAAACTTTTTACTCTACTTGGATTTAATAACATTAACCCTTCACGTAATAATGTAATGGTACTGTCAATATGCATATATGCATATATTCCTTTTATCTTGTAAACCTTTTTGTTACTACCTACTAACTCTTGTAGGTAATCAGCACCTGCTTCATTCCCACTGTTGCTCACTAAATAATATAAATTATCATTATCTCTAATTATATTTGCAGCATCAAAGCATGGTTCGGTTTCATTAAGTGCGAGTATGTCTTTATTACCGATACAATTTTTATTATATAAACTATCTAACTTCTTTGCATTTTTTTTAACATAACGAACATTGTTATAACTAGTAAATATGCTATCCATTGATATATACTCATTTTGTCTAGCACGTAATGGCTGTGGAGTCGCAAGTATTAAATCATCATAAACTAATACACTATCTCTAGGACAATAATTATAATAATTGTTTGCAACTGTAGAATTAGGTCTACACACCTCAACATTTTCTTTTTTAAGAGCGTCCACTAGTTTTTCTAAATCTTCATTTGCTTCATCAATCACTTGTTGAGGATAATATCCTGTTTTAACAATATAGCTATCATCTTTATCAGCATAATTTACTAGACGTAAACTTATATCATCCTTAGGTATTTGAGCATTGTCTGCTATACCAACAATAACCTTTTTAAGTGGATCCCATTCATTTTTACTTAACATGTGAAAATACCTTTAATTTTGATAAATCAGGATAGTCATTATACGACCAAAATTTTGGTACTATGTCTGTTATTTGGTAAAATTTATCAATACCAAGTAAGGCTGTTTCAGGTGTCATGTAATAATGGTATCCAATTGTTGTAACATTTTGTTCTGCCCAAGGCTTATCACGACTTCTTCCGTCATATGACATTTTAATTAATTCTAAATAATCTTGTTCATTGCTTAAGAGTATGCAACCTCCTCGACCCAAACTTAAATGCTTCTTATGTTGAAAACTTAAGCACATAAATGTGTCTTTAATATATCCATTTTTTTTCCAATATACTGCTGCATCAATAATATTGGTATTAGAAAAATAATAAAAATTTTGCCAATAATCATCTCTCCATTCATAATATATGTTTAATTTATCTAAAGTCATAGGTATCGATAAATATGTATGCTTAGGAACAGAGGTTTGTTTTATTTTTTGCAACCGTAAACATAATTCAATAGCGTGAGTACAACAATCTGTGGCTACTGCGTAAGGTGCATTATAAAAATCAGCAATAATTTTTTCAAAATTTGTTATATATTCAAACATCTACTATTTAATAAAACAGCATAATGAAAATATTAATTACAGGCTCAAGTGGTTTTATAGGTAAAAATCTTATTCCATATTTAAATAAATATGGACAAACTGTAAGTTTAAAAAATGACCTTAGAGATTATGAAAAAGTAAAATTAGAAGTTTTATCTTTACAACCAGACATTGTAGTACATTTGGCTGCTCGTACAGAGGTACAAGAAAGTTTTGTAGAACAAGTTACCTTTAGTGAAATAAATTATGTAGGAACAGTAAATTTAATTGAAAGCTGTAGACTTTGTAAAAAGTTACCCTTTTTTTTGTTTGCTAGTACAATGGAAGTATATGGATGGCAACCTATAAGTGATCAAATAAAAAATAATTTAGATTTTGTACCTATTACGTTTGATGAAACTACAGTTCCTAATCCAAACGCACCATATGCAGTTGCCAAATATGGTTGTGAAAAATATTTAGAGTATGCTAATCGGTCATATGGTTTGCCTTATGTTGCTTTACGTCAAACTAATAGTTACGGTAGAAATGATAACGATTACTTTGTCACTGAACAAATAATTACGCAAATGCTTACTAAAAAAATAGTTAATCTAGGATATCCTGAACCTTATAGAAATTTTATCTATATTGATGATTTAATTACTTTATACTTAACCATAATTGAAAAATATGCTATATTTAATAATGAAATATTTACAATTGGGCCAAATGATCCAAGAAAAATAAGTGACTGTGTAGACTTAATTGCAAATAAACTTAATTTTAGTGGTACTGTAAAATACTATACTAAACCTCCTAGGCCAGGCGAAATATATTGGTTAAATAGTAATCATAATAAACTTACCACAATGACAGGTTGGACACCAAAAATTAGTTATAGTGAAGGAATAGATAGGACAATTACATTATGGCGTACCCAAAAAATATAACAAGCTTACATATAGAATTAACAGATAAATGCCAAGCAAGTTGCCCAATGTGTGCTAGGAATATACAGGGAGGTCCGCCAAGACCTTTTGTCGGAAATCATGAAATATATTTGGATGATTTTATAAATTGGTTTCCAATAGATTGGTTAAAAAATTTAAATAATTTTTATGCCTGTGGTAATTACGGTGATCCAATTATAGCTAAGGATTGTTTAGAAATTTTTGAATATGTTCGTAGTGTAAATCCAACCACAAAACTTTCTATACATACCAACGGCAGTGCTAGATCAGTCGATTGGTGGCAAAAATTAGCTAATATATTAGGAGCCAATCAGGAGGTTGTATTTGGTATAGATGGATTTAGTGAGAGTCATAATTTATATAGGCGTGGAACGAATTGGTACAAAATCATTCAAAATGCTATAAGTTTTATTTCAGCAGGCGGTATCGCCACTATTGATTGTTTAGTCTTTAAACACAATCAACATGAATTAGATGAATTTAAAAGAACTATGTTAGATTATGGTTTTAAAAAAGTAAACTTTAAATCAACTAAAAGATTTTATGATATGGAAAAATTTCCTGTTTTAGATAAGAATTTACAACATGAATATTACCTAGAACCTGCAAATATAACTCCATATAAAAAAATTAGCATTATTAAACTAAATGAAATTAATAATAATATTGAAATTTGGCATAATATAGTAAAAAACTCTAATATAAATCCTAAATGTGTAAATGAAAGTTCTATTTACGTTGATGCAAGAGGAATAGTTACTCCATGCTGTTGGATAGGCAGTGACATTGTAGAGGAACCTATTACAGAAACTTTTACTATACAAAAACTACGTAATAACTTAGTTGCCGATACAAAAAAACATTTTAATAATGTTTATAACCTTAACAATTCAAATATTTTAAAGTTAATATATATGGGAATTTTTAATGACTTAAATACAAAATGGGAAGAACCTAACAAAGCAAGTATTTGTGTAAAAAATTGCGGGGAACTAAAATGATAATGCAGGGATCAATACAGTGCAATTGGCAAAAATCAGACTATTTAAATTTAAATTTTCACAATTACCCATATCACCAAAACAAATCAATAAATTTAAACTACAACGAAGATTATAACATATATAAATTAGAAATAGGATATTTTAGGGCCGAAGATAATTTTATAGAAAAAACATTTAGTTTAGAACAAGAATTTTTATGGCTACATGATAAGTCATATGCTATTCATAAAATAAGACCTGGCTTGGTGTTACCCTTTCATAGTGACTTATATTCTAAATATTCTTTATATTATAATGTAAATGATATTCGTAAAATAACTAGAGTAATTATTTTTTTAGAAGATTGGAGTCCAGGACATATTTTTCAATTTAAAAATTTTAGTTTACCAAATTGGAAAGCAGGAGATTTTGTATCGTGGACAGGAGATACTCCACATCTAGCTGCCAACTTAGGAGAATTAGATAGATATACTTTACAACTAACAGGGCATACATAATTGAAAATTTCTACTGACAGGTTACACTATTGGTTTCAAGCAATACGTAAAAGTCCTGATCCACAACGTACATTAGACGCATTTTGGCAAGGACAAATTCGTAGTAAAGAATGGTTAATAGACAATATTAGTCCTTATATAGTTAATAATTGCTGTATAACAATATATGGTGGCTGGGTAGGGGTATTAGCAAGTATGATGTTTGAAAGTTTTAAAAATATTAAGCATATAATAAATGTTGATATTGATCCTTTAGTTGAACCAATAGCAAAAATTATGAATCAAGAAGAGTATAATCAGGGAAAATTTAATGCTGTTACTAAAAATATGGTGGATTATACAGATTTGTCTGATATAGTTATAAACACTAGTTGTGAACATATTAACCAAAAAGATTATGAATTATGGTTATCCAACATAAGTAAAAATAGTATAATCGTTCTGCAAAGCAATAATTATATTATTGATGAACATATAAGAATAGCTAAAAACTTAGATGAATTTGTAAAACAATCCAATTTGAATATTATAAATTTAGATGTGCTTGAACTACCATTGTATAATAGGTTCATGCTAATAGGGAAAAAAGTTGTATAAAATTGTACCATATAACGATTCATTAGATTTAAGTTTTTTTTATGAAGAATCATCTAAGCGTGGTTATACAAATAATAATAGTAAAAAAAGTTTAATAGATAGTATCTATAGTGAAAAAGAACACGTTATATTTATTTTATATTATAACAACACCCCGATAGGTAGCATAGGCGCACATAGTTTTCCTGAATTAGGATCAAATTCTTACAGAATAGCAGCAAGAACTTGTGTTTTTTCAAATCTTGCACCTACACCAAAATGGTATACTAACCAAAGAACATTAGGTACATTAAATGGTCTTAATAGTCATCAACATGTGACAAGTCAATTTTTAATACCTGCTTGTTTACAATGGACCCCATTATGTAGTAAACTATATATAACTACTAACAACGATAACACAGCAAAACAAAAGTCAGTTCACACATTATTCGCACCATTAATGGAAAAAAAAGGTATACTTAAATACGAAAAAGACATGTTGTATAGAGGCAGCTTACAAACAATATGGATGTTTGATCGTGAAGCTTTTACAAATGACTTAAAAAATTACCCTCGTTGGGAATTATCCATGGGTTAACTAATTGTAACATTTCATTAAAACCAATTCTTTTAGGATTATTTTTACATTGAAAAGTTACACTTATACAATATCTTGGGTATTTACTATTATTTTGTACGCCATGTGGAATAGCAACATTTACTAGAGTCCCTTTTTTAATTACATGTTTATAAGCTAAAATATAATCAGTTTCATTATCACAGGATAAATAGGTACTACCTATATTATTGTTTTTTACTTTTAAACTAGCATTGTTTTTTATTCTATACCAATTCATTGTTGTGTTTCCACAATCATACACATAATTAATTTTACAACTATCTATTGGATCAATGTCATCTACATGTATAAAAATATTGCCATATGGATTAGTGTAAAAAATTTCTAAATGTTTAATAAACAATCCTAAATCGGTTACCCAATCTAAAAATTGATCTTTACATTCGTTTACATTTACCTGAACATGATTTGGTTTATTAACTTTAGTAAAGTTTAATGTACTAAAAAAATTTTCATTTTTAAGTATATAATCTATTTCTAAATTTAAGTCAATTGCAAAATTATTCATATAAATCCGATCTCAACCAACTACAAATTAATACCCCACGTGGCATTGTTAAACTATAATTGTTTACACCATGCGGAGAAGTTTCATCAAAAATATTTAAATCTTTAACTTTTAAAGTACGTGTTTCTTCGGATACTGTAATAGTTGATACATTATCGGTTGGTATTTCAATTGCCAAATGATATTTTACCATTGAAGTAGTTCTTAAATCAGCCAAAATATTTTTTGTATCTATAGCTCTATTGTCATCATGATCCTTATGTGTATCAATTTTTGAATTGGGGGCTAAAATACTAAATGTTGCAATTGTAGGTAAAATAGTAAATCGTGTTATACAATCTAATATTTTACTTTTACGAATTAATTGTGAACTATTCGGAAAAATATTACCCATAAAAAATATAGGACAGACTTGCCAATAATATCCTGTATTTTTTGGATTATTAATGCAATCATCTATGCTTATGTAATCTTGAAATAAATTATTTTGTTTAAAAGTAAAATAATCATTTTTAATATCATCAAAGTGTTGAAATAAAATAGTATGATTTAGTTTTTCTGATGGTTCAAGAAACATTTTTAAATCTTTCGTACAAATCGTTAAAAGAATAAAGTCCTGCAAATTGCAAACTAACAGAAACTCTGGTATTTGGAGCATAAATCATATGAGGTATTGAGGTATTAATTATAGCAGGTCCTTGGTCATCCCATTCATCATCCTTTGTTGTCATATCAATATTAGGTACTGGTATATAACTTGTAGGTGTATTAAAATTATATTTTTTATCAAATTCATTACCCATATATAATTGTTCTTTAAAAGGTACGTCATACCACTGGACTGAACTATATTCCGTACTATAAGTCCAGTTAAATGCTCCATGCGGCGATATTACACCCGTAACATCACAGTCTACATGAGCAACATTTGGATTAGTTATTCGCCAATGCCATAATAATATTTTGCCTATTTTCATTTGTGCAATATTTTCTACATAGGCACAAAAATCATAATTTAGTATATCTTTTGATAATACGTCTTTACGTACATAATTATCTTCAGTAATAGACAAATTTATATTTAAGGTTTCTATAACTTCAAGATTAATGTATTCTTCTATAGTAAATGGTATATAAACTTTATGATAATAAGGTGCCATTATAGTACTGTCTCGCATTGTGTTAAATCACAGTCTAAAATATTATGTGTCCAAACAGCACCATAAATATGAACCCTATCAGTATTTCCTTTATTATGTGTGGAATGTAGGTAACTTGTATTTACCAAATAACACCACCCGTCTGCTGGTAAATGTATATCATTTCCATTTATAATAAATCTAGCATCAGTATTTGTTATAATTGGCATATGAAATCTTAATTTATCTGGAGTATCTTGATGTTGTGGGAGTTTGGTATTAGGAGTATGTATAGCTACTTGAATATCATGTGGACCGCATGACATTTCTTCAATAACTTGTTTAGCATACCCATAAAAACATTCTCTTGCACCTAAAGATTCTGGTTCTTTTACTAATTTACTTTCACTAGTATTTCTTGGCATAGCAGCATTATATTCATCTTTTACTAAAGTTCGTAACCAAGGGACCGGTCCAACTTTATTATCACCCCAAGTTAACATTATCCAAGAGGTATCATTTTCTAAATGTGCATCATTACCTAATTGACTGAGTGGATCATATTTCCACATGTATTTGTGCTCACCGTATTTCCATTTCCAATCATCGTAATTTAACAACAAATCATTATACCATTCTTTTAAAAGAGTTTGATCATAACGGAACCATTTTTTGATCAACCAACCTAATTCTAACACATCATAATTAAAAATTACATCAACCTTTTTGGTTAGATCATTTTTAGGATATGGTCTTAATTTATTTTTAACATTAGGAAAAATATTGGTTTCCAAAACTGTTTTATCTCCGCAAACATATTTATTGTAAAAAAAATATAATGTAAATATCAATATGTTTAATTTTAATGACTTAAACACAATTCAAATTGAAATAACAAGTAATTGTCAGGCAAGCTGCCCTATGTGTGCAAGAAACTATAGGGGTAACTTGCCTAATCCCAAACTTAAATTAAATGATTGGACTTTACAAGATTTTAATAAAATTTTTAACAATGATGTACTGAATCAAATAAAAACTATAACTTTTTGTGGAAGTTTGGGTGATCCATTAATGAATAATGATCTTTTATCTATGGTAAAATTGATTACAAATCAACATATTAATATTCATACAAATGGTAGCATACGTTCAACAAGTTATTGGGCAGAATTAGCAAAAGCTTTACCAAAAAAACATAAAGTTGTTTTTGGAATAGATGGTTTAACTGATACACATCATCTTTATAGAATAGGAACTAACTTTGAAAAAATTATTAACAATGCCAAATCATTTATAGAAAATGGTGGAACAGCAGAATGGGTTTATATTGTTTTTAAACATAACGCACACCAAATTGAATTGGCTAAAAAATTAGCTAAGGATATTGGTTTTTCAAGTTTTATTACTAAAAATAGTGTAAGATTTACGGATGAAAATTTTAATGTATATGATAAGAATGGTAAAACTTTATATCAATTGGAACCACCAAATGATAATATTTTAAGTTTTGTTAACAAAGATACCATTCAAAATTTCGACGAATGGTTTAACAATACTGAACCTAGTTGCCAAGTCTTAAAAACAAAAGAAATTTATATTGATTTTCAAAAAATAATGTACCCATGTTGTTGGATAGCTTCAAGTTTTTATCTATATACCAAACCAAATGATATTTTACATCCATATATATTACGTATAAACAAAGAATGCGATCAACTTATAAGTGACTTGGGTGGGTACGATTTTTTATCCCTTGATAAAAATACTATAAAAAATATTATAAACTCTAAAGTTTGGCAAACAATATATGAAAATAAATGGAAAAATAAAGATTTGCTTATATGTTCAAAAAATTGTGGTGTATCAAAAGTAAGGCAAATAAGTATAACACCAAATCAAATAATAAACTATGAAACATTATAAAAATGATTAATAAGATAAATGAATGGCAAAATAAAATAGGGAAGTTGTCGGGTAGTAAAACTTTTTGTATATTGCCATGGATGCATTTCGCTACCAGACCAAACGGCGATATGAGATTATGTTGCAATAGTAATAGCAGCGGAGCAGGCACTGACCATGAAATTGGTTTAGTAAAAAATGAAAGCGGTAGACCTGCTAATTTTAAAACAGAAACTCCATTGAGTGCATGGAATAATGAGTACATGCGTAGTGTAAGAACTACAATGTTACAAGGAAATATTCCTGCAAGTTGTAGTAAATGTTATGAAGAGGAATCAAAAGGCGTTGTAAGTAAAAGATTATGGGAAACAGGAGAATGGGTAGAGAGTGGAATTAGTATTAACCAACTTGTAAATAAAACAGAAAAAGATGGAACCATACCAAATGAATTAGTTTATCTAGACCTAAGGTTGGGGCATACATGTAATCTTAAATGTATTATGTGCAGTCCGCATGATAGTAGTCAATGGGTATCTGATCAAAAAAAACTAATGAAAAAAGTAACCAACTCAAGTGTAATTAAACAAATGACATGGGATAGAAAAACTTTTGATAATTTTTGGCATGAAAACCCAAAATTTTGGGAAGAAATTTATGAACAAATACCAAATTTAAAGCAAGTATATTTTGCCGGTGGGGAACCTCTTATGATAAAGGAACATAAATTATTTTTAGAAGAAATAATAAGAAAAGGTTATCATAATAATATATTAATTAGATATAATACTAATGGACTAAAACTTGACGAAGATATAATTAATTTATGGAAACAGTTTAAAAAAGTTAAAATTGGATTTAGTATAGATGCTATAGAGAATAGAAATTACTATATACGTTATCCAAGCGATTGGAATACAATTATAAATAACTTAGAACGCTTAGATAATACACCAAGCAACATACATGTTAGTATTGCAACTGCTATACAAATACTTAACATAAAACATTTGCCTGATTTAGCAAAGTGGAAAATTAAACAAAATTATAAAAAAATAAACTTTACGAACACAATAGGTGGAATAGAAGCAGGCGGAGGAATAATTAATATGCATTTATTATACATTCCTACCTTTTTAAGTATACAAGTTTTACCACAAATTGACAAAATTGATGTAAGTGAAAGATTTAAAGAATTAAAAAGTTGGTTATATGAAAATTATCGTAAAGATGATGATTATTGGCTTAAAAATCCATATGGTTGGAAACGTTGGAACGCAGTGTTAGAACACATGAATAGCAAAGATATGTCTATGGAAATACCTGGATTGCAAGAATATATTAAAGAAATGGATATAATACGCAATATTAATATTAAAAACTATATACCTGAATTAAGTCATCTGTTTTAAAACTTTGGTAAGAGGTATATCTGCTGCACATGTACAAAACTCTCGTGTGCAAATAACACTAGTGTTTGGTATAATAAAAGTGTTTTTATATATATTTCCCAAACACCCGCCCACTCTACAAGTTGCTCTGTAAACACTTCCATCGTGATCTATCATTAGACTCTCTAAACCAGCGTTACATTCAAAGTTTTTAAATTTATTTTTATGTAATTTAATAATATCATTGGCATGCAAATATTCAACATTATCTATAACACAATTAGGTTTAACAGTGGAATTAGTTTTAAGCACATAATCTAAATCTTTTGGTTGATAGCGATTATCATCAAAATCATCATGATCCAAATCAGTCCATCGTATTCTCCTTATATTATAAGGAATTTTTGCTTCCTCTAAGAGGTTCACTACATTTTTAACTTCTACCATATAATCATGATGTGCCATAATGTTTACTAAAAGACTTGGTTTATGTTTAAATACTTTTATAATTGTTTGTAAAACCTTATTATAATCATATTCAAAATGTAAACTAAAAACATATTGTGTTACATTTAAACTAATATAATAATCTGGTAATCTAGTCCCATTAGTTGTTACACTTATAAAATTAACATTATTTTGATTTACATATTCAATAATATCAGAAAAATAAGGATGTACTGTTGGTTCGCCTCCTGTAAAACTTAATCTAACTGGTTTAGAAAATTCCTTAAATTTATCTATAGCTAATTTTATAATTTCTAAATCAGTATGCTTACTAAAATTATCATGTATAACTGAAGGACAATAGCTACAATCGTAGTTGCATCGTTTACCAAGGTTCCATTCTATTTTAATAAACTTCTCATGTCCCCACACATTTCTTACACTATACATTTTATCGATTCCACTCTATTAAAATTCAAAATATTTTTATTATATTTTGTTATGCACTGTGCAACAGGAATCATTCCTAAACTATAATTTTTAAAATTAAATTTATTTTTTTGTATATATCGCTTTAATAAGTAACGTCTAGTTAAATCAACCCAATAATTAGTGCTAGGACCAAATTTTATCATAAAATCTGCGCTATAATGTGTTTGAGGCACTATATTTTTGCAAATAACATCATTATCTTTATAAGCATCTAATATAGTTTTACCCACATGGCAATAATTAATATAAACCATGCCTTCAGTCCATTTTGTTGTAAAATGTTTAAAATCTTCCTTTAGCAATAAATGCCTAGGCCTATCCTTAAAAGTTACTACAATTGTTGGGTGTTTTCCCTTTGTTCGTAATTGTGCTTCTGCTTGATGTATGTATATATTAAATCGTTCAAGACTTTGTTTTATATTAGAAGGAGCATAATTGTAAAAATTTGTTCCAACTTCAATGTTTCCGCGTAAGTCTTCGAAAATTTTATGAAGTTCATTGTAATCTTTTTGTGTAGGTTTAATAGGTAATTTTTTAAAAATTATTTTAAAATATGAATTAATAATATCAATTTCATTTTGTATTAACAAATCAATATTATTATTTTTAAAGTCAGTAAATCTTAAAGTTTCATATAACCTATAATTATTTAATAATTCTTTATACCAACGATTAGCTATGTCAGTAGGTAATAACTTAAAAAATAACTCATACCTGCTGTTATTATTAGCTAGGACAACCTTAAACATAATTTTTTAGTATAGGCCATATAGAGAAAATATCTTGTTTTCTACTTTTATCCAATTTGATATTAAAATTTATAAAAGTTTGAAATAAATTAAATTGATCTGTTGCACTAAGATAATTAATATTATCTTGAATTTGTTGTAAGGTAATTGATTTTAGTATAGGAAATTTTTTAATATTACTGTAATTGTCTAATTTATTGCTTATGTGTTGTAAATCTTTTATTATATTTTCTTTTAGGTCCATTGGCAAAACCTGAGCGGATAAAAAATTCGGATAGCTTACTCTATGACTATAAAATGCAATGTTCATCTTGTTTATAAAGTAATCAATACAATCAGCAATTTGTAGCATATTACCTGCCTGTGCAGTAAACGCCCCAACAATCCTACTAATATTAGGTAAAGTTTGTATTTCTTTTATATTATTTTCAACCTGTATGAAATCACTATTGGTACGAATATAATTATATACCTGATGTAACCCGTCTATACTTACGTTTACTGCAATACTTTTAAAGTATGGCCAATAATCATGTATTGTTCTATTTTTACTAATTCCTAATGTAGTTCCATTTGTTGCATATTTTAGTTCTATTTGATTTCCATAGGGTTTTAACATATCAAGTATTTTGTAATGTTGAGGATCCATTAATGGTTCGCCTCCAGCAAACTCAACTCTACGAAAGTGCGGTAATAATTTTTCAAAACTATTCCACCAATTATCTGTGTTTTCAAATGGGCATATATATCTACTAGTTTTTAGTCCTAATTCGTTAATTACAGGGACTAGGTAATTATTTTCCTTACTGTAAAATTCTTCAATTTTATCCCAATCATTCCAAGAAGTACTATCCAATGGATGACACATCCTGCATTTTAAATTACATAAATTATTAAGTTTAATTTCCATTGTGGGAAAGGTAAATGGCATTGAATAATCATCTGCTAATTGATTTAATGCATTTGGATAAAGTTTGATTCTTGATTCAGGAATAATTCCATTTATATGCCTCTGTCTTAAACTTTCCACTCCCTGATCTTCAAGATCAAAACAAGGTTTACAAACATTGGGACGTATATTATTTAAAACTTGTTTACGTACAAGTTTTATATTATTATTATTCCAAATTTCTTCTAAAGACTCTTTTTCAATGTGCCCAATTGGCAATGATCTACAACATACTTTAACTGATCCATCTTCTCTAGTAGCTAGTCCAGTGAAAGGGTGCATACAAAATGTTTTGCTAATAGATTTCATATACCCAATTTTTTTTGAACGTAATCTCTTTTAATTGTTTTTCCTTTTTTATTTATTTTTAATTCTGATTCAAGATTATATAACAGAGCATTTTGCATATTATCAACTAATGGAAATAATGAAAATAGGAGCCAGCTATCGGGTAAATCATACCCATTTACATTTAGCTTTAAATTAGCTAATCTTACTGCATCATTAAAATTCATATCAGGATTTTCCCAAATTATATACTGCCCTGCAAAAAAACTATTACCTGGATTGTAATAATCACGATTTTCAATACTTAATATTTTATAATTATACTTTTCTAAATTCTCATCAATTTTTGATTTTTTACCATTGATAGTGATTGTGAAAGGAAAAATAATTGTTGCATTATCCTCCCAATTATTTTTTAGCCACTGTTGGGCTTCTGTAATTGTTTGAATAGTTTCTTTTGGTAATCCATATATTAAACTTACTGTTCCTCTATATAAACCTAAATGTTTATAAAAGTATTCCTTTGTTGTTAATAACCCTTGCTTAATTTTATCTGGATGTAATCCTTTACCTATTATTTTGCCTGTTTCATGATTAAAGGTTTCTATACCATAATAATGTCCCCATACTCTGGCATTTACTAACATTTCTAATTGTTGTTGTCTTAAAAATAAAATATCTCCTCTTATAAATGCACTAAAATTTGGTTCAAAACTTAATCTGTTAACAATATTACCTATATTAATAAGTTTTTCATCTCTATCATTAAGTGTTTCATCAGCTACTTGATAATTAGTTACACCGTATAAATCATAATTTCTTCGCAAATCATTTTCTAAAATTGTTAAATCTACTGTGGTATCTTCTTTTACTCCCAACACAGGAAAGTTACAAAAAGCACAGGCAAATTTGCATCCTCTACTAAATTCAAGCGTTAATGTTTCGTTTGGAAAAATAAAATCATTTGGTTGATATTCAATTGATAAATCTTTAATTGGCCATGCTTGATAAAATGCATTAGCATCAATTATCCAACTATTTTTCCATGGAATTCCTTTTGGTTTTTTTCCGTTACTATATAAGTATTTAAGTAATTCTAATATAGCTACTTCACCGAAACCTTTTATGATGTAATCAACATCATTATAAATTTGTAACTCTAAATTTGGATTTTGTCCACCCGCAATTATTTTAATGTGTTTAAAATATTTTCTGACATGGCTTAATATTTCTATTAATTTTTTATGAGTGTTTTCGCTAGCATAATTTAACCAAGTTATACTGAATCCTATCCATTCGATTCTTTCTTGTTTATTACGCTTATCAATAAGTTGCATTAATTCAAGTAGGTCCCAAATATAAAAGAAATCTATTACTTCAACATTCCAACCATATGGTCTTAAATATGTTGATATTCTATATGCTCCGCCCACTCTCTCTAGTCCATGTGAGTTTTCATACCCAGTAAAAATTAAGGCATTCATTTAAATTTATTATATGGGATATGATTAAAATTATGTTCTAACACAACTTGCATTTTTTCTAGCAACTTCCTGCATTTATCAATAGTAAAAGTTTCAATACTATTTAACAAATCAAAAATAGCAAATAATCTTTCTTTATGATCTTCTAAATTATCGTAGGTTTCGTCAAAAAAGTTATTAAATGTTTTATAACCCTGATCACGTATAAATTCAAGCGAATGAGGAGGACCAAGTATTATAAAGGGTCGACAGGCTAACATAGTTTGCCTTACTCTTTCATCTGATATACTAAATGGACTTACAAATCTTGTTTGAGCTACTACATGGCAAAAAGAATTTTGCATATACTCTAAAGGTAATAAATTTTTAAAAGAACAAGGTGATATATTTAATAATGACTTATCTTCATCTAAAGTAATTGGAAAGATTTTTTCAATAATTTTTAAATTTTCAAAAATATGAGTATAATTTGATGTACATTCCTCCAAATCAAACCATAAATATTTTTTCAAATTTTCAATTGTTGGTATCTCACCCAAACTAAGAAAAGACAAGTAAGCACTCTTTTTTAGTAAATGCGCTGTTAATAAATGTCTCTCAGGCATATATCTCCTTGTAGGACTATAAAAATGCTTTATAATATGTTGACTATTTAAACTGAAAGGAGTATATTCAAAATCCAATGACATAACATAATCACTCCAAATATTGTGATTGGAAATTTTAAAATTTGGATAGAATTTTTGCAAAAACTTATCTGCATTCTTTTCGTATGTTTTTATAGTGACATTGGTTAATTTGTTATTATCTACAAATACTTTAATGCTTTCAAATTCTGCTGAAAACATATTTTCATAATTAATTTTGCTCCTTGACCCATATACAATATTTCTTAATTCATTTAATTCATTATCAGACAAATTTTCATAATTACATACCATAATTGGTTTTTTTTCATAATAACTTATTACCAATACTTCTTGTAGATAAATCGTCAAACCTACATTATTGAAATGTTGCACATGTAAATCATCGTAAAGTAATTTTTCTAAATTTGGCAATGTTCCGAAACCGGTTATAATTAAATATGGGTCATTAATTTTTTCAAAAGCTGTGTTTTTGTAATGATCCTCATGAAAATCAAAAAAATTATATTCAATAGTGTCGGAACTGCTGTAAATAATTTTAGATCCTAATGTAATTACCCGAGGCTTATTTATTTGAGAGTTTTCATAAATGGTATGTAAAAATTTACCTTGGTCTAAATTACGAAGTTTTTTCATGTACAATTATTTACTAAAACAATAATATTATAAATATATTATGGAATTTGAATACTATTACAATAATGTGCCAAATTTAGGAAAAGTTAGAAATAATTTGGTTTATACAAGTTTAATAAACAGAGAAAAAACTATATTTTTAAAATGGTTTCACAACGATACAGAATACCATAAAGGACGAAACCAAGTTATAGATCCCTCTCTGATGCGTAAAAAATTTGATCGTGAGGTATATTTTTTAAGAAAATTAGAGAAAATTAATTCAAATTTAATTCCAAAAATTATAAAAATAGATGATTTACAACAGAAAATTTATTTTGAAATTCAAGGAGACGATTTTTGGGAAAAAGCCAATTGTCAGGAAACAAACTATAATAAAATAGTTCCTGATTGGCAGGATCAAATGCTTCATATATTACAACTTTATAGAGACTTAGGATGGTATAAATTTAGTCTGCACCCTAGCAGTTATTTTATAGTTAATGATAAATTAAAGAGCATAAATTATTTTTTTACATATGAATCTAATGAACCTATTGTTACTTTGGAGGAGCACAGAAGTCACATTAGTTTAGAAAGACAAGAAAAAATGAAAGATATTATGGCAGCACTTAATATAAAATGGGAAGATAAAATATGTTATAAAAAACTACAAATATTATGTTTTGAATCATTCCGCTCTAATTATCCAAATGATTTTATAAATTCCGCTATAAAAATTTATGCTAACTAAAACAAATTTATATTATAACGTAAATGATTTAATTCCATTGTTAAATAATATAAAATGGGATGAAAAAAATAGATGCCAATTAAATTCTCCTATAGGTAATTGGCTATATGATCCATATATAATGAAGGATTTATGGAAAAATACAGGATTTGAAGAACTTTTAAATATGTTATCAAACACCTACCCTATTGGTGAGGCAAGACTTATTAAATTACAACCTGGAACCTGTTATCGTTCACATACGGATGTTGATGACAGATTACATATTAATATAATAGGAAATGACCAAAGTTACTTAATAGACCTCGACACACAGACTTTATATAAAACAATTAGTGATAATTTTGTTTATTATATGGACGCAAGTCATAAACACGTTGCTGCAAATTTTGGATCCTTTGATAGAATTCAGTTAGTAGTAAGGGTAAGGTTAATTAAAAACACAAATATTAACTTTAAACTTAAAAAAATAAAATTTGTTAAAGTTTATGACAAATTTAGATATGATTTTGACAATGAAATTTCTCCTATAATATCACATAAAATTAAACAGAAAGAAATTGGTTTTTTTGATTTTGTAAATGGAGAAATTTTAATAGAATGTGAACAACATACTTTAAATGATATAATAGATAAACTTAAATTAATTAACAAGGATTATGTTATTTTATGATAAAAGGTATAAATGGCAAACCATATTACGATTTAGATAACCTAATCGATATAGAAGGTTTTTTAAAATTGCATCCTGAAATTTGTGCTGGATTAGTATTATCAAAGCACAAAAAAGAAGGAAATTTGTATGTATGTGCGGGAGCTGAGACTAGCCCTGACTACGGATATCGTAAATGGACTTATTATGCGATAGAGGAATATAACAAATTACCAAATAATGATCCAATAAAAATTCAAGGAGAAAAATTAGGTGGATTGCACAAAAACCGTGACCAGTTTATATTATATTTAAAACTAGTATTAGGTGCATATGATGCCTACCAGTTTGTTTTTTTAAAGACTGAATCAGGTGGATGGGATAGTAGATTTGAAGAAAAAGATTATACTCCAGATATAGTATATTTTCCTAATCTTAAAATATGGTTAGAAAATCTTGTCAAAGACAATATTTTCAAACATTTAGGACGAATTATTTTCTTTAAACAAGAACATGACACAAGACCTGGCATACATAGAGACTTATATCAAGGTGATGCATTTTCTTACACCCCACACAGACATGAATTTATACACATTACCCCTGACAACAATAAAGGATTATTTTTATGGGACCCAGACACAAACGAAAGACTTAAAATAAATTCAAGAGCATGTTGGTTTAACGATTTAGATTGGCATAGCGGAAGTTCAAGTCCTGTACAGACTTATGGCATTAGAATAGATGGTGTTTTTACAGAAGAATTTAGACAAAAATTAGGCATAGACCATTTAGAAAATTATTAAATTGCCATTATTTGAATAGTATATTTGTTGGTTGGTCCTAAATTTCCACCGCCATGTGCTAACCAAAAATCAAATTCATACATATCTCCCTTTAATCCAGTGGATAAAATTGTATTTCCATACCATAAATGATGCCATGGTTTAATATCTTCTGGTAAAATAAGATAACGTTTTATTTTCATTATATTAGATTTGTCTATATTATTAGATTCAATAAATTCATCGACAGTATCAATATGATTTGGTATACAACATCCTGGAGGTATTTGAGTTACCCATACTTTATATTTTATAAATTTTGAATTTAAAAAATTTATGAAATCATCATTACCTATTATAGTAGAATAATTTGTAATTTTCCATTGGCATATATTTGTAGAAACAAAGTGATTAAAATGTGATAGATTTACAAAATCTTTATTATTACTTTCAACAAAATTTTTAATAGTATCAAAGTTTCTCGTAGGAACAAGATTCCAGTTATGATTTTCAAATTGATCTATGATATTATCAGGTAGAAAACCGTTTATATTTTTTATGAAATTTAACTTTGTAATTGGGTTGCTTTTATAAAAATCATATGTAAGTGAACTAAATATCTTTGAAATCATAAGAATATTTATAAGGGAGTTTTATAATGGAATATTTTGGTAATTTGTCACATATTATAGACAAATATATTGACATATCAAAATTAATTAACGGCATTAGAGATGAACTTATTCTTGATGAATCAAAAAGAATAATAGGGGACGAACAGAGTGATATGTTATTTGAAGCAGGTTACGTTGGATTTAAATGGATAGGAATAAACTATTTCCCTAATGTACATTTTTCTAAAGAATTAATATATGAGTTAGATAATGTCTTTAAAACAAAAGTAATAGCTGCATGGATAAATGAAATACCAGTTGGTAAAGTTTTCCCGCCACATAGAGATCATGACCCTAGATTCGTTAAAATAAAAAAACTAGGAAAACTTGTTACTTATAATATTCATATTGGTGACCCAAGCTTTGGGCATGTATTTTTTATTGATAATAAAGTTAATTATATGCAAAACCATGGTGATTGTTATAAATGGACTCCCAATCAATTACATAGTGCAGGAAATGTTGGCTTTAAGCCAAAATTTAATTTAATTTATAACGGTGTAGAATTATTTGAACCAATAGACATAAATTATAGGTGGGATTTTATTGACGAAACATTAGGAGATTGTAAAGAATATTGTATTAATTGGGATTATGAATTATGAGTACTTTTGTTGGTAACTATGCCTCTATTGTAGATAAGTATATCAATTTAAACAATTTAAGAGATGGATGGATAGAAAACTTAATTATTAATCATCCAAATGAAAGAGATAGTCATTCTAAGTTAATAAAAGCAGGATATGAGGATCCTGCTTGGATTGGTGTAAGTTATTGGGCACATATTCATGTTCCAAAAGAATTAATTTTTGAATTAGATGAGATTTTCGGAACTATATGCTGTGGTTTTAATATTAGCGAAATTGATGTTGGGAATGTAGCCCCGCCTCACCAAGATATTGAACCTAGAGAAAAAAAATTTAAATCAGAAGGTATTTATAAAAGATTTCATATTCATTTAGGTGAACCCAAATTTGGACATGCATTTTTTGTTGATAATACATGCCACTACATGGAAAAACATGGAAATACATATATCTGGGATGATCCTGATGCATGGCATGCCGGTATAAACGCAGGATTATGTAAAAAATATTTATTGTCTTATAAAGGAATAAAATTCCATGACAACAGAAAAATTGAATATGACTGGTGGACCGAAAACAATGAAAATGGTTGTATAATACTTTGGAAGGATCATGAATGGCTGTTTTCCTAGAAAATATAAGTAAAAAATTTAATTTGTCTGACATAATGAAGTCAGTAAATGATTTAACACTTGGTCATAGAGATATAATAAGAATGTACGACGAGGATGGTAAACCTCTATATGATAATTCCAAAGAAACATTAGAATTTGTTAAAAAAGTAAAGGATGCTGGATTAAAAGATCCAATTTGGGATAATTTTACACTATATCCTAATACACATTTTTCAGAAGATATAGTTTATTTTTTGGATAAATTATTAGGTACCGTATGTACTCAATGTTGGATAAATCGTGTAAGACCTGGTATCACAGCAACTAGGCATAGAGATTTTGATAACAGAGAATCTGAGTTATTGAAGTTTGGAAATCTTGAAAGATACTCATTACATTTAGGTAAACCAGAAATAGGGCATATTTTTATGGTTGAAAATGTAGCTATGTATATGCAGGAGGAAGGAAATTTATATAAATGGGATGATCATATGGCAGAACACGCAGGGGCGAATGCAGGATTTACATACAAAGCTCTTTTTATATATAGAGGTTTAAGACTTAAAGAACCACTGGAGTATGAATATGTTTGGCAAACAGATAATGATTCTGTTTTACTAAAACTAAAAGATGGAACTATTATTTAATCATTCTATCCCAATATAGTGTAACAAATATTTAGTTGAGTTACCACAATTAAATCCTAAATGATAATCTTTCCAATTTTTCCATTTATAAATATTACCTTGTTCAATCATATGAAACACATCGTGTTGTAGTATAAAAATTTTACCAACAGTTGGTTTATCTATAAAAATACTATAACGTGCAACTTTACCTAATTTTAGATATTCATCTTCCTTCTCTTCAATATCGTAATGCCATGGCACACATTTTCCTGGTTTAATTGAACTAATCCATACTCTTACTGGATTAGTTTTTAATAATTCATTTAATTTTTCAACGTATAATATGTCAAAATGTTGTTTAGGAAAATAATTAATATACTCAACAGAATCATTATCTAAATATCCAGCATCTTTCCAATAATTTCCCAATTCAATTATTTTTGGTCCGTGTATAGGATGATTAAACAACTTTGGATTTCCATATGGAGTTTTTGCATTCCTTAGTACCCCTTCTTTATGTTTTATTTCTTCTAATAACTGATCACAATTAAGGAAATTATTACAATTTAAAATATATGTATATTCACTCATAAATAATATTTATAAAGGATAATTATGTGAAATGATTTTAAGAAAAGACACACCTTATATAACCTTAGATGAACATGTTAATGTTAAAGGATTATTAGATTTAGAAGATGAATTCAATTTTATGGTTTCAAGTGAGAACAAACATACAATAGACGGTGTATGGGTAGCAGGAAATCATAACCCAGAACATAAAAATGCATTTTATAGAGAAAAGGATGCACTTTATTATGTTCATCATCGAGCAAAATTATTAAGAAAAACAGACAAGCAATTAGATAAGTATATAAGTCATTTTGAAAAAACAAATGACATTAATGGATTAGCAAAATTTTACAAGTTAAAATTTCATGCTTATGATCCATTCACAATTATGAAACTTCGTTATGTTATAAACAATGAAGAAAATAAACAAACGTACAAATGGAATACATGCATTAATAATTTTCCAAATATTAAAAAATTTTTTGAAGAATTACCATTTACAGATTTGCAAACTATAACTTTATTTTATGTAGATCATTACGTGCCAATTGGTTATCACGCAGACATTAATTATTTCCCATATGATAAAGATACTAGGAAAGAAAGAGAAATTAAAGCTCAAGAATTTATTTGGATGAGATTTAACCTAAATAGAGATTTTTATGTGTATGACATAGAAGATGGTAAAATATTAGAATCTTATCCCTTTAAAGGTTATTGTGTATATTTTAATGATCATAATTGGCACGGTAATTTTAACCCAATACCATTTAGTTCAATTACTATAAAAGCCGAAGGTAATTTTATTGATGAATTAAAAAAATATAATTTACATAAAAATATTTAATTTTTATTTTGTTTAATGTCTAAATTTTCGTGAATATTATATTGTTGTTCAACTAAATTTACAGGGCTGGCAAAATTAAAATTTTTGTCTATATCAACTTTAGAAATTCCGTTTTTTTCTAAAACTTGTAAAATTTCGTTGTTTTTTTCGATTAACTTACAAAAAATATTGAAATTATATTCAATATCATTTTTTAATTCATTAATATATTTATTTTTGTTATTTAAAAAATATTGTAAATTTTCAATTATAGCATCTATTCTTTGGTAAGGGTCAATTATATTATCATAATCATATTTTAAATATTCTATAAACGTTTTAAAGCCATAACTTTCTAATGTTTTCCTTAGGCCCTTAGTACCTACTATAATAAAAGGGTGTTTATTATAAATCGCACGATAGGTTTTTTCTGAAATGTCATCTATTGGATCATTACTTTTGTAAAAAGTTTCTGGTACCACTGATATACAGCTATTTTCATAATGTTTTTTGTTTACTGTATAATCTATATTTTTTGTGTAACCTGCTAATTCAAATCCAATAAAGTCTACCTTATCAGTGTCTAAGTGTTTAAAACAAGTTCTAAAAAATTTCTCATTTTCGGCCTCAGATAAATGTTTTGTGTATATTTTACAGTCTTTTAAAACTGTTTCGCTGTAAGGTTCAAACAAACTATATATAATTTTATCCAAAAATCCTTGTTGAAATATTTTACTAATTAAAGTTATTCTATTAATCCTATTAGGAATACCACCTATTATAAGACATTTTTCATTTTTAATATTATATTTGGTGTTAACTTTATATGGATATAACTTATAACTATTATATATAGTATGCACAAATGTATTAAAATAATAAGTAACAAACTTATTAGAGAGTTGTCCATACCTTATATATGGGTAATTTAAAACTAAAAAAAAATTATTATAGTGTAATTTTAAAGCTTTTTCATATATTATTTGTATATTTTTTTTTAGGTTTTCAATTTGATTTTCTTTCATTGTTTCTATAATAAAGCAACACACTAAAGTTTGAAGATTTTCTAAAAGCTGATTTTCAATTACTTCATGTGCTTTTACCTCATCCAAAAAATAAAAGTAATCTAAAAATATTACATTTCCGTTCATATAATTTTTTCTAAAGCATGTGAACTAGGACATAATTTACACTGAGGAATATAGTTTTTAATTTTCACACGAAGGAAATGTTCTATTAAAGATTCATCAATAGTAGGATCGCAACTTTCATATTTTTCAAATAAGTTCTCATCCAATAAAGTATATTGTTTTGCAAATAAATGTCCAGTACCTACTACAGGACATTTGTATAAGTTACCTTGAACAATATAATGACAGGTTTTTGCAGGGCAATTTTCATGTACTGTTTTAGCATCATTACTATGAAATTTAATAGTTTTTTGATTATATGAAGTTATTGAATTTTTTATAAAATAGTATTTTCTATATAAATATATTAAATGTTTATTAGTAGATTCACTATAAAATACTATTTTATTCTCATATAAATCATTTGGATCAACGTCTTTGATACGATAATTTATTTTTAGTTCTTGCAATATTTCATTAACATTTCTATAAATGTTATCAAAGTCTTTTTCATAGTGTACAGCTACTTCTAAAAGATAATTATTTTCTATTGATTTTTTAGCTAAATTTTTATACTTTAGTTTATGAAACAAAGTTCCATTTGTAGATATTGTCATGTTATTATGCGTAGGCCATAATTTTCTAACATTAATCATCCAATTTTCAAAATCAGGATTAAGATAAGGTTCGCCTCCTAAAATTGATACACGATTAGGATAAATATATTTTGGCCATAATTCATTTTTAGTTTTATAATCTTTATATTTAAAGTAACCTTTTAAATTAAAGTTATTGAAGCTTAAACAATTACTACAAGACAAATTACATGTATTGTTTATATAAAATTGTACTTCAGGTACATTAATTGGAAACATATTAATTAATAGGATTATACACTTTAACGAAACCTATATCACATAATCCACACTGTTTTATAGGTTCATTAATATTTTTTAAAAAATCATACACTTTATTTTTCCCAATTATTGGACTACACGGAACATAATCATTTAATAACATATTATGTTTATTTAGCACGTTAAATTGTTTATTAAGTTGTTTGCCAACGGCTACTGCTACACATTTGAATAAATCGCCATCTACAATTATTCCACATGTTTTAAGGCAACAATTTTCATGTGTTTTAATTGGATCATTATCATGCATTTTAATTAAATTTTTATCGTAAAATTTTATTGAATTTTGAAAAAAAATTTGTTTTCTTTCAATTGTACCTAACACTTTATTTGTATCTTTATTTCTAAATTTTCTTAAATCTTCAACAATTTTTTTACTAGAATTTTTCGCAAATATAGTATATTCTTCAGAGTGATTTATGTTAGATTCTTTTAAAATATTTAAAAATGATTCATATGCAGGAAGATAATGATTTTCATGATGAATACTAATTTCTATTTCAAATCCAAGGTTTAAAATTTCTTTTGTAATTTTTTTAACATTTGATTTATGAAATAATGTACCATTTGTAAGTACCGATACATATTTGTCGGGCCATAGATTACGTATACCACGTACCCAATTTATTAAATCAGGATTTAAAAAAGTTTCACCTCCTGTAATTTGTACTTTATGAGGATTAATAAAATTAGGCCAAAGTTTATTTTTACTAAAGTGATCTTCCCATTTTGAATAACCACTAAATCCTTTTATATTACTATACGATATACAATGTGTACAAGATAAATTACAAACATTAGTTATATGATAAGCTATTTCATTTAAATGAATAGGAAATTCCAAAATTTAATCATCCCAAAGTTTGTGCTGTTCAAATCTTTTCTCCTGTATAGTTTTTTCTTTAAACAATTTTCTCGGATTACCGCATAGTTGACAATTTGGTTTCCCACAATTCATTGCATGATGTTTAATCAGTCTATGTGGCTGATCTACTTGTTTATTTGATTCTGTAATACCCTTAGCTTTGACTATTTTTACCTGACGATTAACTGCATTTTCATCACGTAATCTACGTGATGAATTTTTTATCCTACTACTTTCATTACTCATTAGTGTTTTTTACGATAATCATTAATTGCAGCTTTTATCGCATCTTCTGCGAGGATTGAGCAATGGATTTTGACTGGGGGGAGAGATAATTCTTCCGCGATTTTAGTATTTCTGATTGTTGTTGCATCATCCAATGTTTTACCCTTGACCCACTCTGTAACAAGACTTGACGAAGCAATTGCTGACCCGCACCCATATGTCTTAAATTTGGCATCTGTTATAACTCCTGTTTTTTCATCTACTTTAATTTGTAACTTCATTACATCACCACATGCGGGTGCACCGACCATTCCTGTTCCTACGCTAGTATCATTTTTATCAAAACTTCCCACGTTACGTGGGTTTTCATAATGGTCAATTACTTGTTTTGAGTAAGCCATCTTTATTCTCCATTGGAATCGTTGTCTCTAAATTTTCTTGTCTTAGAGGATTATTTGCAAATTTAACTAAAAAGTTTTCCCAAGCTTCGTCCTCTTCTGGAGTAACTTCTTGGTCTAGGTAAAGATTTTTACATGTATTCATTTTTTACCTCCTATCTGTATTTATACATCATGATCATCATTCACAACTAACCATCCTAATTTTAATAAATCATCACGAATTTCGTCAGTTACTACACCTTCTCCCACATACCCATTTATGCCATCGTTATTTTCTTTACCTTCTTCATTTATACTTGGACTACCTTTTATTCCACTACAGTACCAATCAATATAGTCACCTTCTTCACGCATATCAGCAATTATACCACCAGCATATCGCCAACTACAGCCCCATGATTTACCACTTAATATTGGCCATACAAGATTGTGAATAAAGTTATTATTACATATAGCAGCATACAAGTTTTGTGCGTAAACCTCACTCACTTTGGCTTTGTCACAAATCCACTTAGTGGTAAGTAAATCATACTCCATATTATCTACTCTTGATTCAGGATCAACAAATTTACTTTGTTCCTGATTTATTATATCATCAAACATTTTAAGATAATCCTCATTCACACTTTGATCATTTTCGGCACATCGTTGTAGATATCTTTCTTTCTGAAAAGTGTTTCGTTTTGGGCTACGATTCATCATTTACCTCTATCCAAGTATAGTCACCTAACCATTTAACACGGGTAATATATTCATATTCAACAGGTGCTCCTGTACACCAATCATTAGGTCCTAAAAGACTTAATCTTGTACAATTAACCTTGTTATCGTATAATAAGTAGTATATATTACCATGATATATTTGAAAAGTATATTGGGCATTATGTACCATATCAGTAATATCCAATCTACGTTTGATGTCATTAGCTTGTTTTTCCAATACCTTAACCAAATCCATTATTCTTTCATACTCTTGTTGGGCATGTAGTCTTGCTACATTGACCATAATGTCTTTTTGTTTTTCGATAGGAATCAAATCGAACTTTGGACCACCTACTTCAGTTGGATAAGGAGTTATATTGCGATTAAAAAATTGCGTTATGCCTGTACCCAAATTTGCGTCGAAACTATTTCTTCCTTGAGCCAAATTGGTTTTAGGATTTTCCATTATTTAAAAAATATCAATGCCATTGCTACTGCTTGCGCCATAAAACCTAGTCCTATGGTTATTAGATTTAATCTATCTTTTTGAATAATAGCTTTCATAAACATTAAAGCTAAACCTGTCCATACTATGAGAACAAATTCTATAGGTGGCATTGTATCAGTTATTCCGAACATCAACCCGATTAAATTAGGTGCTGTGGCAGAATGAAAACATAGTACCGCCATCCAATGTATAGTTTCGCTTGATAAATGAGTTATTCTTTCTTTAAAGTCTTTACCGAAGTTTGTTAAAAAAGTTAATATAAAATTATAAATTTGCATTTTTATTACCTTTGATTATAAAAAATGTGATTACCTATTTTAGCTACACGTTTGTAAGGCCAATTTGGATTAATATACACAGCATGATAGTACAAAGAATATTTAAGTATATCAAGCCTAAAACCTTCCAGTAATACTTTTTTAGCAACAGCCATACTTTCATCAAATGCTTCTTTGTGTATAGGTTTAATTTTTATATTATTATCACAATACCAACTAAATTGACAAATCACTTTTTCCATTATAATATTTTTTTGGTAAACTACACTACATATATCTTTTGGAAAAGCATGATGATTTACTCTATTTAAAGTGACTTGTGCTATTCCTACTTTACTTTCAAATGGTTCATTAGCCCCTTCCCTATATATATTTAATGCTAAACAGTTTAAAGTTTTTTCTATTTCTGCTGTTGTCGGATTAATTGGAGCCGAATCATTGGCTTTATACACATTAAGTTTGTGTGTGGTAATATTAAATGTAAATACCAATACAATTAAAAAACCAAATAAATGGTAGATATTCTGTAAATATTTTGACACAATTACAATCTCCTTTTAGAATTATTTAAATAAGCCAACAGTCACAATTACACTCAATGACCTGAGCTATTGCATCGTCCACTGTTGAATTAGTTATAGTGCTTGACGTAAAGGTTAAATCAAGCAAAGTTGGTACAACCAACGTAGTATTTCCTAAGCTTCCTCGTGTTTTAGGAATGAATGATGTTAGTGTGCCTGTATTAAAAGTAGTCCTATTTCTAGAATTACCTGTTATATTACCTGTATTAAAAGGAGTCCTATCTCTAGGATTACCTGTTATAATATTAACATTACCTGAGGTAAAAGTTGTTATATTACCATCTATAACATTTGGATCCACAATAGTTCTATCTATAGTGATAGGTAACTCTTTTGTTATATTGTTAGTAACAATATCAGTTACATCATTTACTTTACTAAAATCAAATTGAACTGTATTCCCTGTAGCTAAATCTATTTGTAAATTACCCTTGTATTTTGTATCAAAAATAAATGTGGTTGTATTTATAACAGGAGTAACAACATTTTGAATTATATCTTCAGGCAATAGATATGGGCCAGATGGTACTATTGGAAGAATAACTTTAGTTTCACAATCTCCATTTAAAAAGGTAAGATTTGTTCCAACTATTCCTGCACCTGTACCTAAAATTAATCCTCCTTGACCAGGATCATAAACATAACTACCTTTTGGAGTAAGAGCTGAATTTGTGCTTGTCCACGATGGCAGAGTCCAAGTGGTAGCACAATCTTTTACAAATACCCCACTGCCCGCGCGGGCAATTGGAGCTGTACCATTTAATAATAATTTTTGATAATCGGCAAGGCTAATACCTTCTAGAACTGCAGGTATATTATTATATAAATCAGTGCCTAATATATTTAATCTAATTTGATTTCTAGCTTCTCTCATCATAGCAATTAAACTTTGACCGCCAACCGTTTTAATATTAGCAATAGCTTCTAGGGTCTGTACATGCATATGAGGTAATGTATTTTTAGCATATGTTGGTACACTATCCACAAAATTAATAATAGTGCCTGGATATGAATTTAAAAATACATCTTTTTTATTTGTGTCTACAATAGGAACACTACCAAGCCCTAAAAATCTAGCACGTTGTTCTACAGCTAATTGTGAACCGTATATTAAATAATTTATATTAAGCCAATCAGCTTTCTTTGTGTTTTTTTTGTAAATATTTCCTACTTCACTATTTGCTTGAGCAATATAATTTTGGCATACGCTTCCCATAGTTGAGGGCCAGTAATTATTTGCATTATTTATGTTAACTCCATTAGTTGCTTTTCCTTGATCCGTTACTGGTAAAGACTCGATCGGAGGCCCGTAAACTAAAACTGTTTCAACAGGTCTTGTTGGTTTAGTAGGCGTAGTGCTAAAATCTGTGCTTGTCCCATAATAAAATTGACCTCCGTTATTGATCTTAAAACCTACTCTACCATATGTACCTGCTCCTGCTGATCCTAAAGAATCACCTAAAAAGTATGAAGAAATAGTGGCCCTACAATTATTAGGAGACAAAGTTACTGGTGGAGGAGCTGCTCCTCCCCTACCATATCCTCCCCCGTCTGCGGTTGCCGTATATGTACAGGTATAGTACCAATCCACAATCAAGGGTTTGGCTGGAACACCTGGTTTAGTTGGAGTAGCAGGTACAGCAGGAACATAATTTTGTTTGACAACTTGTATATCTGTTTGAGTAACTACAATTTCTGCTCGTTCCCATTGTGTTGCCAAATAAAGTTGATCATAAATATTAAATAATTTTGTAGTTTCAAGTTGTTTTATAGCGTCATATGTATCTTTATGTGGATAAGGTAAAGCACTCATGCATCCAAAAAAATCACTAACTGTATAAGTGCCAAATGGCCCTGACCCTAGTGCCATGTAATTTGTTCCGAAAAAAGCTTCAATTTGATTTGTAGGCAATTCAGTCCCTGTATTTGTTAATTCTAAACCATTGTTTCCTTCTAGGCTATAAACAACCTGTCCAAATTTTTCAATATCCATTTTATCGATATTCTTTATTTGTTGCATTGAGTAAGAAAATGCCCCAGCAGTAATTGCTAAATCTGTCGGTAATATATTTCTTAAATATGAATCGAATCCAGGAATCAAATCTGAAATAACCACTTCCTTATCCACAATTTCTATTTCTTCGGGAACAGGTTGTCCAGGTAGTGTTAAAAATCCAACTTTTTCTTTAACTTGTGTTGAACTTAATTGCGAGTTAACCCCGCCATTCGTAAATAATAAATAAAATGTTTTAGAATTAGTTGGCCCTGTCGTAGTATTATATATAGGAACAGTTAATGAACCAAAACTTGTTGGGAACATTTTTTTGACATTAAGTAAGTCTGCAAGACTTGTTAAATTAGGAGTTGAACAATTTAGACCATTTAATATTTGTTGGAGATTTTGATCAATTATAATCAAAAAAGCTCCATATATAGCTTTTTCAACATTTGTTTCTAATTTTTTTACTTCTCCTGTAGTAATGGCAACTATTTGAGATTGTACTACTCCTGCTGCATTTAAGGCTAGTATAAGATCAGTTGTTATAATATTATTTTTATAAAGTGTTCTAAGTAGGTTACTTGGCAAACCAAATGAACTTATTGTTAATAAATCTAAACTTTTGCCTAGCGCCATTAAATCATTTCCAAATGCCTTTGATGCTATGTTGACATTAAATACATCACCTGTCATCAAATCATTCATATTGCTATATGTACCTTTAAGAAATCTGAAACTTTCGTAATTAGCATATATAGCGGCATTTGTGTATTCTAAAAAACTACAAGCTTGCATAAAACTTGCCAAAAATTCTTTATATTCAGGATGAGGTTTTGTAGGATAAGGTGTTTTTGCACTGTCGCCTGCTCCACCTCCATTATAATTAAACTGATTCCAAGCCTGCAATGCATTCAATCTAAAAAATCCCCATTGTGTAACACTATGATTCGATGAATTGGCAGATCCCCATGGTCGCCACTTTGCAGTTTGACCATTGCCATTACTAATCCCTGATAATGCATATCCTGTATTAGCAGGTGCATTTGTTTCAGTTTTTTTACTCATACTGCCGTTTGGATTTGTACTTCCAGACCACCATTCAGCAGGATCTGTTAAAATAAAATTTGGAGAAAGAGAATTTCCTAATGCAGGTATATCACCTGCAATAAGTAATAATTGATCATATAAATCATTTGTATAGGTTGGTCCACCTGATGCACCTCCTCCAAGAGATCCTCTTAAATAAGCATCGTTAATTGCCCATGTTAATTTTAATAAGCATGTATCACTTATTATTTTACCAAATGAATAATCTGTATTTGTTTTGCTTACACCAATATATTCCTCAACTATTGGGTTAATGTTTAGTCCGATATCCCGTAGGAAACTACCTAAAACATTCATTCCTAATGGAGTTTGTTTTCCTGTATCTGCCATTATGGGCAAAAAGTATCGCTACTTCCTTGGCTAATTCTATGACCACATGTATTCCCAGACCCTACACGTAATACTTGGCTGTTTTCTGCAAAAACGGTTGGACTACCCTCTGTTGTATTTGCTGCACTATGCGGAGGATGAGGTTTGCCAAATGGTTGGTGAGGACTAATTCTACTTACATGTAAACCTACAGGAATTCCGTTGCAAAATACTGTGCTTGCACCCCTAAGTATTTTACCTCCTGCATTATTAATATCTCCTAACCTACTTAATTGAGGCATAATTTTACCCTAGAACAATTTTTTTAGTTGGTACTGATATACCTGTTGTAGCTTCAATATATTTGTTTTTGACAGCATCTTCTGTGGCTCCGTACATAGTAACTGTATTAATATTTATCTTTATAATATCCTTGGTATCTGCGGTAAAAATAGTAGGTATTAAACTCATTCCTTGGCCAGTTGGCGCTATGCTTACAGGATCACTTATCTCTATCCAATCATTGTTGACTGCTAAAACTTTTGCAATACATTCTTCTCCAGTGTTTAACTTAAAACTATAAATTTTTCCTATTTCAAATTTCATTATGCTGCCTTTTCTAAATGTTTTTTTAATTCTTGAAAACCACCAATATATATCTCATCCAAATATATCTGCGGTACTGTTCTTGCAGTTGGAATGGCTTCCAACAATTCTTCTTTACTGTATCCATCACCTATCTTTTTTTCTTCTATTTCGTATCCTTTCTTTTTGAGTAGTTGTCTTGCTTGGTCACAATAGGGGCAATGATACTTACTCCACATTAGTGCTTTCATATTTTTTCTCCTTATAAACTTGGTAACTCATCGTAATCTAAATTGTCACTCATTACACCAATGACATAGTTTGTCGATTCATTTTCTTGTAATGCTGTTTGTTTTTTACTTGTGTCGCTGTGTTTATTAAACCATGGAATAGGTGTTGATTTTGGTGCATGTTCATTATACTTTATGCCAATTTCTTTTAATGCATTGTTTGCTGTATAATCAACAAAATCTTTAAGAATATTGGCGTTAAGTCCAATAACAGGGCCTTTCTTAAACAAATACTCAGCCCATTGTTTTTCTTCTTGGATTACGCCTAAATACATGGCATATACTTCTTGCTCACATTCTTGTTTTGCTTTTACGAATCTACTATCTTCTTTTACTACTTGGTTGATAATATATGCTGTCCATTCTTTGTGTAACAATTCATCTTGTAAAATTAAACTGATGATATTACCATTGCCAATAAAAATTTTATTCTCTACCATTGCTAGACTTGTAGCAAACGATACCATAAAGCGCAAGGCCTCTAAAGCATAACTGGCATTGAGTGCTAACCAGATCGCTCGAATATGTATTTCTTCGTTTACATCAGGCTTACCTAATTCTTTCAAACAATTAATTTCATGTAATCTATCATAGTATCGCCCAACATTTGCAGCCATATCTACTATCTCTCTGGTATCGTGAATTGAATTGAAAACTTCTTTAGGCACGTTATAGATGTTACGAATAATATGGCTGTAACTACGGCTATGTATATTAGTTTCAAAAAAACTCCAATTATATACCAATGCCTCTAGTTCAGGTAAACTAATAACAGGAGTAAAAATTTGACTTGGCCCTCTTCCTTGTAAACTGTCCAATGCAGTTTGTCTTAGCAAATTGCTTGTAAAAATGTGTTTTACTGCATCACTTGCATCTTTAAAATCTTGTGCGTCTTTTGTTAAACTAACCTCTTCAGGAACCCAAAAGAATCCACGTGCTGTTTGTTCTAGTTTTTGTATTTTAGGATATTTTACTTCCTCAAATCGCTGTATTGTGACAGGCCCCTCATCGTCTAAAAACATTTTACGATGTAAATAATCTGTCTTAGTTTGTAAGTTATATTGTTGTATAGACATTTATTTTCTTCCTTGGTTATTCTACTTTTCTTACAGCTTTTTGATCATAATACACATGCATCACAATTTTCATCAAGTTCTTCCGATGGTTTATATTGTTTATTTTCTTTTACTACGTCCTCTATTTTGGACCCTGATTTATTTATAAGTGAGTAGTAAAAGGTCTTTATACCATAATAATGTGCTAACATTAAATTCTTGGCAATAGTTGTAGTTGGTACTTTACGATTTGGAAAATGTGCAGGATTATAAAATGTATTTGTACTAATACTTTGATCGACATACGCCTGCAATACTGCTGCTGTTTTCAGATAATTTAAACAATCATTTTGCTCCCACATTAACTGGTACTTATTTTTAAGTTTATGATATTCTGGAACAACTTGTGTCAAACTAGCAGCTTTACTTTCTTTTACTGTAATTAAACTCATGGGCATTTCAATACCATTCGTACTATTAATAACTACGCTACTACTTTCTACTGGTGCTATTGCCATTAATGTAGCATTACGAACTCCGTATTTTTTCATGTTTTCACGTAGTATTTCCCAATCTAATTCTGGAGTGAAACTAGCTAAATCATTCACACCCTTCGCTCTGCGTTCCCATGGGAAAATACCACGCCCATAAAAAGTCTTATCGCTATCTGAACATTTACCACGTTCTTTGGCCAATTCTACAGTAGCTTCAGTAAGATAATATGCCTGATGCTCCATCCAAGATTTTACTTCTTGTAATGAATCCTTCTGTCCATACTTTAGCCCACGTTTGGCATGCCAATACGCAAGATTTGTAACACCTATGCCAAGTGGTTGTATTTCATCATTACTTAACTTAGATTGTATAGATAAAAAGTCTTGGTAATCAAGTATATTACAAAGGCTACGCTGCAATACACGACAAGCCCTACGCATATCTTCGGGATTACGGAAAGCACCCCAGTTGATTGATCCCAATGTGCATAATGCGATACGGCCATTACTGTCATCCAAACGCTTAAAGGGCTTAGTAGGAAGTAAAATTTCACAACATAAATTTGACTGATAGATTGTGTGGTAATCAGGATCGAATGGTCCTTGATTCATTACGTTGTCAATGAATACAAGATAAATTCTACCTGTATCAGTACGCTCCTTTAATATACCACTCTTAAAAACTTCTTCGGCTGACATAGTTTTCTTACGCAAGCCTTTTTGTTTTTCATATTTTAAATATAATTCCTCAAACTTTTCTGTATTTGAATAGAATACTTCATATAGATCAGGTACTTCATTTGGATCGAAGAATGTTATATTTTCTTTGTTTTTGAATCTTCTCCAAAAGAAACTCGAAAGGACAACCCCATAATCCATATGTCGGACCCTGGTTTCTTCGGTTCCTTGATTGTTTTTAAGTACAATAAGATCATCAAACTGATGATGCCAAATAGGATAGAATACAGTAGCAC